AATGATAAAAAAACAAGAGACCGATATTGGATCAAATTACAAATTGATGAATTAGTAGAAGAAATAAAATTAAAATATGAGGAATATAAAAAATGAAAAAAAATAAAATAATTAAAAAAATAATCAAAAATGAAAATAAAGATGTATATGACATTGAAGTCGAAAATTCACATCATTATGTTTTAGAAAATGGAGTAATAAGCCATAATTCTGGCTTTATTTTTGCCGCATCAATCATTGTAAATATGAATAAATTAAAACTTAAAGAAGATGAGGAAGGTAATAAAACCAAAGAAGTTGCTGGTATTATTGCAAAAATTAAATGTGTTAAATCAAGGTTTTCAAAACCATTTGAAGAAATTAAAGTATCGATTCCTTTTGAACAAGGGCTTTCCAAATACAGTGGTTTACATGAGTTTATGGTAAATAAAGGTGTTTTGAAAAAATCAGGAAATCGTTGGTCTTATACTGATAAATCTGGAAAAGAACATGTTGAATATAAGAAAAATTTCAAACCAGAGTTTTATGAAATGTTGATTGATGAATGGACTGAAGATAAAACTGTACCCTTGGGTATTGATTTCTCTGATAAAGAATTGGATTATGACCCTGAAACTGGCGAAATTATTTAATTAAAATATTGATTATAAATAATTTTTTTGATAAGCAAAAAGCTGGTATTTTATTACCAGCTTTTTTAAAACGAGTAATATGAGCAAACATTTAAATAAAATAACTGCTGACCCAACAAATTATCAATATGTTCTTGATGCATATGATTATTATGATTCTGAATATGAATTATATAAAAAAGAATTAGATGTTCGTGGTCAAAAAATTATTGCAGCATCTTCAAGAATTCCACAATTAGCAGAAGCAGTGTGGGCAAGATATTCTGAAGCCGAAGCTATTATTGCATATATGGAAAAAATTGAAGGACAAATAATTCAAAAATGGCGAAAACATTATACTGAAAATTACAATCGCGATTTACAAGCAAACACTGTTGAAAAATATATAGTTAATGAACCAGAAGTTGTTGATTATTGTGAATTGGTTATTCGAATGAAAATGATTTCAAGTAAATGGAAAGGTTTATCTAAAGGTGTTGAAAATTTACATTTTCAATTAGGTCATATTACTGATTTAAGAAAACACGGTATTGAAGACGCAACAATTTAAAAAGGAAAAATTAATGAGTAGTGAAGCAGAATTTGTTATTGAACTTTGGGAGTCGGTTAGAGACCATGTTAAACATTCAAGTCGAGAAGAAGTTGCAACTGGTATTTTACAAGCCGTTTTAAATTATGGAATCGAATATGCAGATATTGCAAATATTGAAGATGATGAACAATTTTTAGGTGATATTTTAAAATCATTATGTGAAGATGAAATACAGGAAGAACATGAAGACGAATATTGAAATGAAAGATTATAACGAACGTCAAGGTGATTATATTGGAACATATAATGGAAGATTTTATCCGTTAGACCCTCGTTTAGAAGATATTGATATTGAAACGATTGCTCATGCTTTATCACATTTATGCAGATTTGGTGGTCATACAGTTGAGTTTTATTCTGTTGCACAACATTCTGTATTATGTGCTGAACAAGCACCTGATGAATATAAATTAGAAGCGTTATTGCATGATTCTACTGAAGCATATCTTGTTGATGTTCCAAGACCTATTAAGAGAATGTTGAAAGATTATATGGAAATTGAAAATCAAATATATAAATCAATTTCTGAAAAATTTAATATTCCAATTGATATGTCTCCAATTGTTAAAGAAATCGACAATCGTATTTTAACAACAGAAGCATCACAATTATTGAATAATAAAAAAGATGAATGGTGGAAATTACCACATTATGCAAAACCATATGATTTTAGGATTTATCCTGTTAGTCCAAAAGTCGCAAAAGAAATGTTTTTAAGTATGTTTAATACATTGAATATAAATAAATGAATGAGACTTCTTGAAATTAGTTTGGTTTTTTATTTTGGTGGATTTAATTTTGCACCTACAAGAGAACAAACAATAAAATATATGAAAGGTTGGTGTCCTTATTTTGCATTAGCGGTTCATGATGTTTTTGGTTATAGTATTTTTTTTTCTACACCAAATCATTTTTTAAATGTTCATGATAAAAAATATATAGATATTCGTGGAATAATGACAGAAAAACAAGTTTCTAATGGAATTATTTCTGAAAATTTTATTACGATATCTCGTCAAGAATTGATTGATGAAATTAACACTGGTGATTATAAATGTGGTTTTTTTAATAAAAAAGATTTGAATTCAGCAAAAAATCTTGTAAAAAAATTGATGAAATAAACTATTGACTTAACTTTTGAAATAATATATAAATAGAATCATGAACACTAAACGAAAATTTTTGCGCACTACATCCGAGGGATTTGAGGGATAATACCTTTTCAATCTCATTAAGATGTTGTGCGCCATAAACCCCTGAAATGGGGTTTTTTATTGTCTAAATTATGGGCTTATGGTCAGAGTGGTCGATTGGCAGGGTCTTTTAAACCCACGGAGTAATCCCGCGTTGGTTCGAATCCAACTAAGCCCTCCAATATTTTATCTTCAATACTTATTATAAAAATTATCTTCTATAAACGTTTCTAATTCAGATAAATCATCTGATTTGAATAATTCTGTATTTTGAAACATTACAATCCATTGATGGTTTTCATGTTTTAATTCACAATTATTCGCTTTTAATTCTTTTCTAATTAAAAATTCATATGCTTCATCTGATACATGGTCAATTTCACTAAGGGCATGTGAATTTTGATTTAATGCTGCAATTTGTATTTTTGTGCTTGGGAAATTTATATTTCTAATTAATCTTCCATCTTTTTGTACGGCTGCTAATTCAACGTCTTCTGATGGATGTTTGAATATCCAAAATGAATTTGGATTTAAATTAACTGCTTTAATTTTAAATTCATCGCTCAAATCATCAACATAATTATGTCCAAAAACATTAATTAATTCCATAGGTTGTTCTTTAATTACAACAAGTAAGATTTCTTCAGTTACAGACTTAACATATTTTAAATCTCGATAATCATTTTTTACCATTTTTAAATCAAATTGTTCTTGTGCTAATTTTTTTAATTTTTCTTTTGGATATTTTTTAGCAAGTTTTTGATAATCAATATTTTTCTTTTCTTTTGGAACAAATGAATTTTCAATTTTATGCCATTCTATTTCTTTTTTGCTTGTAATTAACGAATAATCAACTTTTGCATATTGATATGGTTTAATTGAAGAAATATTATAACTTACAATAACTTTTCCATCTGCTCTACCAGTGAAAATTAAACCGTTTATATTTTTATTTTTGAATTGATAAACTCGATGTGCATAAAGTGAAGTTGGAGCATTTTCAATTTCGGTTCCAGACGTATTTGTGATTTTGTCATAGGTTATGGCTTTTATTTGTTCTGGTTTAAAACCAAATTTATTCAATTGTTTTTCTATTTGCCAATCTTTGCCATAAACTGTTCTTGCAACATTTTCATCGAATATAAGATAATTATTCAAATTCACTTTATTTTTAATAATATATTCACCATAATTGGAAATCATGTAAGAATTTAATTGTGATTGTAAATCATAAGTCATATAAACACCAGGACCATATGTATCGCCTTTGCCAGCAATAAATCCAGATACTACAATTTCGTTGATATTATCTAAAGAATTAGTTCTATGATAACCAATAGCAAGATTGCCGAATACTTCTTCAAATATAATTTCTGAATATTTCATTGTATTGGTAAATTATTTTCTTTTTGGTATTTTCTTCTACCAAATTTTGATATTTTCAATTCTAAATATAATTCATTATTTTCAGCTAAAATATATCTAAAATTTTTATGATTTTCATCTTCAGAAAAATATGATTTTAAATCATCAATGTTTTTGATTTCTTTAAAAGAACTTCCTGGTGAACGTATATCATAAACTTTTATTTTATGACAAAGTGAAAGTAATTTACTCCATATTTTGAATGCGGAATCACTTAAAAATTTATCACTTTCTAAACCTATTGGTTTATTTTGGTCTTTTAAAACAAGTTCATATAAATCTGATGCATATGGTATTTGATTTTTGTAATTTGGATTTTTTCCAGAATAAATAACAATAGTTGATTGTGGTTTTATATCAAATTCTCCACCAACAATTATGTCGTCATCTTTTTTATACCAATAAAAAACAATAGAAATTCCTTGATATTTAAACCAACCATTTCCTAAATCATAAACGTTTTTTGGATTTTCTTTACAATATTGTTTTAAATTTAATAAAAACCCATAAAAAGAATCGTCTGATTGATTAAGACGTTTTGGCATTTCAAAAAGCCAAGATTCATTAAAAGCTTGGCGATAGTCGATTTGTTCCAAAAAATATGGTGATATTTCTTTAAGTTTCATATAAGTATTTATCTTGATTTTAAAAAAGTTTTGGTTAAAATAGATTTTATGAAATATGTATATGAACATAAACCAAAATTGAAATATCCTTATAGATTTGTTTATCCGCCAGTATTACGGCAGGGATATCATAATTTTGTTAAAGAAATTGAAAAACACGTTTGATATCCAGAAAGCCTGTACTTTCAAAAAAAGAAATCAAGAAAAATGACAAAATGTGGTTGGAAGAAAATCCACATTTGAAATCTCCTTGACAAATTCTTAATTTTGGGTTTACCTTGGGTTTTTAGTGAAAGGAAACTACAATGCGTCATTCATTGACTGTATTTGAAAATGATACTTTGGCTCAAGAATATGAAAACCATATTTCAAATGTTGCCAAAACATTTGTTTATGGAACTGGTTTCAAATGGGATGAATTGACTTATCAAGAACAATTCAAATTACGCATTCAAGCAGTTTGTGGCAAAAAACCAAAACAAAAAACAAATTTATTATCAGAAGCATCTATGGAAGATGTTTTGGAACGTGCTAAAGAATTAGCCAATGCTGGATTTCTTTTTGACGTTTTACCAGAAGAAGAACGGCATTCATTTATTGTTGAAGCTACATTCACATTTTCATGGTTATGTTGAAGGATTATAAGAATGCCAGAAACACTTACGTTCTATGTAATTAGAGCCAAAAAAAATTCACCACAATATAGAGGACAGAAATATTCACATGAAGATGTTTATGAATTTGCAAAAGGATGGTATGCATCTCGTGAATTTGTAAAGCCATTTAAAAATGTAAAGATTTTTTCAACAGAAGGTAAAGCAAAACAATATATGAAAAATTCAAGAACTTTAGGTATATTTTTGGATAGAGAAGAATATTTTGAAATCGTTCCTATAATTGTCAAGGAGCCAGAATAATGAATGATTTAAAACAACGTGCAGAAATATTTGTTCGAGATATTACCGATGAGTTAGTTGATAGTGTATCAAATAAAGTAATAAAAAGTTTTTCAAAAACAAAATCAAAATATAAAAAAGGCGATTTTGTTGCTTTTTATGAAGGTATGGGTGAAAGTTCATATGGAACTATTATTGGGCATTCTGCTAATCTTTATAAAATACAAGAATGGACACATGATGAAGTGAAGTATCCAAGTCATACTCGCCACGTGACTTCTTCTGATATGCGTGCTAAATGCACTGAAGCGGATGCTATGGAATATTATTTGATTAGAAGTGGACAAAAATAATCTGATATGCTAATTAAAAATTGTTGTCCCTGTAGCTCAGTAGGAATTAGAGTTACGGATTTCTAATCCGTCGGTCGTAGGTTCGAGTCCTACCAGGGACACCATTTAACGGAGAAATTTACGAACTCGCAAACATACCAGAATCTTTTTTAAAAGTATATTTCCGAATGCCACTGCTGAATGGAATTGTTCTGCACAATTCCATGAATTTTATTGTAAATCTGGAGAAAGTATTTCATATGCAGTTTCTCGTGTAAAATCAATATTAATAGAAAATGGTTTTATTGAAACAAAATAAAGATTTGACAAATTATATCAAAAGATACTATGTTATGGTATGAAAGACATTAAAGATACCATTTTTCTACCCAAAACGGATTATAAATTGCGTCCTGATTTTCTCAAATCAGAGCCAGAAATAATTTCTGAATGGAATAAAAAAGACATTTACAATTTAAGAAATGAAGGAAAAACAAAAATGTTTGTTCTTCATAGTGGACCGCCTTACGCCAATTTTTCCACGCACATTGGACATAGTTTCAATGTTTGTCGAAAATCAATAATAACAAATACACAATCAATGGCAGGAAAAAAAGTTAGTTTTATTCCTGGCTGGGATTGTCATGGCTTGCCGATTGAATGGGCGGTTGAAGAAAATTTTAGAAAATCTGGTAGAAATAAAAATGATATTTCAGTTGAAGAATTTAGAAAAGAATGTCGTGAATATGCTCAACATTGGGTAAATATTCAATCACAAGAATTTCAAAGACTTGGAATTTTTGCTGATTGGAAACAACCATATTTGACTCTATGGATTATGAAACAGAAGCAAAAATTGCTTCTGAAATCAGAAGTTTTTCACATAAGAATTTATATAGAGATTTTCGTCCTGTTTTCTGGAGTCCTGTTGAACAAACTTCTTTGGCAGAAGCGGAAGTTGAATATGTTGATAAAAAAAATCACATCAATTTATGTGAAATTTCCAGTATTTTCTTGTGGTTTTGAAAGACAAGAAGAATTTGAACCACATTTTCAATTACCACCAAATACATCATTAATCGCATGGACCACTACACCTTGGACTTTACCTACAAATAAAGCATTGGCTATCAATGAAAATATTGAATATGCTTTATTTTCTGTAACAGAAACATCAGGGTTTAGTGCCACTCTTGGTGGTATGAAAAAAGGCGAACGTTTTATTATAGCATCTAATCTTTTAGATGATTTTTGTAAAAATGCTGAAATAAAAGCATCAATACTTTATATCATTCAATCTGATTATATGAAAAAAATAGTTTGTAAAAATATATTTAGTGATGAAATTCCTGTTTTACATGGTGATTTTGTTACTGCTGAAACAGGCACAGGTATTGTTCACATTGCACCATCACATGGTTTAGATGATTTCTATCTATGTAAGAAAAATAAGATTTCATTAACAGATTATGTTTTAAAAGATGGAACATATAAATCTGATTTACCAGTGTTCGGTGGTATGCATATTTATAAGGCTCTACAAGCGGTTTTAAAGGCTTTGGGAGATAATGAGATTTTGGTATGCACCAAAGATATGACCCATTCTACGGCTGTCTCATGGCGTTCTAAAGCCCCATTAATCTATCTTGCTACACCGCAATGGTTTATTAATATGTCAGCCACAGATAATGATGGTATGACCATTCGTGAACGTAGTTTGAAATCTTTGGATGATGTTAAATTCATCCCAGATATTTCAAGAAATCGTTTAACAGCAATGGTTCAATCAAGACCTGATTGGTGTATTTCAAGACAACGCACTTGGGGTGTTCCGATTACTTTGTTTGTTCATAAGCAAACTGGTGAAATATTGCGTGATTGTGATGTTGATGGCGCAATTGACGATTATATTCAAAAATTTGGTGCTGATATTTGGTTTAAGGAAAATGCAGATTATTTTTTAAATGCTTATGGTGTATCTGAATATAATCCTGATGATTATGAAATGATTATGGATATTGTAGATGTTTGGTTTGAATCGGGATGTTCTTTTGCATATGTTTTAGAATCTCGTGGATTGCCAAAAGCTGATGTTTATCTTGAAGGTTCGGACCAACATCGTGGTTGGTTCCAGGCGTCTTTGATTGAGTCATGTGGATATTCAAAATCAGATTATCATAAGCGTGGTTCTGCGCCATTTAAAACATTGATTACTGATGGTTTTGTTTTGGACAAACATGGTAAGAAAATGTCTAAATCGGATGGTAATGTAATTCCTCCTGAAAAAATAATCAGTGAATTTGGTGCTGATGTTTTGCGTCTTTGGGTTGCGACATGTGATGCGACTGAAGATGTGAAAATTGGTGATGACGTAATGAAACAGCAAGCGGAGATGTATAAAAAATTTAGAAACACATTGCGGTATTTGCTTGGGTCATTATGTGAAAATCCGATTGAAACTTTTGATGAAATCAAAAAACGATATGATTTCAAAATTGGTAATAAAGTTTGGTTGGAACATTATATTTTATTGCGTATGGATGCCATTAATAAAATGGTTTTGGCTGCTGTTGAAAATCATGATTGGAAAAAAGTTGTATTAGAAATATACAATTTTTGTTTGAATGATTTATCAATGTATTTTGATGCGAGAAAAGATGTTCTTTATTGTGGTGGTTTTACAAATACACCAAATAGAGTATTTGCTTTAGATACTTATGTTTTAATTTTTCATCATTTGGTTCGTTGGTTAGCACCAGTGATACCATTTGCAACAGAAGAAGCATGGCAATCTGCTTTTGGAAAAGAAACATCTGTTCATTGTCAAACATTTGATATAGTGGAGTTTGATTTTGGTTTGACGGATGTTGAAAAATATTTTGAATTTCCTGAATTTTTGCAAAATATTAAATCTATCAGAGTAGAAGTTATGAAACAATTGGAAGATTTGCGTTCTAAAAAACAGATAAATTCTGCTTTAGAAAGACATGTAATTGTACCATCTGAGTATTATTTCCTTGGTTTTAATCGTTGGGTTTTTAAAGATTGGGAAAATTTATTTGGTGTTGCTGGTGCTACGATACGCCAAAAACCTGGACAAACTTTTAAACTTGTAAACCATTTTCAACAAAAATGCGAAAGATGTTGGAAACATAATGTGTTTGGAACTTTATCGCATGATGATACATCAAAAAAATTATGCGATAGATGTAAAACTTATGTAGAGGAAAGTTAAAATGTTGCATGCGTTTTTGGTTTATTATTTGGTTTGTGCTTTTTTCATCTCGTTGGTTTATGTGAATTTTAGTTTTGGTTTGGACTGGATGAACGTAGATCGACTTACATCAAATGAAAAACTTGCGGTAAAAACAACCGTTGTCATTTTTAGTTCTATTTTTTTTATATTATTTGCTTTATATCAAATTGGTTTTTTTGTTAAAAGGTTGTATGATGGCTATAAATCTTTGTTGTTTGGAAAATAAATGAATCCTATAAAATTCATAGATTATATGATTTTGGAACAAATATTCCAAAGAATAGTTAATGTGTCTCATATGCATCCATATGATTTATGTAAATGGGCTTATAAATTTGCTATTATTGCTTCCATGGCAAATGTTGTAATACATCAAAAAGAATGGTTGAATTATCTTCCTTTGGTATTAATGTGGGTATTTTTTAGTTATAATAATAAACCGACTGGTATTGGGAAAAACGGATTGAATGGTATGAAAGTTTTTCCAATGGCTATATTTTCAAGAGTTTTTATGTTAGTTTTGGTTATTTTTTTATTAATCTCTTCACATTTTAATTCTGCATTTTTTCCAAATTTCTTTCAAATGTGCGCTATGTTTTTTGGTAGCTGTGATGCACCACCACCGCCAGAAAAGAAAAAGAAAATGGTTTTTGCCTATGGAAACGGTTTATGAAAACAATAATTCATGTCAATCGCGGATTGATTGATTCAAATAGAAAAAACAAAACCACCAAACCAGTTCTTTCTGTAAAATCAGGAAAAGAAAATATTTATTGTAATAAAGTAGATATTTTTGATATACAGCCTTGGTCATGAAGTTTATTATTTTCGTGACTCAACTGACGCCTCACTCTTCAAACTTATTCACTCTTAAAGGAAACACACAAATGACCGTATTAGCACTCGAACCAAAATTCACTGACCGCAAAGGCTATAATGCTTGGCGCGCAGAATGGAAAATTCTCTACAAAGAAATTTCCAAAAATATCCGTAAAGAAAAACTTGATACCAAAAATGCCCAAAAAGCAGGATTGGATAATGCGTCTTCTATGCAATCAAATCTCACTTATTCTCGTGCGATTGCATTTAAAGCAATGTCTTTGCTTACCGAAGCAAAACTTCGTATGAAAAGATTATATGCAATGGAAAAACAATTGAAAGAACAAATGGATAAATTCCCTTTATCCATTGCTCATTGCAAAATAATTGATTTCCATTTCAACAAAGGGCATCTTGAATTTTCGCAATTGCCTATGTGGATTCTCAAAACGGCTGGTCAAATGTATTATATCAATCATTTCGAAGCCGATGGTGTTTCATGGTCAACTCGCGAATTACCCGATGGAAAAACAAAAGGTATGTTGCGATTCAAGAATTGCGCTCTTTATATCGATAAAGACGGTAATGCTTCTGTCGGAACAGCACAAAAAGAAAAACCAGAAACTTTACCAATTCCCGAAGAAAAACAGGAATTGGATAACGCTGCCTAAAATAATGTTTGTTCAAGAGGAAATAATTAAAAAATTCCTCTTGACAAATAATTTTTGAAATGTTTTATGAAACAGGAGATTATAAAATGAGAAACCAAACCAAAATTGTCATTAATTCTGATGGTGTGAAAGCATTGTTTCAACATGACCCAGAAGGTACTGTTGAATTGGCGCAATATGCTGCTTCACAAGTTGCACATGAATTGGCGAATAAAATAACCAAAGAAAAAATTGAAGCCAAAATCAGTACCATGATGAACTCATTGGCTACTGACGGCTCCAATTATTTTAATCCAAGATTGAGTGAACAAACTCACAAATTGTTGGATAAAGCAGTTCAAGAAAAAGTTGCATCCAAAATCAATATGACCGTTGATAGTGTTCAATATAAAGAAATGAGTGCCATGTTGACTCAGATGTTTGCAGCGCAAGAAAAACAATTTCTTGATGGATTATCTGTGAAAATTGATGATTTGATTCGTCAACGTTTTGCTGCTGCTTTTGCGATGGAGAGATAAAATGTTATATCGTATATATTACCAAATTGGTAGATATGGTTATCCTCATGGCAATGATTCAAGATACATGTGTTCATTTTTTAATGATGCGGAAATTCATTTTCTCGAAGCAGAAACAATTGCAGAATTAAAAAAAGAAATGGATAAGTTCACTTCGGAATTTGCATATATAACTGCAAACACCAAAGATAATGAACGTTATCTTGGAACTCGTGGATTAAAAGACCTTGAAAAAATAATGAAAAGTGATGAATTTGAAAGAGAAATTTTTAAATTCATCACACCAATTATGGAATATCACGAAAACCATAATGTAGATAATTATTCCGAAGTTTACGAACATATATTGTTTCGTAAATTTAAAGAGGTTTATTGTGAAATTTGCGATAAAATGAAAAAAAACATCTTGGATGTTCACGTCCAAAAACAAGCTGCGTTGGAAAAGAAAAAAGAAGACCCTGAATATCAAAAATATTTGGAATTGCAGAGAAAATTCACTGCATAAATAACTTTATGCAAAAATATTTTGATAAACTCACCAGTGATTTGGAGCATCTTATTGAGAAATCACATGCTCCATGGGAATCTCCAAATCCTAAAAAGAAACATTCTCATTTAACACCACAACAAAAATCACAAGCTAAAGCGCGTGCTAAAAAAGCTGGCAGACCATATCCAAATCTGGTGGATAATATGGCTGTTATGAAAAAATGAAACAACCATTTGATAAACAAAAAGTAATTGATGTTATCACCAAATGTCAAAAACATTTTAATGAAGGACGTTTATTTTATGGTAATTGTGGCACTTTTGCTATTGCTCTTTCAAAATGGTTATCAGAAACATTTGAAGGGAATTTTGGATTAATGGCACCTATTGTTGTTTTTGATAATGATTTAAAGAATGGTGATGAAGTTAATTTATCTGATAATTTTGTTGAGTTTAATCATGTGTTTTCTGTTGCAGATATTGCAGGAAAATATATACTTTTTGATGGTTCAGGTGAAGTTTCAAAACCGGAATTAAAATATTGGTATAAAGATACTTTAAAATGGTATAAAGAATGTGGTTTTGATTGGGGTCCAGGTAGAGCAAAAATTGTTAATGCGTTTGGAAATATAAGTAGTGGTGAAGCAATATGGGCAGTTGAACAAGGTACTGACCCAACAACAGATACAGAAGATTTTTACGATTTTATAAAAAATATAAATAATGTTTTAGAATGTGAGAATAAAATGTCTGATTATCCTACAATGCGCGAATTGATTGCACATCTTAATGAAGCTTCAAAACATATTGAAGTAGATACCATCACCGCACCATCAGTATGGGCATCTTATTTGGTTAATGGTGATGCTTCTGGTTTAGATGAAGAAGAAAAACAATTAGCTGATGAGTGGATTGCAAATCATTATCCATGGTCTGTCGTATCAACAGAAGGTGAGCCTTATTTCACATGGCATTATAAACTTCATGGTGGTAATGCAGAAGGCGGCGAAGTTCAAGATTATGTGGTGCATAAAACTTAATAATGTTTTTTATTGATCTTTCGATTGCATTAAGCGCTTGACGTTTTAGTTCTTCTGTTGGATTTTGATTCTGTAATCCATGATAGTTAAAATCTAAATTTTGTATATCTGAAAAATATATTAATTTAAACAAAACCAAATCTTCTTTTTTTTCAAAATATATTTTCATATCTGTAATAGATTTAATCAATTCATTATCTTTTAAAAAATGTATTAAATAATAATTTTGATAAATTTCATCATTTTGATAATTGTGAAGAAATACATTATTAAAATTTGGAACAACTTCAATAAAATATTCAGTTATCATTATGATTTTGCTTTTTGTATTTTTCAAATCTAAAAAATGTAATAATTTAAATAAAACCATATCAGTTTTATTTTTAAAATATATTTTTTCTTTTTCAATACAATAAACTAATTCATTATCAGAAAAGAATTGTTTTAAATAAGCGTCAAGATATTCGTGTGTAAATCCAGCACGTTCCAATTCCAATATGTGTTTTGGAATATCAATGAAATATTGACTATTATTTTTTGGCGTCATAATATTCATTATGACCATAAAAGATGAAATTATTCAAGTGAAAACGCTTTTGAAAGATGAAAAACGTTGGATAAAGGGAACTTTAAAATGAAGGTAGAAAGTTTTAATCCTTACTTTCCTAGAAACGGTGAACCGTTGCATATGGGACTAGGTATTCAAAGTATGGCTCAATGCTATGAATTGCATCAAAGATTAGACGAAGCTTTTTCCAAATTAAGTGCTTTACAACAGGGGTATGGTATTGATGGGACTATGGGAATACAATCATCAGATGAAGAATATAGTGAAGCTATTGAAATGCGAAGTGAAATAGAGTTTATCGCTGTAAGTATTTACACCGCTTTGACAGGTGTAAAAACCCCTAGAATTAAATGATATTTAAGAATTTTATAACAATGGTAATTTAGTTTCCTGAACAATTTTAATTCTTTCATTGATAAATTTCATAATGTCATTTCGTTCTAAAACAGATAAAGTCCATGCTTCTTCCCTAGATATACCCCCGCGAAGGTGCCAGCAGATGTTAAGAATCTGCTTCCTTAATTCAGTTTGTTCCTCTTTAAATTCCCTCAAAAATTCAGTTAGCTCTTGACGAGAGGTTATTTTCAAGAGCCTGCGTCGAAAAAACTTGTGGGGTCAATCTCCATGTTGCTATCCCATTCATGTTTGCAATTATCACAAACAATATGTAATTTTTTATCAATGCCATGATTGTTCATATCTTTAACACGATTATCAATCATCTCATACCAAGCTTTTGATATGTTCTTTAAAAAATCTTTGATTTCTTTTTTATCAGATACAACACCTTCTGGAACAACAATATGTAAAATACAATTGACTAAAATATCCAAAGTCAAATCTGATATTTTCTTCATTGTATCATTCATTTTTTCAGTTTTTATTTTTCTACCTTCTTCATCATCCGCAATACTTGCTTGCATATTTTGTAATTCTCTCATTTCGTCAAATGATAAAAATGCAATTTCAGAAGCATCTTTTAAAGTATAAGGTTTTACATAAACTAAAATTTGTTCCGATAATTTAACACAATTGTCTTCATTAACATATGTCATCGTTCCCAAAATACTTGGCAAATCACAAATATAATCATATTGAGATTTACAAGAAGGACATTCAACATCCAATGGCATTTTTTCACCATATGTAGCAGCACGAATACCAATCAATAAAGTATCAACATCAGGCATACTAATTTCTCTAGGATTCCCAATACAAGGAATACAAGATTCAAATAATTTTTCCAACGCCAATCCACTCATCAATGCATCTGGGTTTTTCAATAACATCTCATCAGATGCTTTCATTGGATATATCGGAATCTCATTGTTCATAGTTGGTTTAAAATCAGTTAGAAATTTACCCTTAGTCGGAACAATAACATGCAAACCAGGAATACGATAATATCCACTTAATTTGGATTTTCCTATTGCACTTGCCGAAAAAAATTCAGATTCATCAAAATCATTCATGTAATAATATCCCTATATAATTGTATTTATTTATCCAATTAAAACCATTTATTATTAATCATATAAATATTTGATATAAAGGAATATCTATGGCTATTGATGATGCACAATTTGAACAGAAATTTGATGACTTATTAAAGTTATTGACCACCTATGTAAAAAATACAGACCCAACAAGTTATAAAAACAGAACAGCCCAAATACGTAAGGGAAATGTTTATTCTGGAAAAGATAATTCATCTTTAGAAAACGATAAAAGAAATAAATTATCTGGTTCACATGATAAATTAAAACGCACCACAGATGTTCTTACTGACCATTTCACAAAATTAGGTAGTGGTAGTGATAGATTATATGAAACGTTTAAACACATTGCTGAATTTGCAGTATTGGGTAAAACATTTACTACGTTAATTGATGGTGGTATTAATTTAGGAAAAACTTATAATAAATTATCAAGCATTGGACAAACTTTTGGTGGTTCAATGATTAATATGGCATTGCAAGCAGCACAAGCTGGTGTGCCATTACAGATGTTTTCTGAGTTATTACAAAGACAAGCAACAGTATCAGCAGTTATGTCTGCAAATAGCCAAGATGGTGCTGATAATATTGGAATATTTGCAAAAGGTATTAGAGATAATCTAAAACAATTTGGGTTCTATGGTATGAACATAGAACAATTAAATGATTTAACAGCAGATTATGCAGAAACATTAAGAAAACAAAATTTATTAACTACAGCAAATACAAAAGTTAATCAACAATCTATTGTTCAATTTGCAAAAGATTTGGCTGATTTTTCTGCTGTAACTGGTAAATCGAAAGAAGAAATTCAAAGTGCTACAAATGGTGCACTTGGTGATGTTTCCATTCAATCTTTAAATCTATCACCACAGCAAATGCAACAAATCACTCAAGCAACTGCTGGGTTAGCATCATTGCCTGGAGATACTGGCACACAATTAAGTAAAGCTTTGGTTCAAACAATTGGTTATGGTGGTGTTCAATTTTCTGATTTGGGTAAAGAATTATATAGTGGTGGTATGGGAGATGTTGCGGGAATTTTGCAAAATTATGCAGATAAAGTGCAATCTGGAACAGCAACTAAAAATGATTTAGCAACTCTTGTAAAAACACTTCAAGATGAAGGTATTTCAAAAGAAGATTTTATCAATCTTCAAGCAAAAGCTGGTAATGCTGATGTTGCACAATTAGGAACATTGTTATTTAATTTACGAGGAATTAATCCAGATAAATTTTCACAAGATAATGTCAATGAAGATAATCTAACTAAATTCTTTAATACTCTTGAAAATACAATTAATTCATTAACAACAGCATTTGACAAAGGGTTTTTTGGAACTCTTACAAAAATAAATTCAGCATTTGGAAATGCTGGTGATACAATTACAAATACATTAGCGCCTGCATTCCAATCTCTTGGTGATTTGGCAGGAAATATTATCACAACATTATTAAGTCCTGAATCAATTAAAATATATTCTGATTTTTTTAAAGGTATGGGAACATTAATTAAAAATACTTTTACTCAAGATAATATTAAGAAATTCTCAGATGGATTCCAATATTTGTTTGCAGAAGTATTAAAATTGGTAGGATGGGTATTAAACCATCCAAAAGAATCTATTGCAGTTGGTGTTGGAACGGCACTATTAGCTAAACTTGGAGCCGTAGCATTAATGAATGTGTTTGCAGGCGTTGTGAATATTGGTGGTAAAGGAATTGCAGGATTAGTTGGATTGCTTGGTAAATTAATTCCATCTTCTATGAAAAATGCCGTAACAAGTGGTTTAACAATAGCCAAAGAAACAATTAAAAATATTCCATCCAAATTATGGAGCGGCACAAAAACTGGTATTGAAAAAGGCGCAAGTGGTATCTGGAACGGCACGAAAGCAGGCGCAAAAGCCCTTGGAAGGCTTGCTCCAGAGTTAGGACCAGAAGGTGAAGCATTTGGTGCAGGAGAATTAATAGACCCGCTAGGAGGCGGTTTGGTGGCTGCTGCTGGCTTAGGATTAGCTGGTTTAATCAGCGCCGCGCCATCAGTTAAAGATTTGGGAAATACTGGTTCTAGATTTACCCAAGGACGTGGCGTTAATCCTGATATGAATTATTATCAAAAAATGTATAATGATACAATTACTGAAATATCAAAAGATAAACAGGAAGATAAAACCGCCACAGGTCAAAAACATCTTGAATTGTTGAAACAAATTGCGATGTTGACTGAAGAACAGTTGAAATTACAAAAAGCCCTTGGTATTCAAACAATTACCCAACAACAAAAAACTACTAAATCAACACAACAAGTGCAAAAAGCTGTTGTTCGTGCTGGGACTTAAAAAATAGCTCCAAAAATTTTGACAATAATTGTACAAATTATAACAACGCCAATATATTGGAGAAATGTCAAATTACCATTACCAGTGCCAAAATCAAACCAGTCATAAAATGCTACAAGAGTATGAAATGGATTGCTAAAAACAAAACCATCAACATAATAATAACAAGATACCAACCCAAGCATAACAACATTGAAAAAGATTTTGAAACGCAAAATCAAATCAACAATGTGTCTTGCAAGAATGAATATCCAGGTGAATGTCAAACCAATACCACTCTTCAACATTCCAGCACCATAACCAAACGCAATGGTGTTCAACGTTGAAGGTAATATCGCATTCAAAACAACCAAAGATATTTCATAAATTACTTGTGCAAAAATCAATAGCAAAAGTAATGGCAAAAACATAACCGCCATTACAACTGCAATCGGTGCACAAAATATCAAGAAATTTTTGGTTCGAGTTTCCATAAAATTATATTAACATAATTCCTCTATTTGTCAAGATGTTTTTACAGGTTTGGTGATAGCTTCCGTTACAGCAAATTTAAATGCTGATGCGCCATGAAAATCTCCGCGTTTAATCATTGCTGTATATTGCTGACGAATTGGCAACATGATTTTTTCAATTTCAGTCATTTTATCAGCATTTTTTTCAAGAGATAAACGCTTGTAAATATGATTTGCTTCATAATCCAAAGCTTCAAGACGCATTTTATCTTCACCGTTTTTCCAAACAGAAACAAAACTCACATCGTCTAATCCTCGAACCTTGCTATCAGAAAATGTTGCCCCACGATAAACACCACCAACCACGCGGTCGCGATTACGTTTATATGGATAAAGCTGTTCATTGGTTGAAATCGTGCCATCTTCTTTTATTTGAATAATGGCAACAAAACGTTCCTTGTTGGAAACACGTAAACCACCATAAACAAAATCTTTTGCAACAAAATTTTCTTCAGACATGATTAACTCCATAATTTTTTGGAAATTTAGTTGGACCTTGATAACATTCATCTGGTTCAGAATGAGTTCCATAACAAGGAACAAATCCAAGCGGAACATCATGGTTTTTATCTGTGCGGCGGGAAATCCCACGCCTCTTTAGGGCGTGTGGGATGAAAGCCGCCCATCAGCCCTGATTTTCTATGTAATGGCGAATTATATCTTGGCTCGCATTTCCGACTACTGAACAAGCAAAATAACTTGGCGACCAAAATATATGCTCTTTCCAAAATTGCTTTTTCAACAAAGCTGGATGGTTTTTCCATAAGTCGTGCGTTGTCTGTCCCTTCAAACGAGCAACTATAGAACTGATAGATATATGAGGCGCATACGAAATCAACAGATGAATGTGATCCTTGTCAACCTCTATGGTATCTATATCAAAATCACTCACTGAGGCGATATCCATCATTTTCTGCTTCACTTCGTTTCCATATCTAACAAGCAAAGGCTTTCTGTATTTCACCACAAAAATGAAATGAGCCATAAGCAAATATTTTGCTCGCCCATTCGACATATATTCACGCATAGTTATTTACACTCCGTATCGACATGTTGCATAAATATGAATATGCACAAGGCATTCAAATATCGTCTCAAACCAACTGAAAAACAAGTTGCCGATCTTAAACAGATCGGTGGTGGTTGTCGCTGGTTGTGGAATACAATGCTTGCTGCAAATCAAGCAAAATATGCCGACGAAAAAAAGTTCATATTTAAACATGAGATGATTGTTTCACTTCCACAATTGAAGAAAGATCATCCATGGCTTGCTGATCTACCAAGCCAATCCCTACAACAAAGATGTTGGGATTTGGATACAGCAATGAAAAGATGTTTCAAATCTGGTTTTGGATTTCCTCGTTTCAAAAGAAAGGAAGACGAAAACGACACCTTCCGCATCCCTCAAACCAACGGACACATTCAGCTAAGCAAAAACGCCATCAAACTTCCAAAACTCGGCTGGATTAAATGGAAACAACATCGCCCAACAGAAGGTAGATTGATGTCCATTACCGTCAAACAAGAGGGCGTTCACTGGTATGTAGTATGTCTGTGTGAATTACCTGATATTGAACCCATCACCGACACCACCGAGGAAGACATATGCGGTATTGATGTAGGATTAAAGACTTTTGCTGTAACCAGTGATGGTGAAATGTTTGATGCGTTTAAGTTATCATTGAAGCGATTGAAATCAGCACAGCGTAAATTGTCTCGAATTGATCTGTTGAACAAGAAAAATCAGATTAAGAAGTCGAATAGAAGGAAGAAGCAAAAACAAAAACTAAGAAAATTACATGCTCATGTAAAAAATCAACGATATGACTTCCATCACAAAACGAGTCGGCAGATAGCCAATGCTTATTCGTTTGTTGGAATGGAAGATTTGAACATCAAAGGAATGATGAAAAACCATTGTCTTGCGGATGCGATTGCAAAGCAAGGATGGAGCCAGTTCCGTTCGATGATTGAATACAAACTTGCATCGAAGGGCGGCAAGTTGTTGTTGGTTGATCGGTTCTATCCGAGTTCAAAGACGTGTTCAAACTGTGGACACAAACAAGATATGCCGTTGGATAAGCGGGTGTATGAATGTGGATCGTGTGGAATGGTTATGGACAGGGATGCAAATGCAGCCATGAACTTGAAAAAATGGGCAGTGAATGAGATCAATAGGGCGGGAACCGTCCGAATATACGCACGGGGAGATTCCTCTAATGGGCAGTTGGGCATGTCTGATTGTAGTTACGAGTCGATGAATCGTGAAAAAATCCAAGTCAATGATTTGGAAGCCCACGCCTCTTTAGGGCGTGGGTAGTTCACCCAACAAAATTGGCATGAACAATGCGCGTTCATAAATGTCTCTTGCAAGAATATGCAAATCATTAATTTTCACACTGCTTTCCATATCTTTTTCATTTAATGAAATTTTTTCAAACGGAACAAATAATGGTTTCACATTACATATAATACCTTCTTCATATTCCATGCAAGACGCCATTTTACTCGCCATTTCTCGATTTTTGTAAAGAATTGGTTCAAGACTCAAATCAATCTCGCTACCATTTATATAATTTTCAAATTCAAGATAAAACATCACATTTTCCCATCACCAAAAGAAGTGTTCCAATCCGCATCACCATAACCGCCCGCCGCCAAATCAGCTTGCGACATTTGAAATGACCCATCTTTATTCATACCGCGATTTTCATCACGATTTGGACCATAATAACCAGTCCGTTGCGTTTGCTTGATTGCCTTGCATGATTTCGAACAATACTTGCCCCAACCACGCTTGATATCAGCAATCCGAGCACGAAATGGTGTGCCACAGCATTTGCACGTAACTTCTTTCGATTTTCCACGAACTGACATTTTACCATTCCAAAGTTAAATTATACCGCGCAATTTTCAAATCATCTTCTGCAATCATCAAAGCATTTTGTGCCCTATCGAATGCTTCTTTTGCCATGATAACACGTTTAACACATTGCTCAATTTTGATTTGTGCTTTTTTGATTCGCTTTTGTTTGATTTTATCTGATAAAGTCATCATTTTAAACCTTCATATTTTCTGGCAAATAATGTTCAACGTTATTCTTAATTCTTTTGGAATTAGAATCATCAATCTTCAAAACCACAGATTCAATAAATGAGGCTTGATATTCAACAACAGTAACAAATTGCAAATCAAATCAAATGTTTCTTCTTCACAATCCAAAACAACTTCAACAGAAGACAATTTTTCAGCAGGAACCTCCGCTTTGATTTTTGCAACCAAAGATTCCAAATCCACCAAAGTATAGACACAATTTGTATCGCCCTGTTTAGTTTCAAAAATTGTCCTCATAATAATATTCCATGTATGTGTGTCATATTCAAAATAACATAGTTTTTTATTTTGTCAACCAAAATTTATGTAAATAAATAATGCAATAATAATTAAATTAGTTTATTATTAATAAATAAAAATAAGAATAAACAAAGGTTTTATATAAATGAGTTGGAAAAAATTTTTTAGAAGTGCCAATTTGCCCACATCTACAACAAATCCTGTGTCTCAAGGTGGTATGGCGGGAACATCTGCAAAATATTCAAGTTATTTACCAGAAGTATATGCAGGGCATCCAAATAGAATTCAAAGATATTATCAATATGACGATATGGATAGAGATTCTGATATTAATGCTGCTTTGGATACTATTGCTGATTTTTGCACGCAATCAGAAGAACAATCTGACCAACCATTTGAAATAAAATATAATGGTAAAGTAACAGAAACCGAAGTAAAACTTATCAATGAATATATTGAAAAATGGATTAAATTAAATACCTTTCGCCAAAAATTATGGCAAATGTTCAGAAATACCATCAAAAATGGTGACCAATTATTCCTAAGAGACCCAGAAACATTAGAATGGTTATGGGTCGATTCATTCATGGTGGAAATGGTAAAAGTTGATGATTCTGGTAGTAAAAAACCAGAAGAATATGTCATCAGAGGATTAGATTTAAATCGACAAGCAAAATTCGCAACAATCACTGCTGACCCTCAACAATATCGTACACCATTTGGTGCAGCAAACGCTTATGGTGGACGCCCTGCCGTTGTTCCTGCTTCAAGCGGTCCAGTTGCATTTTCATTGGCTGGTTCCAATGCAGACCCAAGAGGAAGACAAGCAGCACAAACAATGCAAAACCAAATGTTTGTTGTTGATGCAAAACATATGGTGCATTTATCTTTGTCCGTTGGTATGGACATTAATTTTCCGTTTGGTCAAAGCGTATTAGAACCAATATTCAAAACATTTAAACAAAAAGAATTATTGGAAGATGCTATTTTAATTTATCGCGTGCAACGTGCGCCAGAAAGAAGAGTTTTTTATATTGACGTTGGAGCAATGCCACCCGTAAAAGCTAAAGCACATTTAGAAACTGTAAAAAATGAAATTCATTCCAGGTACATACCAAATAGGTCGGGTGGTGGAAATTCACGCCTTGATGCCAGTTACAACGCAATGAGTATGGTGGAGGATTATTTTTTCGCTTGTCTTTCTCTAAATACCAAAATTGATTTATTAGATGGTAGAAAATTATCTTTAAATGATTTAATTGAGGAATATAAAAATGGCAAAGAAAATTGGATATATTCTTTAAACACAAAAACTCATGAAATGGAACCAGGAAAAATTTCTTGGGCTGGAATTACAAGAAAAAATGCAGAAATTTTAAGAGTTACATTAGATAATGGTGAATATATTGATTGCACTCCAGACCATAAATTTATATTGAGAGATGGTTCTGAATTAGAAGCAGAAAAATTGGTTACTGGGCAATCATTAATGCCTTTATATTTGTTTCAATTTAATTCTGGAAAAAATCAAAAAAAGAAACAATATGTAAGATATTTATGCAATAAAACAAATAAGAAAAAATTTGTTCATGAAATATCAAAAAAACCAATTGATAAAAATATTGTATGTCATCATAAGAATTTAAATTCTATGGATAATACACCATCTAATTTAGAAATTATGGATGCACAAGAACATATTGAATTGCATAAAAAACTCGGAAGTTATTCTTTGGGTGTGAGTTGGAAAGACCCTGTTAAAAGACAAAATCTTCTTAACGGAATGAGAAATTTATACGATAATATGTCTGATGAAGATAAAGTAAAATTAGCAGAAAGAAACAGACAAAGTAATATAAGAGCATGGCAAAATTTTGATGATGAAAAAAGAAAAAAATCTGTAAATCACATTAATAAAATTAGAGAACAGTCAAATAAAGAAAGAACATTACAATATTCAGAAAATATGTTCAAACGCTTGGTTGAATTATATGATAATGGTTATGATAGTATTTCTAAATTAATTCCCGTTTTAAAAAATGATGAAATTTTTCAATTTGAATTTAAAAAAGCCAATGAAAATACAAAAACATATAAACATAATACAAAAATAGGTTCATATATTGGAGACAAAACTTTAAATAAAACTGTTGAAATTGCTGGTTATAATTCTTGGGATGAGTTTAAAAAATCTTATAAGAAAAATCATAAAGTGGTTTCTGTAGAATTACTTCCATACATTGAAGACACTGGTGATTTAACAATTGAAAGTGAATCAAATAGCCACGTTTTTGCATTATCAAGTGGTGTATATGTTCATAATTGCGGTAATGAGGGAAGAGGTTCAAAAGTTGACGTTCTTCCTGGTGGAGAGTGTTTATCTTTAGATACAATGATACCATTATTAGATGGAAGAAATTTATCACTTTCTGAAATTATTAAAGAACATGAAAACGGTAAACAATTATGGGCGTATTCATGTGACCCAATTACTGGAAAAATAGTTCCTGGTATGATTAATTGGGCTGGCATAACAAGAAAAAATGCAGAAGTTTTGAAAATTACTTTGGATAATGGTGAAACTATCACAGTGACACCTGACCATAATTTTCCAGTTCAAGGAAAAGGCAAAACAGAAGCAAGAAATATTCAAATTGGCGATTCTTTATTTCCTTTTGAAACAAAAAAACAAGAAATAAAAAAAGGAAGAACAAAAGATTATATGATGGTTTTTGATAACCAATCAAAAAAATGGTTATATGTTCATCGTTTAGTTGCAAAATATTTTAAAAATAGTGATATGGAAAATATTATGATAAACGATGAAAAGTATAGAGATGAACCAAGAACATGTGTTCATCATAAAAACTTTAATCGTTTTGATAACAATCCATCTAATTTGTATTGGATGAATTATAAAGACCATTATGAATATCATTCTAAAACCATTAATGAAAATTTTAAAGATAATATCAGAGAAGGGGTGATGAATTATTGGAAAAATTTATCAGATGAAGAAAGAATTGATATTGCAGAAAAAACAAGTTTAAGAAGCAAAGAGGCTTGGAATAAAAAATCGGAACAAGAAAAATTAGAGTTTTGGGAATCTCGCCGCGAAAGTTTCTTAAATGGTAGAATTGATAAACATATTGAACGTTTTATGTCTGATAAAGAATATCATGATGAGTTAGTTGCGCGTAGAACAGAAGGTGTTAAAAAATCGTATACACCAGAGCGTAGAGAACGTTATTCTGATTTATTTAAGGAAAGAATAAAAACTGAAGCTTTTGTTAACCAAGCAAAAAATCAAAAACTTATGTTTGATGATGAAATTTTCACAAAAATTATTTCGTTGTGTGATAAAAAAACTTTAACAATGGAACAATTGATTGAAAAAGCAAACAAAAATAAAGAAATAATGGATTTAATTATTGAACAAAATAAAAATACTACTGCCAAAAATTTAGATATTAATAATTTTGTTTTATATCAAAGACATTTTCGTCAAATGTTAGAAGAACGAAATTTGTCTTGGGGTGAAGTTCGTTACAAAGATTTACAAAATTCAAAAACTTTCAATTTTAATATTGATATGATGAGAATTTTAATTAAAGAATTAAAAAATGGCGCAAATACAATGAATTCCATGATTTCTTCTTTAAATAAAAATAAAGAATTTATTGATTTATTAAAGAAGGAAAATCCAAAAACACATCATTTGACAAACAATGATAAAATTCATTCTAATCAAATTATTACAATTATAAATGAATATGGTTTTACAAATTGGAAACATTTTAAGAAAAATTCCAGTAACTTTAATCACCAAGTTGTTTCAATTGAATATCTTGATGAAAGAATAGATACTGGAACTATAACTATTGATGGTTTAGAAATTTTTCATGATTTTCATACTTTTGCATTATGTGCTGGTGTATTTACTTATAATTCCACTGGGGAAATAACAGATTTATCTTGGTTTAGTAAGAAGCTTGCACGTGGTTTGCGTATTCCACCATCATATTTGTCTATTGGAGATGATGCTGCTGGTGCTATTTCTTTTAATGATGGTAAATTAGGTGCTGCATTAATTCAAGAATTTCGTTTCAACAAATATTGCATGAGATTGCAGAATTTATTATCTCCAGTATTTGATAAAGAATTTAAATACTATTTGGAAAAAAATGGTATTGAGATTGATTCAAGTATTTTTGAACTTCGTTTTAATCCTCCACAGAATTTTACGAAGTATAGACAAATTGAAATCGATACCCAACAAATGCAAGTATATACTCAGGTTCAAGACAATAAGCGTTTATCTGAAAGATTTAAATTAAAACGTTTCTTGAATTTATCAGAAAATGAATTGATTGAAAATGAAACATTATGGCAAGAAGAAAATCCAGAATTGGTAGAAAATTCAACAGGTGAAAATCCTGCTGATTCCAATACGAATCAAGATTTATCAGATGTTGGCGTTAGAGGCACATCGAATGATTTTGGATTAGACGCTTTAGGTAATGAACCTGAAGATAATACTGATGGTAATGTTGTAGGCGGTGAACAGCCTCCTGAAGCTGGTCCTGGTGGAAGCACGTCATCTACTGAGGCTCCACCACCACCCGCTCCTGGCACGCCTGGAACATAATTCCAGGGTATATTTGAAGAATGAGTTTAATACCGCCCAATACTGCTGTTATTGATGTATCATTTATGGTGAAGAATAGAACGATTTTTAAATCCATTGCTATGCGTTATAGTTATGAATATGAATTTAATGATACTAATGAAACAAAATTATTTCCAGAGGATATATCATTTTGTGCAGATAGATGTGTTAAGGATTTTCTACAAGCGTTTAATTCACATTCCAGTATGCGTCATAAGATATTGCGGGTTGCTATACCAAGAGAAGGTATATTTGTAGGGCATATTCCTTATGTGAATGAAGAAACTTTATGGAGTTTTAGTGTTAAGCATAAGAAGGGTGAAATTACTGGTTTACGGATTAATTTTGATTACATTTATGATTTGAATAAATGGTGTAAGAAAAATTGCAAAGGCTGTTGGTATATAAAGCCAGGATGGATTTATTTTTCTAATGATGTTGATAGAGCATTATATTTGTTGACTAAGAATTGATAAATAAAAATATGAAATTATTTGAATTAGACCAACAAGATTTTGAGACTGGATATTATGACCCTACTGAAGATAAGGTTAATATTCGTTTACCTACGGATACGAGAAAACCTTTACTTACTCTCAAACACTTAAATCGCTTGAAAAAAATGCGTGCTGTGCAAAAACTTGAAAATTTAAAAAGACAAGATTTATTGAAAATAATGTATGGCTTACCTAAAGAAGAATCTGGCGGTGGTGGTTCACCCTTTTAATAAAAGTGTTTTCAATTTAAAGAATATATTTGGTTTATTATCATCATGTTCTATTGTTAATGTTTTCCATTGGAAATTTTTCCCCAATGGACCACAATTTCCATAATTTCTTTCTGTTGTACAATAATAAAAATTATTTTCGTTAGTTTGTGAAGTTTTTTTATCTATAAGATATTCTATTTTTGCTGAATGTTTACATTTTGAAAATTCTGAATTTTTTGGATTTTCAAAATAAAATAAACAATCTGAGCAAAATTTATCATTTATTGACGGTGTAATAGAAGACATTACATTTCCTTGATATGTTGAAGAAAACCATTCATTAATTGTTTAATATTTTCAGAACCTATTGGGTTCATTGAATGGATTTCGAATGAAAAATCATTTGGTATTTGCATACCATTTAAAATTTCATTTATCAACCATTTGGCAAAATCGAACCCTGTTTCATTTTCACCTAAATCATGGTCAAAAAGAATTTTGTTTGGACAACCGAGAGATTTTGTTTTTGATACTGCATCTGCAAAACTTCTACAGATAATCCAATCTAACGTATCTTGATTAGGATACGTTAGATTTGGCATTCTTACATCATCAAGAAACAATATCCAGGGCATTAATCATCCATATAAGCGGTATAGTCTCTTTGGTATTGCACTTTTACACATTTGATAATATATCTGTTTATTTTGTAAACAATTGTTCCATCTACTTCGATAGACCGTTTAGTTGTTTGAGAAATACTCAAAGTAATTGGTCTGATTTTTTTCTTGGATTTTGATTCAGATTCATCTGAATCGCCAGCAAGCATTTCTCTCAGAGTATTCACCATATCTGTTGCTGTAGCACTAACACTATCATTAATATCATGTGATATTGGCAGATTTTGCACATGAGTCGATTTTGGATTTGTATTTGGATTTGTAGATTTTGGATTGTTTATCACAATAGAAAGATTTTCATACATTGTTGGATTTTTATCGGTTCTATTTGGAGAATAAGAATTTGCATGGAGTTTTGTTTCCCCATCATATACTTCGATAGTATACTGTGAATAATCTAAAGAATATGTTTTTGCATTAAGCATAATCATTGCTTCTTGAACTGTTTCGTCATAACGGTTCATTTCTTCTACAAGTGCTTTAAGGATATCGAAATTAAAATCATCAAAAAGGTGAAATAATTTGATAACTTCTTTTATATGTTTTTTGTTTTTTAGATTATCTTCGCAATATTCTTTAACAAATGCGGCTTCTAATCCTTTATATTGAATTGTGTAGAAAATCCTACCAGGACGATTTTGAAGATGTTGGTCAATTCTGGTGTAATCATTACACGTAAAAATGAAAAGTTTTTTGGTTGGGAACACGCCATCGAGCAATGTAAGAATAGCTTGTTGTACATCTGAATTATAAACTTTTTCAAATTCATCAAATAGAATTATACATGGTTGTGTGATTGATTGAATTAGCATATTAAATGCATCGCCATAATATGCAGCATTTATCACAATAGTTGGATATCCGATTTCTGCACCAAGAGTAGAAAGCATTTTGGCAAGAAGTGTTTTACCACTACCTTTTCTACCAGACAATAAAACGCCTGTGCTATTACTGCGTTTTTCATATGTGTTTAAAATCTTTTTGGCACGATTTATTGGATTGCCGTAGATTTTTCCATCAAATTTAAATGAATCAATCATTTCAAAAAACATGCCTCTTTCTCTATCAACTTTGATTACAAAATTGTTTGGAGGTAAAATTTCTGAAATTTTATGAGAAAAATCGCTTGTTGGGAAATAGGATGTTTCGCTTACAAGAAAACGCATGTTTGATTTGTCCAATTCATATTGATGTTGGCAAAACATAAACAGAAATCAATTTGGTTGTAAACATGTTTTTTATTTGCGAATACTTAAAAATTAGAACTAAATATTATAGTGAACACTTGGAAGTATAAATTGAACCATCTTTTACTTTATACATTGTATAAAAATGTTGAACTTGTATTGGATGACAGTTTCAATAAAATTTTGACAATACGTTTGAAATATGAATCTGATATGAATATTTCGATTAAAGAAGATATTTCGGAGATAGTAAAAGAAATAGAATATCTTTGGAAAAACGTTGGTTTCTTTTATGTTATGGATTTAGAATTGCAATATGAAAATATATGGAATCAATATGTATTTCTTTCTAGTGATAAAAATCCAAGAAAAAGATATGGGAAATTTTTCTTTGTATAAATTATTGAATTAGATTCAATAAAAATACCAAGGATGATTTTCATAATATTTTTCACCATATAATTCATCAAATCCAAGTGCAGTGCTTTCTTTAAGCGATTTTTCATAATTTTTTCTTGCATTATATCGTCTTGAACGCAAAAGAGATTTTCTTTCGCGTTTTTCTGACAATAATAGTCTTTGAGCCTCATCTGGTTCATCTTGTTCAATAGTATTAAATTCTTTTATCAAATCCATTTTCGCTTGTGCTCTACGCTGGCGGCGGTCAAGTTTTTTCGTTAGACGCACTCCATTTTTGCGCTGTCTTTTACAAGTGCCGTTTTTACGTGCATAATCCATAATTCTTTCTTCAAAAATTTTATCTTCATCTTCATAAGTATCTTTTATTGAAAAATGTTTTTTAATAATAACTTGACGATAGCCATTTTCATGTTCAATAATTTCATAAAAAGTTTCATCAATATTGTTTTTGAAAATAATTTGAAGAATACTGTCTCCCTCCCAACGCTGGTTAGGATGATAATGAAAAATTCTAATATTTGAATAATCTGGTTTTGTATAAGGCAAACAAGATGCATACCATTTGCCATAGTTTTTCCAACGAGTGATAGGAAGTTTTCGAATCGTTCTGGACATAGGGATTCCTTTCGGGTTTACGGCAACAAAAGTTAGAAGATGTTGCTATAAAAACCTCGATAATCCCTATAATTGTATAATTTATAGGCGGCTCTTTTATAGTCTTATAAGTTTCTATTATAACCAGTGTTATATAGAATTCTTAATAATATACTTATATCATATAAAAATTATTTGTCAAGATATCAGAGCAAAGAATTTTTATTTTTTAATTGTGCAGTTATCAACCATTTATCCCATTTTTTCTGTGCGTCTTTTTTAAGCTTTGAAATCTCTACGTTTTCATCCTTTAAATCTCGGATTTGTGTTTTTTTGCCTCTGAATAATTTGTTACTAATACTTAATTCCATCCAATTAACTTTTCCGTCTTTTGTATATTCTATAAAAATTTTACAAACTAAAAAATCGCCACTTTTACCAATTAGCGTTTTTGTTCCTCCTGTTTCTATCCGTAGAGGAACTGTTTTATTTGGTCCGCGCCCAAGATTGAGCATGAACATATTAGATTCAAAACTTTGTGGAGGCGTAGTCGTTTCATTCCAAATTAAACGTGACATTTTTTTGCATTTCAGAATTTGATTTATTAAACAGAAAATTGTTTGATAAGCAAATCTTCTAATTTTTTTGCTGTTTTGAAATCTTCTTTTTGATATTCTTCATCGTTTAATAAATTTTCAAATTCCATAATTTTTGCCCAAATATCCATTATATTACATATAATCGAATTTATGGATACTTCTTTAGTAAAACCACTATGTGTTCCATAAAATCCAAAAAACGAATCAATTAAATCGTTTGATTTATTGACCAATTTTTCAATATACTTATTGGTTTTTTGTTGATGAAAACCAAAAGCAAATTCATGAAAACCACTAAATCGATGATTATGTCGATTAGATTTTGTATTTTCTTCATTTGCATTGTATGCGTATTTTAAAATAACATCATCGCCGTTTTTTATGTAATCTTTTACGATTTCTGAACAATCAGTCCAACGAAGATATTTTTGCAAATCAATTCGAATATCATCAATTATTTTTTCTAAATCTTTTTTAGTAATTTGCCATAAAATTGTTCTTTCACGACATACAAATTTTGTGTTTTTTTCTATTGAACAAGATTTATCTTTTAATTGATATTCGCCTTCACATTTAACTCTGCACAATAAATCAATGTTTTTATAAACATAACCATTGTTTTCAGCAGCATCTTTAAGAGAATAAGAAGCGTGTAAACCAGATTTACATACTTCCAATTCATCAGTATGAACCAATTTTTTATTTGGTTTTAAAAGCAATGGGCTTTCGCTTGATGTAAAATGCCAAGCCAAAAATGGCTTATCAAAAACAGTTTGTTTAACAACTTTGGTGCCCATTGGTCATAAATCCTCTGATTGATAGATAGATACGCTATCTCATAAAAAAATATTTGTCAATCCTGATTATAAATAGATGTATGTCCAGAAAACCCATACAACTCCTTACTTTCATGCCTCCAGAAATCGATTATATTGCACCTATAGTTAAGGCTGCTGGTTATTATGGTCCTACGATTGGCTTTAATACCATTCAAATTCAGACACTTAATTTTCAAGGCAGTTTATATATTGAAGGTTCAAATGTTGCTGTTCCACAATCAACTGATTGGTTTCCGATTCAATTAATTGAAGGAAAAGATTGTATTCAATATCCGAGAAATATATTACCTGGACAACAATCTCAAACTTATGGATTATCTACTGATTGGTATTCAAAAGTTGGTGTAAATGGTGAATCATCTACACTTGGATTTAATTTTTATTTGAATTGTTTGTGGATGCGCGCAAGAATTCAAAGGTCTAATTTTTTACCAGCATATTTAACTCCCGTTCAAATAGAACCATTTGGTATTATTGATTCTATTTTATTGAGTTTTTAAATCGGGGCATCGAACCATTAACGTTTTCACGTCACCAAGCATTAGCAATGCTATTAGGTAGCCAACCCAGGCACTTTCCTTTTTAAAACGTTTCTTTTGTTCTTCTGTGAGATTTTTACCTTCCCAATCAAGAATACCAAGGCGTGAATCTATTTCCCATTGATGTTGTGAAGTCAGATGAAAATAATTTTTTGGTCTTTCAAAACTTTTTTCAAACATTTCTTCTTCGGTCATCTGTCTTTTTTGCTCCACCATTTATGGTGTTTATAAATACCCATGGAAACTCCTTTGTATTAGGTGCAGCGCAATAAATAACATAATTGTTTCAGAGATGCAATCCAGAATAAATAACTAATAAAGCAAGGATTACATTTAATATGCCCACTGTTGATTCTGGAATAATCACTCCTGGAACTGGTCAAATCACCTATGGTGCTACAAATGTGCCTACTTCTTCTAATGTTCCTGCATCACAAAGTTCTTCAACATTAACCCCAAATTATTTGCTTGGTGTTATTGGTGCCAATGCTGGTGTTGGTACGGGTGTTTATTCATCTTATGCGGGCAATCAAAATATTACTTTATTTTTTAAATCATTGGTTGAAGGCAATAATATTTTACTTTCTTCTGATAATGATACGATAACTGTTTCTTCTCCTTATCCATCATTTACTAATTTAACTGATGTTCCAAATACAATTATTCAAGATGGTTTGCTTTATGGTAATTCTGGAAATTTAGAATTTATTTCTGCACCAACAACAGCAAATACTTCATTGCAATGGAATGGCACAAATATTGTTTGGGCATTATCTGGTTCTGGAACAGTTCAAGAAATAACAATCGTTGGTCAAAATGGTGTTACTGTTTTTGGTTCGCCAGTTACAACAACAGGTGTTGTAACAATTGGTTTAAATTTGTCTGGTGCAATGCCTGGAACATATTTTGCACCAACTGTCACTATTGACCAATATGGTAGAATAACAAATATTCAATCGGAATTAGAAGCACCTTTAAATGGCATTCATACTTTAACAAGCACTTATTCATCTATACCAGTTTTTGCAGGCATTGCCACTCAAATTGCAAGTTTTGTTTCTGTTGCTGGTTTATCTCCAATATCAACCATATTATCATCAGATAATAGCACAATTTTATTTTCATTAAATGCTTCTGGTGTTACTGCTGGCACATACACAAATATTGTAATTAATAATAATGGATTAATAACTTCAGCAAGAACAATTTCATCATCTGATATTATAAATGCTTTGGGATATAGTCCATTAAATGCAACGGCTGCAATTTCATCAACACCAAATACTTTAATTTTAAGAGATACAAATGGTAATGCTACAGCAGCTTCATTTATTGGAAATTTAATTGGAAATGCATCAACTGCGTCTTCTTTACAAAATTCAGTAAACATTAATTTAACAGGTGATATTGTTGGGGCAACATCTTTTAATGGTGCGTCAAGTATTACGATTACTACGTTTCTTTCTGCAAATGGAGTTAGTTCAGGCACATATAATAATGTGGTTGTTGATGCAACTGGACGTGTAACTGGTGGAACAAATTCAACTCAAAATGCCGCAACTTTAACAGGCGATGTAAATGGTTCTGGAACAGGAACAATTACAACAACATTGGCTGCTTCTGGGGTTACTCCTGGCACATATCAATCAGTTGTTGTTAACACAAAAGGATTAGTTACATCTGGTGGTTCATTATCAAGTTCTAGCATTACAAATGCTCTTGGGTTTACGCCAGTATCGAATTCTTTGCTAGGTGCAACAAACGGAATTGCTACTTTAGATGTTACTGGGAAATTGACATTAACTCAACTACCAGCATCTATTGTTGGTGCTGTTGTTTATCAAGGCACTTGGAATGCATCCACAAATACACCAATATTAACAAGTAGCACAGGAACAAAAGGATATTATTATAAAGTATCTGTTGCTGGTTCAACGACATTGGATACTATTTCGCAATGGAATGTTGGTGATACTGCAATATTTGATGGAACAACATGGGACAAAATTGACGGATTGTCATTAGAAGTAATTTCTGTTGCTGGTAGAACTGGTGTGATAACTTTATCAGTAAATGATATATCTGGCGGTGCTCCATTAGCATCACCAGCGTTTACTGGTTCACCTACTGCACCTACCCCGACTTTAACTGATTCGTCTTCTTTAATTGCCACTACTTCTTTTGTTAAACAACAAATAACAACAATTACGGGTGATGTGACTGGTTCTGGTAATGGAACAATTAATTTAACTTTGACTTCGACTGGTGTTACCCCAGGAACGTATAATGCGGTTGTTGTAGACGCTAAGGGGCGCATACAGAGCGCATCTAATGTTACGAGCACTACTGACGTTACTTTAACTGGAGACGTGACAGGGACAGGCGTAGGCAGTGTAGCGACCACCTTGGCTGCTACTGGTGTTTCTGCTGGCACATATACATCCGTTACTGTTAATACAAAAGGTTTAGTTGTATCAGCAAGTCAAATAAATTCTGCATCAATTATTTCTGCACTTGGATATACACCATTATCTGCTGCAAATGAAGGTGTAGCAAATGGTTTAGCAACATTAGATTCAAATGGTAGATTAACGAATTCACAAGTGCCATCTTCATTGCTTGGTGCATTGGTTTATCAAGGAACATGGAATGCGGCGACAAATACACCAACATTGACAAGTTCAACGGGTATTAAAGGATATTATTATAAAGTATCTGTTGCTGGTTCAACAAACTTGGATGGGTTATTTCAATGGAATGTTGGTGATACTGCAATATTTGATGGTGCAGTTTGGGATAAAGTTGATGGATTAGCTTCTGAAGTAGTTTCTGTTGCTGGCAGAACTGGTGCGGTTATTTTAACAATTTCTGATGTTTCTGGTGCTGCTCCGTTAGCATCTCCTGCATTTACTGGAACACCAACTGCTCCAACGCCTTTATTATCTGATAGTTCAACAAGTGTTGCTACAACTTATTTTGTGAAACAACAAAATTATTTAACAAATAATCAAAGTATTACGTTGTCTGGTGATGCTTCTGGAACAGGCACTACATCAATTCCATTAACATTGGCAACTACTGGCGTAACTCCTGGAACATATTCTTCTGTTGTTGTTGATGCAAAAGGTAGAGTTATTTCTGGTTCTGCATCTTCTAATGGAACTGGGACTTTACAAAATAGTTTTAGTTTTCAAGTAAATTTTGATAGTAATGGAAATGTTTCATCGGTTGCGTCATTACCAACAGGATGGACGGCATCTATTGTAAATTCAAATCAAATAACCATCACTCATAATTTAGGTTTATTCCCTCAATCGATTGTATGTTTTGGAAATAATAATGGTGTATTTACAATGAAAACTCCAAATGGAAACCCAACTGGTCAATTTTCTGTTGGAATTACTTCAAGTAATGATGTGCCTAACACATTTACTTTGTATGGTGTAAATTCTACTGCTGTTAATGCAGCAGTATCGAGTTTTATGTTAGTACAAGTTTTGATTTAAGGAATATAAAAAGTGATTATACCACCAAGATTATTACCAATAAACGTAACTTCTATATCAAATTATGCTTTATGGACAACGAATGATGCAAATGACCCATGGGTTAATTATCCTTATGAATGGACTATAGTTGTTTCCGTTACACCACAAGAACATTCTTATCCATTATCTCAAACTCCTTATTATTATAATGGTTTAAATATTTCTGTTGGGGATTGGTATTCTGATTTAGCAAGTGGGAAATCTGTTCAAGTTATTTCTATAACATCTCAAACCGCAAATGCTGCTACGTTAGTTGTTCAAGATGTAGAAAGATACAATACTTTTACTGACCCAACTGGTCAAGGTTTGGGTATTGGAAGCACTGGTTCTGGATATATTTTTCAATTGGGCGATGATGCTTTACCTGTATTAACACCAATGAGCACATTAGCAACTTCATTAAATGCAAATTTGGCATGGCAATTAGACCAAGTAAGTCGTTTTAGATATAGAAATATGTTGTCAGCACATTATAGTGTTTATCAATCAGGAAATTCATTTAGTGTTGGACAACCAATTTATTTACAATCATCTGGAACATATTCAATAGTGCCATCAAATTCTTCAACTGTGAAAAATATTGTTGGAATTGTTTCTGATATTAATGTTCCTGGTCCTGGATATTTTACCTATAGACCAATTGGCAAAATTATAAAAAATATTTCACCAACGTTGCCTGGAAATCCAGGTGATTTAATTTATTTATCAAGCAGCGGATTTACGAATGTTGCGCCAAGTATTTGGGCGCGTCCTGTTTATATAAATTTAGGTAGTAATAATGGTTTGTTATTACAAACTGGTATTGATGTTTCAGGAACAAAAGGATATGTAAATCAATCAAATGTTGTTGCAAATAATACAAGTTTAACTGCATTAACACCAGAACCAGGAGACCAAGCATATGTAATTTCTGCTGATACTGGAAGTGAATGGGCACAAAAAATATATACTGGTTCAACATGGTCCACAATAATTGACCAAGCAGCTTCTATCGTTGATGCGGAAACTCTTCAAGGTGTTGTAAATAACACAAACTCATTAGTTGTTCTTGGTGAAATAAGCGCAAATAAATGCGTTACCATAACATCTGTGACAGTGACCCAAGTATTTAATTCTGGGGTTACTTTAAATATTGGAACGAATACAACAGCAAATGCCATAATGGATGCATCTTTAATTGATTTAACTAAATTAGGAACATATTCAACAAGGTCTAATGTCGTTTTATCAACTTCAGCATATACAGCAGTTTTGGCACAATTATCTGGAACAGCAACCCAAGGAATTGCCACAATAAATGTAACCTATACATGAGATAATACCCCACTTTTTTAAGTGGGGTATTTTTATTTTCAGATTTGATTTTGAATTTTCTTATAGGTATTTTTGAATGTCATTACTTTGAAATCTGTTTTGTGTTTTTTTCTAACAGTTTCAATAAATTTCATCCCAATCATAACCATTTTTTAGCATTTCGGTAATTATTTTTTGTTCTTTTTTAACAATTGCTGTTTTTGATAATTGTCTTGGAGTAATTGCGTTTTTGTGAACATATTTAGGATTTCTTTTAAGTTCCAAAATATTTCAACAACTTCTTCTGGTGACCCAATTACAAGATTAGGAAATTTATTTCTTAAATAATTTTTTGGAGACATTCCATAATTACGCATTTGTGCTGTATCCCAAAACAATGCAAGACAAACTGGATGGTCTGTATCAGAAAACATATCATCATAGGCTAATGAAATAACGCAATCTAATCTGCTCTTAAATTTGTCTGTTGTAATAAATGATTCAGGAATGATTGCGACAACATAATTAGAATTTTCCAAACATTTTTTTAAAGCAAACTCATATAAATCATTTTCTGTTCCCATATCCACTATCATATTTTTCCTTTAATTCAATAAATAAATTCAACCATACTCATAAAAATTTACTTGACAACTAATAAATTATACTGTAATACCTTGAAATAGCGGTATTTTGATATCGCAATTTTGTTTAAAAGGAGATTATTTTGGATAGTGAAAAACAAATGCGTATGGCGCTTCTTACGGAAGCGTTGAAGAAAGCAGAAGATATTTCGACTGTTTTGCCAACTGTACAAATGTGGATGAATTTCATCAACAAAGGCAGTGAAAAAGTTGTTTTGTCAGCCGCCAAAGAGACAAAGAAACCAAGGTCCAAAGAAGCGATAGCCAAGGCAGAACAACGTGCCAGAGCAAAAGCGCGGAATGCTCCGGCGGAACGAGCAAAAATTAATCGATACAAAAACGGCGGGCGTTCATATACTGATGAAGAACGCGAAACCATTAAAGATTTTTTAATGGAAAACAACACTCCCATTACTGTGAAAAAACTACAAATGGTTTCCAGGAAATGTGGAAGAAGCGTCAAGGCTCTTCGTCTTGCAATCAACAAAAACTATTTTCCTGGTGTTGAATCGCTTATGAATCGTGTGGTGAAAACCAATGTCAAGAAAACCCAAACAGACCGAAAAGCGGCGATTGCTGCTTAAAAATTAAGGGGGCTTTAAAGCCCCCTTTTTTTATTTTGCTAAAGCTTTTTTGACCAATTCAGAAGCAGTTTTCCCATCGTATTTACCTAAATGTTCTGCACGTAAAGCAGACATAATGTTTTTAAAATCATTTCCTTCATCTGCTTTGGCTTTGATGAATGTAGCCAATTCAGATTCAGACATTTGGGTAGGCATATAAGAAGACAAAATAGTTTCTTCTTGAGACAACTTATCCAAATTAGAACCTTCTTTCAAAAGCTTTTTGCTTTCGATTACACCATCAAGAAGTTTTTTAACTTCCTGCACAATTTCACCATCGGTTAAAGAACGTTCTGATGAAAAATTCTTTTCTTTTGTTTGAATTGTACCAATCAAAAGACCAAGCACATTAGCATGTACTTCATTCCGTTGTTTCCTGGCATTAATCCAGTCAGCCCTGATTTGTTCATGTAAAGTCATAATTTTGTCCTTTCTCTTCTCTATTATACATAATTAAATATAATTTGCAACTTACTTAAAAGTTTAACAATTATTTGAATAATTTGGTAAGTGGTTCTGTATAAATAAGAATATTAAAAGGATGTTCTTATGACTCGAATTCAATTTATTTTAAAAGCAAGAGAAAACAAATATTTGAATGAAGAAACTGGAATCGAGGAAAAAAAAATATTAAGTTCTGGATTATTTAATTCAGCACAATTTGTTGAAAGAATGCTAAATTCAGAAGGATACGAAACATCAATTGTTCATGCAATAGACAATAATTTTATTGATAGATTGGTAACTCAGTTTAAACCAGATATATGCGTCATCGAAGCATATTGGGTGGTTCCAGAAAAATTTGAAATTCTTTATAAATTACATCCAAAAATAAAATGGATAATCAGAAATCATTCCGCAATTCCTTTTGTTGCTAATGAAGGAATAGCAATGGATTGGTCAATTCGATATTCTAATTATCCAAATGTTTTTCTTTGCAGCAATGATATAAGAGCACATGAAGAAATCACTGCTGTTATTAAATCATCTGGAAATAAATTAAACACTTCATATTTGCCAAATTTTTATCCATATAATTTTACACCGAGAATTAAACCAGTAATTACAGATACGATTGATATTGGTTGTTTTGGTGCAATGAGACCTTTAAAAAATCATCTGATACAAGCCATTGCTGCAATAAAATATGCTGAAAAATATAATTTGAAATTACGTTTTCATGTTAATGGTACAAGAATTGAAATGAAGGGAGAACCGATTGTTCATAATTTACAAAAAATGTTTAAATTGCTTCCTAAACATGAATTAGTTGAGCATAATTGGTTACCACATGCTGACTTTTTAAATTTATTAAGAGATATGAATGTGTCTTTACAAGTATCTTATACAGAAACTTTTAATATTGTTACGGCGGATGCTGTTGTAAACGATGTTGCTGTTGTAACAAGTCCAGATATTAAATGGATTAATTATCTTTCTTATGCGGACCCAAATGATTCAGATAGCATTGTATCTGCAATAGAAAGAGTTTTGAAACATGATGAAATAAGAATTTTCAATGTGGACGGTTTAAAAATATTTTCTGAAAATAGTCGCGTAATTTGGAATAAATTGATTTCTGATAATAAATAAATTTATTGTCGCGTATATTATCATAAAGATAGCCATTATCATAAAGATAGCCATTATCATTTATGATTTCAAAAAACCATTAAAAATAACAAAAAGAATTTAGTTTTTTCAACAAATCCTTGTTTTACCAATAAACCATTTTTATCAACAATAATCACATATTTGTCATATGATTTTGCAACAGGAATTCCATTTTCATAAAGAATATGTTCTTTTTCATTATAAACAAATCGGTCTTCAACGTTCATTTAGTGTTTTGCCGTTTATATAAACAGATGGCATATTAATGGAATGAGTATAAAATGATATTTTTATTTTAAAAAATTTGAATGTAAAAGTAGATTTGTATTTGTATCTAAGGGCAATTAAATACATCAACAGGTAATGACATTTTGCTCTCCATTTAATCAGATTATCATTTTATTCATAAGAAAGCAAACATAAAAAAAGAGGCACAATGTGCCTCTTTTAATAGAATGTTTTGGAATATTTAAGCGATGACGCGGGCTGTAGAAATAAGATACGAAGTATCCGCCAAAGTTACCCAAACAAAATATGTGCCTGCTGATGGATACGACATTGTGAAACCAAGAACACCATCAAGATAACTTGAATTTTCAACACCACCAGTTGTTGGTAATACTGTAGCACTTGTTGAAACAAAAAGATTTCCAACATTGCTTGCTTCTGTATTAGGTGTTGTTGAAACGGTAACCGTATAGGTTGTTGCACCATGAGTAACGCCAGTTGGGGGAGCAGCAACGAAAGCCAATGTTGTTGGTCCACCAAACGTGCCAGCAGCGTAGGTTGGTGTATTTGTGGCATCATATGCGGTTGCAAATGATTCAAGGGCTGTAGAGCCATCTACAGCGGTTCCTAATGACCAATTAACACGAGACAAGACACTTGCGCTACTAATAACATCAACTTGGGTAGAATAAATGTGAGTTACATAACCAAGAGAACCTGTAGTAAATGGAACAGGAATTGTCATTTGGTATGCTGGTCCTGTGACAGAATTGCCATCGGGCGGCGCAGTAATTGTGCTACGAGCTAAACTTGTTGCTTGTGCGTAAGTATTTACTAAGTAAGCGGTATATGTGTTTAAAACACCAGATGTTGTTGTGCCATCGGTAACAACAAATCTATCTGTTCCAAGCTGTTTGATAATATAGCCTGTTTTAGTTGTTGTTCCATTATAAAACTTGACAGCTACGCCATCTGTGCCAAAAAATTTGTTATTAACTGGATGCATTTATTTAAACCTTTTTGTTTATTTATATTTATGCTTTCAAATGAAATATTTTATTAGATTATTAATATCCAATAGCCATCCAATATATAGAAACGGGATATGTATTATTAGAAACTTGCTGACAATAAAGAGAAACAGATGTTAATGTTGGTACACCAACAATTTGAGCAAATTGGTCTTGTGCAGTAGAATTGTTTGGAATAATTAAAGTTGCTTGAGCGTTTAAACATGCTGTTGGAAAGGCAATAGGAAAAGTTATTGTTTGAGAACTTTCGTTTGTATAGTTTGCTGTTTTCCCCCATTGAATTATTAATCCTCCAATAATTTTTTGATATCCATTGGTTGTTAATAAATTACCAAAACTATTTGTTATTCCAGATATTGCATTTGTTCTATTAGTTGTTTCTGTAGAAAGATTTTGAGTAAGCGTGTTTTCAGCAGCAGTTGCGCGATTTATTTCTGATGTGATATTTGTTTGTAATGTTGAATCTGCATTTTGTCTCGCTGTTGTTTCTGCTGCCAAATTAGTTGTTAATAGACTTTCAGCAGCGGTAGCGCGAATTGTTTCTCCAGTTAATTGAGAATATGCAACAGCATTTGTTGCATATGTTCCAGCAGAAATATTTACAGTTCCGTTTATTGTAATTTGTGAAGTAGAACGAATATATTCTAAAATTATTCCACCAGTATTTGATTTTAAACCCCAAGCATTTGAATTGTTGAACAAATATGCAGGGTCTACTCCAGAAAAATTAGCACCAATTTGTGTTTCTGTTGTATTTGAATTTAAATTTGCAAAAAATGTGTTACTGTCTGTTCCATTATTCAATGCAGAAATGTTATTATTTAATGATGCTTCTAAAGAATTAATTGCTGTTGTAATTAATCCATTAATTGCAGTAAGCATTTGATTGTTAGAACTACCATTTAATGTTGTACCAAGCGCAGTTGCAACAGAAACAATTTCTTCTTGAACGTCATTACACCAAGCAGCAGTCACCACAGTTGAAGTATTTGGATTTCCTGTTGAATCAGTAAAAAAACCAGTTGTGCCAGTATTTGAATCTGATGGTTCGGTTACAACAGCATATGTTCCAGTAATTCTTTTCATTTAAATGTCTCTTTTTAAATATTTATATTTTTTGCTGTAATGGACTTCCAACTGTCGAAATACCAACAGTAAAATACTCAATTGAATTGTTTTGTGATGTTGATGAATTATTTATATTTGGAACAGTATTTCCATTATCATCAAAACCAGCCAAACTATCTCTAATTTTTCTCCATAACCATTCTGGTGGTAAAGATTGTTGGTCGTTTGGACGCAATAATGTCCATTGTGAATGAACTTTATCTTTTGATGCAGTATCTAATTCTATTTTCAAAACACTTGACGTATTATTTAAATACGTGTTTATTCCACTTACTAAAATTGAATTTTCTGAAATTGCTGCCATCCATTGTAAATCTTGATTTACTGGTGTTGTTAACAAAGAAGCTACATCAGAAACACTTGTTTTTCTAAATGGCAAACTTGGAACAACGGTTAAATTTTTTACCCAATAATAATAATAAGTAACCATTGTTTCTAATGATGAATCATATAATTGGTTAGTAGTATATAATAATGAATTATATATAGTTCCATATGTACCAGTTGTATCATTTGTTGCCGCTGCAACATAAGCTGTTGGTGATAAAGTGCTTTGTGTCCATTCATAAACATCAACAGAAGTGTTTGGGGCTATTGTTGCCCAATTTGAAATTCTATATTGTAATTCTTGAAAATCTCTTTCATCTGTGATACCAAGAGCATCAGTATAGGGGTCAAGATATTTAACAGTTGATGTGTTCCACCAAACTTGTCCAACTTGAATATTATTCCAACCATTATTGTATGAATAAATTGCAGGGTCAAAATCAGTTATATAATTTATTTCTTTTGTTGCCGCACCTGGAAAAAATCCAGCTAACGGGTCTATTATCGTTAAATCATCAACCAATGGAGTTGTAACCAACAATTGTTGATTTGTTGAAATGCTTGTTGCATTATTGTAAATCGAAGATGTTTTAATTGAAGTTGGGTCAATTTTTGTTGGTTTATTTCTGATAATATTCCAAACATTATTTACATAATTTAAAACAACAGGTTCGCCAGTTGATTGATAATTATCAACCCAAACCAAATCAGTATTAGACCATACATTTGTTGAAGAATTTAAAATTGCATCTGTTTGAAAACGAACAGAACGGAATATTTTTATTGCTGGCTGTATTGTAGAGTTTGTTGTAAAATTAAAACCAGTAGTAACAACAGTATTTAAATCAATTGTTCCATTTTCTATAGAAAATGATTTGATGTAATTAACACCATTCAAATCTGGCGTGCTGTAAGTTGGTCCTTGAATTAAAATCATTGCCCCAATATCAGCTTGGGTCAAATTCAATGTTCCAGTAATATATAATCTTGATGTTGATACCGTTGAATCTTGTATTGGTGTAGTAATATTATTGATTGTGCAGGGAGTTAAACCTACATCAAAAACACGCAAAACATCCCAAGTATTTTGTGCATTGGTATAAACCCAAACTCTTTCTCCAGTATTAAATGAAGTAATGCCATTTTGATTTTGAGAAATATAATATGAAGAAATATTTGAAAGACCTACTGAAGTATATTGAACTTCTGATAATCTAACAAATCCAGCAGTTGAAACTTTTGAAACAGGATTTACTGCATTTGGAAAGAAATTATTATTTGGCTCATCTATCCAATTGTTTAATTCATTCCAATAAATTGTCTGAAATACATTTGTACTTAAATGTTTGGTAACACAAACATAAACATTGTTTTGATAATAAACATAAACTCCTGTATAATATTGTGTGTTTTCTTTCCAAGTAAAAACTTTTTCTGTTGGACCAATTAAATTAATCCAATCAGGAGAATTAATATTAGGAATATAAAAACTAATAAATTGCGGGTCTCTATGTAAAGACGATTGTGATAATTGAAATGATGCCAAGGGATTTACTGGAGAACCAAATGTTGTTGGATATCTAATTGCCCATTCTTCAAGAAAAACAATATCTGAATTTGAAGTAACTCTTTGACTTCTTAAAAGTTTTTCAAAAACTCCTGGTGCACCTTTTTGTGCAATCATTCCTTGATAAAATTCAAATTGTTCTGTTGAATTAATCAACAAATCTTCTAAATATGTTCTTACTTGATAAGCAATATTAGATTGCGCATATTTTTTTAAATCTGGTCTTGAAATTTCTTCAATATCAAACATCAATCGAATATCTTCTGGTGTTTTTTCAAAATTTGAAAACATTTGATTATTCAAAACCATATATCCAGGAGCATCTAATCTTCCAGCCCAATCACTTGATTTAAAACCAGTCAATAATATTCTTGATTGTCTTTGATTATATAAAGGCAAATAAATTATATCATTGAAAATTGTTGTATTTGAAAACACAATAACATGTTCTATATTGGCAACTTCAATTGTACATGCAAAAATATCAGATGTGTTAGAACTTAATAATATTTCACCTTCCAAACGATTTGCAACAACCGTTCTACTATCAATTGGCGAACCGCCTCTATCTAATAAACCATAAAATCCAGTTACAGAATCTTCTACATTTAAAATAGTGCCTTCTGTAGTTACAAATTTTAATCCAGTTGCTCCAGGCGACAAAGCAATAAAATTTCCTGGTTGCCATGTAATTTGAGACCAAGTTAAAAAATCTTTTGCTGCATGTGAAAAATTAAATGTTGTTGCTGTGGAAGAATCTAGTTGGTCAAACACCCATCCTTGATTTACCAAATATCTTTCATAAGAAAGTAAAAAATCACCAACATCTTGTATAGTGCTTAATACTGTTCCATAAGAAATATTTACGGTATAATTTAATCCATTTGTATATGTTGTTATTGAAGGAGCAATAGTATTCGTAACACCAGGAGTAGGATTCCAATAACTTTCATTAAATGTTGAACCACTTGTATGTGCGGTTATACATTGATAAACCGAATTTTTATAATTTACATAAACATTTAAACGATAATATGTTCCAGGTGCCCAAGTATAAATTGTAACTTGTGGAGTTGTTGATAAAGAAATTGACCCGCTCACATTATTTTTGTCTGGTGGTACAATAGTAAAAAATGGATTTTTTGCATCATACCCAATGATTCTATATCCAGCACCAGTCCATTCAACAATTACACCGCTATAGGTTTGAATAATATAAGCAGGCGCTTGATATAATGTTACAGAAACATTTTCGCTTGGAATTATTCCAAAATTATCCGTTTGTGCAGTAATTCCATTAGATGAAACAAAACCACCAACTCTATAAATTAAATTTACATCAATTCCACGTATTGTATCACCTAAAACAGACGCCTTTTGACCAGTAAACACAAGATTATCAACCAACCATTGCTGAATACCAAAAACAATTTCGTAAGTTGTTTCATCATTTTTTAATTCACCATGAATTAAAGTATCAGAAGTAATGATTGGGCGCTGTCTTGTACGATCATCAACCCATTGGTCATTAACAAATTGAAAATTTATGGTGTCCCAAAATATTTCTGAAAATCTAGCAGGCTTCATCAAAAATGCCGCTTGTGATAAAGCAAATCTATATGAACTACTCGTTTTCCATAAATGCTCAACTGGTCCTTCATCACCAAACAACCAATTTCTGGCAGCAGTTATCGAATCTGGACCTTGTAAAATAATTCTTGCTGATATCGGGTCTAGCAAATTACCAGAAGCATCAACAGGAATGACGTTAGAAAGCCCTGGACGGGCATATCTTGCATCAACCCCTGCACGAACACCAGAACGTATTGTACCCGTCTCTAAATCGCTCCAAAGGGCTGTATTGCCACGGCTATAATTTGTTCCATAATTAGCAATCCACCAAGAAGGCATTGAAGTGAAACCAAGCATTTCCCAAGGACATGTATCTGGTTTATCTGTATCAAAATAAAAATTATAAATTGCTCGCCAAGACCCAGGCATTAAATTACCATATCTATCTACACATCCGCGATAATTCCAACTAAATGGATTTGTTGGGTCATATGTTCCGTTAGTTCTAAAATCAAATTTTCCAATTTGTGCCCATCTTTCAAAAATAGGTGCTAAAATTGAATTTAATTCTCCTAAATTATATCCATTATTTGCTGAATAAAATCTATTTGATATATAATTTTCTATATCAAAAATTGGTCTCAATTGAGTAATAAATTGTTCTGGAATGCTATTATAAATTTGTGTTTCTAAAGCAATAAAAACATTATCTCTCCAATCCTGAAAAGCAGGAGATAACGAACCATCATGACCTTGTATCATTTCAATCGGTTCACCAAAAGTATAATCCATAACCAATGAAGTTGATGGTAATGTTGGCGTCAAAATACCCAAATAGGCTGGTGTTGGTGGTATAAAATAAAAATCTCCAGCCATTTGGCTTAACCAAAACGGAAATGTATTATTCTTGTCAATTTTTAATGAATTTAAAGCAGTTGTAACACAAGTTTGTGGAGAAGTATCTTCAGATAATACACCTTTAATTAATAAATCATTTAATTTTTTTGCAAATTTGTTCTTGAACCTTGTGTATTCTTGGTCCGCATATTTTATCGCTGTTGGTATATCAAACCTATTATCTGAAGCAAATAACATCGCTTTCAATAATGGCGCTTGATGTTGTAATATTTCTGTTCCAGAACCTAAATTTTTGGTAGTGTCTCTCCAATTATTGTTATAATATGGGGCACCTTCAATACCAATTTGATTTGAAATTATTGAAGTAAAATGAGAAAAATATTCACTTTTTGAAAGTGTAGTCACATCATTCCATAAAGGATTTGCTTCTAAATTCAAAGGTATATTATAAAATCCATTAGAATTTGTTGTTTGTTGTGTAGTTGAAGGATTTGTAGATTTATACCACAATGCTTGTGTAGATAATGAATTAGTTATTGAATAATTTGTAGAAACCCCATAACAAGCAAGACTGGTTATATCAGTTACAACCCCATTTAATAGATAAGTATATATATTAATAACTGTATCGTTTTCAAAAATAATATAACCATTGGAATCATAATTAATATATTTTGCTAAAATTGAATCATATGTTGTGCCAACTTGATAACTAAAAATTTCATTACCATTAGATGCACCAAAATTACTATTAGGATATACTGTGCTATCATCAAATGCAGTTGGTGTTGTTTCTATATCATAAAGAACAAATCTAGGATTTGCGCTTTCACTCCAAATTTGAGCCAAATTCCAAACTGTGCCATTATACCAATATTCAGATGTACTTGTTCCAATTTTTGCAATATCACCAACAGTAACAGAAATAGGAGTAAGTAAATATAAATTGTCTTGTTCAGAAACTTCAAATAATGTTTGTGTTGTTCCCAAAACAAGTAATCTCATTCCATTGGTTAATAAAACATTATTATCAACATAAACAGAACCAATCGTTTCAAAAGCAATTTGGGAATATGTTATAGCAACACCATTTACCATAGCATTGTTTGTCAATGTTGCTGATATAGGTAAAATTCTTTGATATCCATAATTATATAATACAATATCTTTCACAAATTCTATGATTTGGCGCGATGCTTGTCTTGATGAAAAATTTAAACCAGACCAAGCAAAAGTATCAACATGAACCCAAGAATTTCTTAATGACCACGGATTATTATCTAACGATGAACGGTCAATTGTAACATATTGTGCATTTAAACCAGTAATTAAAGAATTACTAGAAGTTAAACGTATTGAAGAACCAACACCATCAACAAAATATAATGGTTGACCACCATCCCATAAACCAGAATCCCAAGGAGATTCATCCCAAGTTAAAAAATATGTTTGCGTATCTAGTAATTGAATTCGCATACCAGAAGAAAGATATTGCAAATCAGTATAAGATATACCTGAAGGAATAGAACTTATGTCAGTTAAACTTAATAAACCATTTAATAAAACAATCGATATTGTATCACCATAATTTGGAACAGTTAATGAATTTGGTAAAGAAATAATATTAACAAAACCATTTTCTAAATTGTAATTGTTTGAATTTAATAAGGTAGATGTTATACTTCCATTTGGTGTATAAAAAACCAAAAATTGATTTTCATTCGAAGATGTAGAATATACATCAGCAAATGACGTAGTGAAGCCATCTGCATTATATGCAGTTATGTTACTAATAAATTCAGAAATTGGAAAAGTTTCTTGATTATTGATGGCATCATATAAATTATCGAAACGTGTTGTAATAATTTTAGCTCCAACAGAAGGAGCAGCACTTAAAATAATATTATTTCCACTTATTGTGTATTGTTCAGAAACACCATTGACATAAATTGCAGGAGTTTCTTGATTTGAAGAAATTCCAGAAATGCTATTAGGTAAAGCAAATGATGTTGTTGTGCCATCACCAGTATAAGAAAAAATAGGAGAAGACAAAACCAAAGTAGGCAAATCATTACTTCCGTTTAAATCACCAAACCAATAATATTGTTGAAAATTGATAAATTTATCAATATCAATTGGTGGTGCCCAAGAATAATAATCTGTTTCAAATAATCTTTGTTGATTTGTTATAATACCGTTATTATTTTCTATATAATCAACCAAATCTGGATATGTCAAAGCATTTGTAATTACATTTGAAGAATTAGTGCTCGTCATTCCAGGCTCAAGTTGATAATTTTGTCTTTCAGAATTTTGTTCCTGAATATAAAAATCAACCGCTGCCCATAATACAGGATTAAATGTTGAAACACTGGTATGTGAAGTTACACATTGATAAAGAATATTGTTGTAAACAATATAAACGTTAACATTATAATATGTGTTTGGTTGCCATTGATTATCATATAATGGAGGAATTTGTCCAATATATCCATTTGTTGCAACAGGTGTTCCTGGTTGAAAAACTTCATCAACAGTTACACCAAAAAAATCTTTTAATGCCTGAGTTTGATTGATTGCTGGAAGTTGTTGTATTTGTCTACGTTTATCTGTCATTTAAATTTTCTTTATCTAATACGAAGTGCAGTAGGAGTATTTGATGCTATAATAATAACGTTGGAAACTTGGGCACAGCTAATAAAAATCTCATTAGGATTACAGGGAATTTCAAATCCATCACCAAATGCGCTATTTGCGGATAATGGAACAACAACAATACTAGAAATTACGCCAGCTAATTGTAAATGAATATATGCACTTAATTCAGACCAATAAAACGTATCACCAAAATCCCAATATTGAATTGAAAAATATGTGTTTATTGCGTTGATTACCGAACTTTGAATTTCTCCATTGCTCATTGTCGTGCCAGGAGATGGAATTACTTTAAATTGCATTTGTAAATCTAAATCAGCAGCACTACCAAATAACAATTTATAAGATACTGGATGCCATACCAAAGCATCAGAAAACATTTTATAATTTTCCATTGATGCAAATGCTAATCTTAATTCTAATTCAGTAGGCGGCACAGGTTTAGTGCTCGTCGGGTCTGCGCCATTTGATATCCATAATCTTATCGCGCTATCATATGCTGTTGTTAAAACAAACATATCCTCAATCGCCTGACTTGCAGGGTCAATCCTGTCATCATAAGATGCATAATGTTTCCATTGAAATTTAATCTGATTTCCTTGTGGTTCATCAGACATAAAATCATTGCCACTATTAATGTAAGGTAAATCATTTGTGGTATATAACCATAAACTAGCAATATTAGGTCCACGTCCTATTTGATAAGCATAAGTTTGTGAAAAATCTTGACTCCAAGCATTTGTATTTGCAGAATATGTCCAAAATGTATTGTTCTGTGTTGGTATCGGATTTGATTGACTGCCACCATATACAACAAAAGCTTCAGTGCCATCAGCAGGAGCATAATTTGTATTTGTTGACGACACAGCAGAACTTAACAAAGAACCATATTCGAAAACCAAAACAGAATAAGATGGTTCTAATAAATTTTGTGAATTTGTTTCCCAGAACAAATATGTATCGATTATATTATTTGAAATCAAATCAATGTAAGATTCTGGATTATCAATAAAACCAGAATCAGTAGTATCCGCCAAATTAATATACGTTCTTCTTGGTTCTGGTAATCCAGTTTGATATGTCCAAATATCACCAACATCAAAAATATAATCTTGTTTTAAAGCATATCCCATCGTATTATTCACATCAGGATTAATACTTAAAATACTAATCGTATCATCAATAGCAGATTGACCAGTTGCTTGGTCAATCGCACTTACACCATCATTAAACCATTCAACTGTTGTTATACTTTCAAAAACGTAACTTAAACCAATTGAATTGATTCTCCAAAGAACAGAAGCATAATCTACTTCCATGACATATAATTGTGATGTTGGATTTGAATTATTTAAAATTAAATTACCAGTCAAAGATGTTGTTGGAATAGGTGTGCTAACAACCCAACCATTAATATAATCATATATCAAAGAAAATGAAATATTTGCTGAAATATTATTTGAAATAGCCGTTATATTTGCAACAGATAAGGTTGAAACATAAGCAGGCATAATCGCAAGAACTGTAGCAGTAGATGGAACATTTGTAGTCAACGTAACTGGACCAGCAGTATTAGCCAAAGGAACATTTGTAATCGCTCCTTGAACAGAAACAACACCAACCCATTTTGTTACACCATTAAAACTAAATTTAATCATAGAACCAACAGTAATCAAATAAGATGCTAAATTAAACCATCCAGTTGTCGAATATAAAGAAGCCGTTGATTGATTCCAAATCATTCCAGGAGGCGGAACAATATTTCCATTCAAAACATTTGCAATAAAAGAATTTTGAATTGCATTAATTGTAGTTTGTGAAGATAACAAAGGTTGAATATAATCATCAATCAAATTAGTAACAGATAAATTTAACGATGATGGTATTTCCGCATAACCATTAGCATTTTGTGAAAATATAATACCATCATCAGCAAAAATACTTAAATCTTGATAAAACCCAGTAGGGTCATTCAAATCAATATAACGAGATTGTCCAGAATATACTCTATTCAATGATTTTAATTTAACAGCCAAATTAGTTTGTAATGGAAACGTGTTATAATCTTGACCAGAAACCATTCTGTTCTGTGTTGCATAAACCAATGGGGCATTTTGTTGAATTGATGCAATAGATTCAGAAGCACTTGAATTTGCAATAGAAGATTGCAAACTGAATGTCATAGTTAATGTTTTTGAAGAACCAGCAGAATTAATATAAGTCAAATTTAAATTAATGTTGCTTATATCATTGGGATTAATTGTATATACCAACCCATTACTTACTCGATATGTTACCAATAAATTTCCAACAGGAGCATTACCAAAATTACCATCAGAAAATCTAATATTAATTTGGTCATTATCTTGTGTAATCACAGAATAAATATTTCTTTGGTCAGTCGATAAAGTATTATAAGTAATATTTTCATTCAACATTATCGGAACAGGCGTCCAAGTAATCAAAACGTTATTGCTATCATCAACCGTCTGAACCCAAACATCATTCTGATTAATATTCGAAGTCGTAACATTCAATAATTGGTTTTGAACAGGATTTGTAATATTAAATAATGTAGAATTTGTAGAACCTTGTTTGAATAAAACAAAAAATCCAGTTTGTGACGAACCATTTCCATTTCCATCATTTAAATAATAAAACTGAAACGCATTTGCAGGATTCGGTGTTCTTTCAAATAATGTTTGACCATTTGTAAAATCACCATTACAAATTTCAAAATTCATATTTGTGCCACTTACACTTGCAGAAAATCCATAATTGTTTTTTGAAGCAATAGAATTAAAACGATATGTTTGTGTCGTAATACCACCAATTGAACCATTTTGAATGGGAATACCAAAAGGATTAGTATTAACAAATGCATTATTCAAAATAGCAGTAAAACGTTCATACCAATTATTGTCATCAGGATTATTCCACAATATTGTCGTGTTCGCTAAATCAACACCAGAACTATCATAAACATCATCATTAGTTGATATAGCAACAAGTTTTAAAACACCTTGTGATGGAATATTACGACTTGGATTATAAGATAAAAATCTCGCAAGACGTAATACAGATTCTTTAGCTTGAGCAACTTCTAAAAAATTCTCTCTAACAGATAAATCAGTTTTAAATGCTAAATTACCAGCTAACCAAGAAAGTAAATCAATAATCGCAATAAATTCTGAATCAGCAATAAAATCATTATAAGATTCAGGATAATTTGTAATTATATAATTCTGCAACGCTTGATTAATACTTGGCGCATCAGATGCATTAAAATTTATTTGACTAAACGCTTGATATATTACTTGCCAATTTTCACCAGTAAATAATTCTGACGTGCGGGACGATATACTCAAAATTTTATTCCTTAATTACTATTAAAATATGCGTTCTCGTTCGCGTTGAAAGTTGCTTGGAACGTGCCTATTACGTTAAATGGTTGATATAACAACGTTAATTGAACAGTAATCCCGTTCTGTATTTCGTATATGTCAATACTTTGTTGAACTAACCTTGTGTCTAATGCAATAATTCTTTGTGCTTCAGAAATAATCTGCCCAGTTGTAAAATCATCCATTGGATTCATAAAATATTCCCAAATTCTACAGCCAAAATCTGGTCTCATAACTCGTTCACCAACACGAGTCCCAAATGCATATGTTAAATCCTGATTAATCAAATCAATATCATACAATGTAGAAGTGCCAGTTGAATAATAATTGGCAGAACCAAATCCAACAAAAACAAATTGGGTTTGTAATGAATTATTTAAACTCAAATAACTATTAATTCCAGTGCCACTCAATTTATAAAACCCTTTATTATATTTGTATTTATTTATCGAATAAAAACCATACAAAATAATAATTTATTCAAAATCTTTAGGGTCACCTTCCATATTAAAATTGATTCCTTGTGCTTTTAAATCTTTAATATAGTTTTTTAGATTATCAGTAAAAATAATTTCGTGTCCATTATCATTTAAATATTTTAATGGATTTTTTATTATTTTTCTTGATGTTGGTCTGCCAGGGTCATAAGAAAGTTTTTCTCCACTAGGCAAATCAATAAATTTATTATTTTTTGCCCATGTTGATAATATTGGTCTAGAATTCTTAATTTCGTTTTCATCTTTTTTATTGACTACAACGATCGATTTATTTTTATTTGAATCAAAATATTGTATCCATGTGATATGTCTGGGAATTACATAAGGTGCTGTGTCTCTTGCACTACCACCAAATAATCCCTTAGTAAGTTTAGTTGTTTTATACAAACTTGGTATTTTTTTATCTATAGCGCCAGAATGTGTCCAATCTTTATTATGATGATATACATTTAGAGATTTTGAAAAATCTCTAGGTGAACGATTAATATCGTTGTGGTCAATTCTCACAACTGATTCACAAATATCTGATTCAAATAAATCTGTTAATTTCATCTTATATTTATTTATTTCCCAAATAAATATGTGAGAAATAAATATCCTTATGACAACACATCTACAACTTAATCCTCCAATTCCTGTTTCAACTCAAATGGGAGATGGTTATGCACATTTTTTAATTGATTATGGTATAGAATACGATTTACTATTTGTTGTTGCTTTAAATGAAACTGGTGAATGCTGGACCCTTAATAATAAAGATATACGTTTTCAAAAAAATATTTCTATGGGTCGTAAAGAAAAAGGTAAATTCTAAATGCGGTTTTCTGAAATTCTTACAGAAAGCGATATCAGTTTTCAAGATGCTGATGAAAAATTAGCAAACGCTGGTTATCAAAGAATCGGTGGTGGAAAAGCAGGCGGAAAAGGACATTCAATCGTTTATCATAAACCAAATGACCAATTTGTTTTAAAATTATTTAATATCAATGACTCGGCGTATTTAGAATTTTTAAATTTTTGTAAACAAAATCCTGGTAATGAAAATCTTCCAGTATTCAAAGGAAAAATAGTAAAAATAAATTCTGATTTTCTTGCTATAAGAATGGAAAAATTAGAAGAAATAACAAATGACGATGACGAAGTTTATATAATTAATAATTTATTTTCTATTTTGGTTGCAATAGAAGAATATAAATTAGAACCAATGGAAGAAAATCATTTAGCAGAAAAATATAGAAGGAAACTTCTATTACAAGAATTGGAAAAATATAAAAGTCGTGTTCCTGATTCTTTGGCGTCTACGTTAGAAAAAATGGCAATTTTTATGATAAATAATGATTTGAAAGATGATCTAGCGCCATCAAATATAATGAAACGCGGAAATACTTACGTTTTCACAGACCCGTTTTATTAATAAATAAAATAAAGGGTTTAATATGTTAATTGAAGAGTTTTTTGATGATGAATTATTTTTAGAAGAAATAAAAAAATCTTCAATATTTTATCATGGAAGCAACGCTGTATTTCAATATTTTAACGTTGATGAAGATTCATTTTCTCTATTAGGAAAAGGAATATATTTTTATAAAAATAAAGAATATGCAAAAAAATATGGACCAAATTTATATAAAGTTGTTATTCCAAATTGGTTAAAAATAGCACCAAAAAATTATAAATTAAATGACACAGATTTAAAAAATATATTTTCCATATTTCCTTCAATTGTGATTCCAAACGTTGAAGGAAAATATAATTTTTTATGGTGGGCTACAGATGGCTATTCAATTATTAATGTAGATAGAAAAAAATTAATTTCAAGAATTTCTACATATTTTCAACATGTGTTAAATTTTGATGGTATGCTTACAAATTATCCAAATGGTGGTGATGTTTTAGTATTATGGAAAAATTATAATGATTTACAAATAACTTTGGAAGAAGCATCATTTGGTAAAACATTAGGTTCAGCAGCACTCGCATTAGGTTTAGGTATGGGTGGTAATTCATTATACAAATTCGCCAATCCACCAGCACCAGTTTTACATCACGCTGTTGCCCATACTTCCGATGAAGGCGATGCACCATCAATCAATACATTAGATACCATGATGCAAAGCGAAAAACCAAATCAATCGAATACAGTGCAACAAACTCCAGAACAAATCAAAAAAGCATTCATTCTTAAAATAAAACCCCTAATCGATAAAGAAAATGATAGTATTTTATCAGATAGAAATTTTCTTATCCATATTGAAAATAAGTCAAATCTAGATAATCATCAAACAGCAAAATTTCAATTAATATCCAAAAAATATGGGTCAAATGATATCAAGGAATTATTATCAAGAGTTGATGTAATTCCAACAGTTTTAACATTATCACAAGCCGCATTAGAAAGCGGATGGGGCAGTTCTAAATTTGCTGTAAATAATCATTCTTTATTTGGTCAAAAAGCTTCAAGAGATTCAAATGATTTTGCATCTTATGCAAATATAAATCAATCTGTTCAAGCTTATATGCATAATTTAAATACAAATCCTGCTTATAAAAAATTTAGACAAGCAAGATATTATATGAGAAAACATGGTGATGAATTAAATCCAATATTGTTAGCAAGAACATTGGTTGCATATGATTCTACTGGAAATAAATATACTAAAAAAATTCAAAATATGGTCAAAAACGTAATTCCAAAAGCCGAAGAATTAGCGTCAAGCGATGATTAATAAATTCATATTCATTGGTCTCCGCTTCCTAAAACTCCAATTGCTGCACCAGTAGATGATGCACCAGTAGCAGAAGTGGTTGAATTTGTAGATGCGCCAGTTGTTCCACTTGTTGATGTTGAGTTTTGTCTATCGCATGGTGCTGGCAATCCAGCTTGGGAATCATAAGCAGATGCTAATGCATTCATATGCCCTGTTAAGTTATTATAATAATCACCAACGGTTGGGTCACTGCCTAAATTAACTCCCGATTGGTTACCGTTGAGCCAAGACGGGTTGTTTTGAATATTATTGTATGTTCCAGATGGTAAACTTGAAATAGGTGCATTTGGATTTGTCGCAACAGCATCAATAACTGTTGTTGCGCCGCCAGGACCGAGTAAATGACTAAGGTACAGATTCCCAGCAGATGAAGAATTTGCAACACCATTATTAGACAAAGTTTGTGCATTTTGATTTGCATATAAACCACCAGCAGTGGCGTTTGCTACTGGGTCTGTAATATTACCTTCTGATAAATTATATTGACTTCCATACTTAGTTACCATTTCGGTCCATGTTCTTCCTTCAAATTGAAACATTCCAGTGGCACTTGAAGGATTATATGCATTAGGTTGAAAACCAGATTCTACTTGTGCAATAGCAGCCATGGTTCCAAAATCTGCACCCGATGCTGCACTGCCTGCTTTAATAGCATTCCAAGATTCTGTTGGAACAGGTACAGTTGATACTCCGCTTTGGCATCCCGCTGCCAAATTTGTTTTGATATTTTGATTGCCAGTTCCGGTTGCAACAGTTTTAGTTACTGTTCCTGTTGCACCACCAGCCGAACCTTGTCCTTGATTTGGTGGAAAATCTGCTTCACCAGATGTTAATGGCACACCAAATGCTGGATGCACTGAAGACGCTGGTTCGTGTGTAGGCATTCTACTAACAATGCTTTCTAAAGTTGATAATGCTCCTGATTGAATATCTGGTAAATTCTTTGGTTGAGGCACAACCGCAACATTTGGATTTACATTTGGTGCATTACCAGAATTATCTAAAATATTAATTGCATTTCTTACAATATCAGCACCAACACTTTCTGTTAAATTACCACCTGTTTGTGTTGCAAAATCCCCACTTACACTTAAATTAAAATCAGAACCAACCGTTAAACTTGTATTGTTCACAGATGATAATACCAATTGATTTCCAGAACCAAGAACAATATCATTCGCTGATTGGATATTAACATCTTGTGCAGCTTTTAATAAAATACTTCCACCAGCATCAAAAATAATATTTCTATCGGCTCTTACATTAAAATCTTGTTGTGCACGAATAGATACAGAATTTGCTGAATATACATCTACACCAGCATCAGAAACTTCTAACCAAGCATTACCTAATTTAGAATTTATATAAACCATACCAGTGGTTTCATCGATTAAAATTTGTGTCCCACTTCTTGTTCTTAATCTAATAAATTCATTTTCTGGATTATCATCAACATGAATTGTATTGCCACGTGGTGTAAGGTATCCAAAGACCGCTGAAGGGGCTTCCCTTCTTGCTGACGTAGATGATGGTCCGCGTTCAGGGTCAGCCTGTAGCCCCTCTGTAACCAGTCCATTTGCCAATGGCGTGAATGGCGGTCTTCTCGGATTATCTGGGTCTGTTTGATTTATTTTATTATATTCAACAACAGGTGGAAGATATGTATTGCCAGCAGTTTGTGTTGTAGGAATATTACAAGCAATTCCAGGAATCATATGGTTCATGTTTTGTTGATAAACACATGCAAACCAATATCCTCTTGATATTTCACCATTAACAAAACAAACCAATACTTGGTTATTAATATCTGGCGGAATTCCCCACCAACCATAAGATTGTTGTGAACCAGACATTGTTTGTGATGAACCATTAACATCTGCTGGATTTGTTGCACCAGCAAACATGCTTGCATATGAAACAATAATCCACCCATTTGGGTCATCAGCAGATGAAGAACCTAATTCTGGAATCCAAACTTTTAAGCGCCCCATGCGTTGTGCATCAGAATTTTCTTTAATGAAACCCAAATAAATCGAATTATTTCTAATTTTCATTGAATCAGAAGTGGTATTATATCCTCTTGGCACTCTACTATTAGCAACCATTGTTAATCCATCCATTTTCTAAAATTAAAGCATTTCTTGTATCTCTTGCTTCTTCTTTTGTTTTGAAACCTTGTTTTCTAATTCTTTTTTTGTTTATACTAATTTGAAAAGCCCAATTATTGTTTTTATAGAAAACTCCAGTAAATTCATTTTTAGATTTTGTATTAAAAGAATTTTCAGAATGAGAAATTTTTCTTAAATTTTCAAATCTATTATCTGCTCTGTTACAATTTATATGGTCAATTACAAATCCTGGTGGATTTGACCATTCTCCAGTCATATAATACCAAGCTAAAATGTGAGAAAAATATGGTTTTTCATCTATGTGAATAACATTATAACCAGCAGTTGTTATGTTGCCTTTGAGCAATTTGCCATTTTTTTTAAAATACCATTTCCCCGTTTCTTTTTCATAAAAATATCTTTCTAATAAATTTTCTCGTGAGATTTTTTCTTGTCTTTTTTCATTTTTTATTTTTCTAACTTTTTCAAGTTCTTCTATATCTTGTTTTGGAATATTTTTTAAATAATTTTCAAGAATATTTTTAGCTTCTTCTAAAGTTTTAGACCATCCAACATTTTTTGTTTTATATCTAATTTCATAACCATATGTATCTTCGTAAATCCATTTGTGTCCAGATGATGGTAATTTTGCATTGTTATTATTTTCTAACACTGAAACATCTCTTAAATTAGAAATTCTATTGTCCAATCTGATATTGTTGATATGGTCAATTGTATTTTCAGGAAATTTTTTATACGCAAAAACCCAAGCAAGTCTATGAGCAAACCACGTTGATTTAAATAAACGTATTGTTAAATATCCATAATCTGAAATACTACCAGCTTTTTTTCCAGCATATTTTTTATTGAAACCAGATTTATCTTGTAATCTTTTTTTCCAAACAAACTCCCCCGTTTCTGGACTATAATCCAAAAAAGTAATTAAAATTTCATAAGATATATTTTTTTCTCGTTCCTTATTTAATTTCATAATTTTTAATCTTTTTATTTTTATTATTTTATCAAAAATTTATATTAAAACACAATATAAATATTATCCGGCAGGGTCATCACCAATATCTGGATTAATTGTTGCAGAAGTATTATCAACTGGTGGTGCCACTGTTGGTGGTGGTGGTGGCGCTTCTGGTGGTGGTAATGGCGTAGATTGTTGTTGTGGTGATGAACTTGCACCAGTATCGCCTTGCGAACCATCTGGTAGAGTTGAAGATGTAGATAATCCTTGTGCGTTTAATAGGCTGATTAATGGTTGTCTTTTACCTGTTAATGTTTGGGTCATTTGTCCGTCTTCAAATGTATTTTTTATTTGAGTAATAATATAAACACCAGTATATGCTTCATCTTTTTCTAATTGTGGTTGGTATATATTGCTTTGATTTGATGATACTTGATATGGAATATTGAATGCCAATACAAAATTCATTTCTCCAAATAATTGTGATGGTTGATATGATTCTGCTGGTGGTGGTGTTCCTTTACCCCTTAAATAAACACATTTGGATAAATTTGTTTCGCCCAAAAAATAAGGGTCCAATTTGATAGTTAAATCTATTGACATTAAAGGATTTGCTGAATAATCATACATTTGATTTAATACTGCGCCTAATAATGTTCTATCATTATCAAGATCATTTACAAAATTTATTCCTGTTTGTTCGGTTACGTCTCGATAACTTTGGCTAAATGTAACTGGAAACATGAATGTGCCATATGTTCCTCCTTGTGATATTACTAAATTTTCTGCAAATGAAACCGAATTTGCTGGAACTGAAACTTCTGGTATTGATGTATTATTTGATTTATTAAACGCATTTGTTGTTGCTACCCCAACATTTCCTGTAGAATTTGCTACGGAACTAATATTGGCGGATACACTTTCCAATGAAGAATTTAGTTTTGGTGTAGCGAGAAGTTGAACTTGATTAGTTGGATTTTTTAAATTATATGATGCCGCTGTTTGATTATAATTTGTTATTTGTGGTAACAAATTATTAACAGTTTGAGCATTATTTGAATTATTTGAAGTAGTTGCATCACTTGAATTAGATAATGAATTTTGTCCTAAAGCTGATGTAGCTTCTTGCATTAAAGAATTTAATTGTGGTAAAAGAACTGTTTGAATTTGTGTTGCTTGTGAATACAAAATAGCCGATTGGCTTAATTTTGCTGTTGCAGCAGTTTGTTGATTTGTTGCGTTTTTTGGACTATTTGCGCCAATACTTTTACCAGGGGCAACAGAAGCAGCGTTGCTTAATAAACCATAGTTGGTTGGTAATACAGCATTCCATTTAGCATTTAATTGTATATTCAAATTCAAAATTTCAGTATTTAATCCAGTATAAATGTATTCGTATTTTTTCTGTAACAATCCTCTTTTGATTAAATTTGTTAATGCTTGTTGGGACGTTTGGTTTTGGGTTTGTATAGGAGACAATATTGGATATTGTGTATAATATGGAATAATATTAAACGTTACAGTAATAATATATCTACCTGAGATTATATTATATCCTGTAATAATAACGGTAGGAATTGTTCTAAATATGATACTTTCTGATGGTTGTGTAGAACCAGAATTTGATTCTCCTGTATATGGATTTTTGCCCCCAATACCAAGAGTTTGCCCTTGTTTTGTTGCACCAATAGCAGATTCAATTATTTTTTCAATTGTTACTCCTGGCTGAATATATCCTCTAATATAACCATTTTCTAATTCAGTATCTTTTGTTTGTTGTGGTTGAACATTTGGATAACTTGGGTCAATGATTTGAAATGTTGCCGGGTCTGCACCATTTGCAATATTATCATATGAAGATGTTCCATTTAATTGAATTGGAAAAAATTTAAATGCAGGAATATCATTTTTTGTGTCGCCATATGATACATCTTGATTACCATATCGTGTTGCCCAACTGGCTGTTAATGCCGCACCAAGATAAGTAAAATATTCTCCTAACGTATTTCCTGTTGCACTAATTGTTTCTGGAACAGCATGAATTTCATCATCCAATGCCATACTATCACTCAAAATCAACGTTAACACATATGTTCCACCACCAGCATCAATTGAAATATCAATATCAGTAATTTGCACTTCCCAAATCCATCTATCACCTTGTTGTAAAGTTAAAGGGAATGCTGTTGTTGAATTTGGAAATGATGATGGAAATATATTGGTTACTTGATTACCAGATGTATCATAGGCTTTAAATGTCAATTCAAGATAATAAAAACAATTTTTAAAATTACTATTCGCAACAGCATCAGATGCAGCTTTCAATGCAGTTAAAAAACTACCCCCTAATGGTTCAACGATTGTCATTGTAAATGTTCCAATGTTGACATTTCTGGTATCAATATTTGGACCAATCATTGATATAAATTCTACATTTTTAATATTGTAAATTGTTGCACCAGATTCAGCCACAATAACTGTAGATATTTTTCCATTATTAGATGATGCAACACCAATTGGTTGATTTGGGTCTGGAATAATCGCATTAAAAAATTCAGCAGATGTTGGTGGTGTTTTAACAGTTTCATATAAATTTATATCATTCAATGTAAAAAATCGAAAATGATAAGTAACATTTTGATATAAATTTAAAATGTTAGGTGTTCCAGAACCATTCAAAATAGCTTCTGTAATGGCTGTAGCAGCCGCTTGTGAAACAAATTGATAAGAACCATTAGAACCAGTAGGTGACCCGCCAGAATCGCTTGAAGCTGCTTCTGGTGGCGTTGTATTTGGTGATGGTAATGGAGATGTTGTTCCACCAGGAGCAGAACTTGGTGGATTATTTAAAACTGCATCAGCGGTTGCTTGTGTTTGTGTTCCGCCATTGGCTAATGTTGTTTGAACAGCTTGATTTGCTGCTTGTTGTTGAGATTGTCCAGTCGAACCACCAGTAGATACTATATTGCCGTTATTTGTATTGTCATTCGGAACTAATTTTCCAACATATCCTTTTGGTACACCTGTGCTCATCCAACCACTCTTTTAACATAACTTGCCGAGGGCACAATTATTGTTAAACCTGTAACGAAATTCCAAATAGGGTCTTTTCTTAAAAACGGATTACGAATACAAAAAATCCAATAATAAACAGGTGTTCCATACAAATCAAAACTCAAAGTATCTGGTCTATAATTATGTCTTGGTAACAAAGTATAAAAACTATCACCACTATCTGGTGGAATTGGTTTGTAAACCCAATTTTGTAAATACGAACTTGTCTGTAAAGTATTTGAATATGGTGATGATGCAGGATAAGAAATTCTTGACATTTAAATCCAACCGCCTCCTGTTTTCATTAATGCGCCACTTCTAAATTGATTTAAATCAAATGCAGTTGACATATTATAAGGTGTTTGTTGCACTGTTAAACTTATTGATAAATCCAACAATGATGGTAATTTTGTTATTCCACCAGATGAATCAGCAATATCAATTGTATCAACTTCTGGTGAATAATTCCAAGAATGACCAGTTAATATACATGGCAGATTATTAAACATATATGTTCCGTATCCATTCAAAATTAAAATAGGTGGCGGCAATCCTGCTGTTCCTGAATTTGCGGCTGCTTGTCCAAAATACATTTTAGATACTGTTCTGAAAAAATGTATGACTGCTAACATATACAATCCTTCATATTGATTTTGGATTGTAAAATTACCTTCAATTGTTAATTTAACACTCGGTGTTCTTTGATATGCATTATAATCTTGGTTTGTATGAACCAATCCACCACCAACTAAACTATAATCAACATCCTGACTAAAAGAAATATTTGGTGAATATGGAAACAATACACCATTCGTAACAATCAATGGTGCTAATATTCCACTATAATATCCAGTACCACTTGGCACACCAGAATTATTTGAAGCAGATGATGTGTTAGTTGCTGTGGCATTGCCTTGATATTGTGATAATTGCGAGGCTGAAAAAATGCTTGTATTTGCTGGTGTTGCGGCTGCTGCTGCTGCATTAGATATTGCAGAAGCGGTTGCACCACCAGCAGGAGCAATAACAACTCGCATATCTCTTGATGCTTTAGATGTGCTCGCAATTAATGAACCACCACTAACACTTGATAATAAATTTTGTGCTGAAGGAAATGTTGAATTAATATTTGTTGAAGATGTTGAAACGCCACTGCTATTTGGTGCATTACCAGCAGCTTGTAATGCTTCATATTCTGCATTAGGTCCAACAAAACCCAATGCTCCATTAACATTACCACCAGTTCCAGTAACACCATTTATTGTAACAGGAAATGTGCTTGGTCCAAATATACTCATTTTATTTAAAAACTCTTTGAATTATAATGATATTTATATTGCAAATTAAATATAGTTTTAATTATAATGTTATTGCAACGAAATAGTGTATGCAAAATTAAAGGAATTGAATTAATTTGGAAAAAATTAAGTATATAACTAACAAAGAATTATTATCTGAAATTCACAAAAGTAAAGTTTCATATAGTTTTTTTGAAAAAGACGAATATAGTAAATTTCATATTATTGTAACAGATTTAAAAAATATAACAGAAGAAATGAAAGATGCTGTATTAACAAAAATAAATGCTAAAGCTGAAGTTAAATTAAAAAAAGAAGATTTGGTATATCGTTTAATGACAGATTCGCATATTCCAAATGACCCTGATGGGAAAACAAGAAAACGTGGTTTAGGAACAACTGATGCAATAAGAACAGTTTTTCCACCATTTCAACATTATATTTTTGAAAATGGTGTATATCGAGAAGTTGGTCGTTCACATTGGATTGGTAGTATTTCTAATGGTGAGTTTTGTGGTGACCAAGGCATGATTTCTAAAAGATTAGCATTGATGATTATGTTGTTAGTAGAACGATATGCTAAACGTGGTAACTGGAGAAATTATTGCTTTGACAAATTTTCTGAAGCATTGACCCAACGTGGTTGGTTAAAATATGATGAGATAACCACTGATGATATTATTTTATCATATGAGTTAGAAACAAAAAAACTAAAATGGTCAAAAATAAAATCAATATATCGCAACCATTATGAAGGAAAAATGTTTCACTTAACTGTTCGTGGTATGGATGCATTAGTAACTCCTGGTCATAGATTTATTACTCAGGATGGACCAAAAGAAGTAGATTATCTTTTAGAAACAGATAAAGTTATTATGGTGGGTTCTGCGGTTGATGGACCAAAAGAAAAAACATATGATGATGCATTTGTTGAATTATTGGGATGGATGGTTACTAAAGGTTGTTTTGATAATTCAAGACAAAATCCTTCCACATCACTCTATCAAAATGAAGGAATATATGCAGATAGAATTAGAAATTGTTTGAATAATTTAAATGAAAAATTTACAGAAAGTTATAGAAAAAATAGAAAAAATATAAATGTTTGTTTTAGACTTTCAAAAAATATGAGAAATAAATTATTAGAAGTAATTGAAAACTCAAAAGAAAAAAACAAAGTTTTAAAATATGATTTTATTTTATCATTAACAAATGAACAAAGAGAATTGTTAATGAATGCCATGATTGATGGTGATGGTTGGAGAACAAAAATTGGAAATGGTTTAAATATTGGATATTGTCAAAAAGACAAAGCACATGTTGATGCATTTGTATTTCTTTGCACTTTATGTGGTCATCGTGTTGCTTATAAAAAGAGAGATATTATTACAGAAACAAATAAATTAGAAAGCCATATTTACAATGTTAATTTCTTTTCAAAACGTGCAAATCATTCACGTGTTGAAAATATTGATTTTCATGGTGGAAAAAATAATGGCAAAATAAAAGGGCGCGGAAAGCATAATCATCCAAATGAACCAACGGTTGATTATTCTGATATTGTTTGGTGTCCAGAAACAGAAAATAACACTTTAATGGTAAGAAGAAATGGGACAGTATTCCTTACTTTCAATACGTATAACGATGAAATGCGTGGAAATGCTTTATTACAATTATCTCAAGTTGCTTTACAATTTGATGAATCAAAATCTGATAATCCTTTTGCTTTTTATACACAAATTATTAAAAATTCATTTCGTAGAGTGTTAAATTTAGAAAAACGAAGTCAAGATATTCGCGATGATTTATTGACTGTTGCTGGTGCTACACCGAGTTTCACAAGACAAGTTGAAAATGAAATGGAACAACATGCTGCTAATGAAAAACCAATTGAAGAAATAACAACAGTTAAAAAACGCGGAAGAAAAGCTAAAAGTTAATTAGTAATGCAAACAAAACTGCTTCTGTTTTATCTTTGAAACAGAAGCAGTAATATGAAAATTCCCAATCACTTTTGCAATTTTCTTCACACCAATTCAAATATAATTACGATATATTATTAGTTTGCTATCAATGCAAACATCGTTGCTTCTGTTTTATCTTTAAAATAAAAACTACCAAATCCATGTTCCCAGTTGTTTTTGCAATTTTCTTCACACCATTCAAGCAATTCATCAATAATAAAGTTTGATATATCCACCTGAATGTATCCATCGACTGAATTTAATATTATTGAATATGCAAACATTATTTAGTCCTTTGTGTGAACACTTTTTTGAATCTGATTACCTTCAAACCAATAAAAACAACCTGATTTTTCAGTAAACTTCTCGATTTGTAAATCAATACCTTCTGGGGTTGTAGTAGCCCAAATATCGTATTCTTCAAATCTTATAGGTAATCCAAAAAAATTAGATACTTGTGGTTTTAAAGTCGAAGGATTTTCTTTAAGATATTGTTTTACTTCTTCTACAGTTTTCATATTAACCTCTATTTTCATTTTCTACTGGAAATAAGCGTGATTCTGCTAATTCAATAGATGATAATTTTTTAAATCCACATCCTTGGCATCGACATGGTTTCCAAAGTTTTTTAAACCAGTTCATCATGTTCATATCTTACAATAATAATGTGAACAATGCCAAATCTTCTTTTGATTTAAAATAGAAAACTGGATTGTTATAATACATAGTTCCTAATCTCATTCTAAGATTATATCTGACACACCATGGGTTTTGAATTATTTGATTACAAGCTATTACTGCATCATATACGGTAGTTGATTTTTGTAAATTATAAAACCAAGGAGAATAAAACATATCATGATAATTAATCAATTCTCTCAAAATTATATGATAGCCAGAATTAGAATGGTCATCAAATCCAATTGCCAAATATTTTTGCAAAAATCCTGACAAATCTTTTTTGTAAATATCAACAAATATATTATAATAATTTTCTTTAAAAATCAAAGAATCAAATTTAAAATCTATATTATTTAAAATATAATTCTTAAAATATAATCTGTTTTTTCCAGATAATAAAGTTATTGTTGTGTTTCTATTGGTTTTTTCAATGGGAGTATTTGACAATTTTTCAAGGAAAGCCATCCAAATATTTTTTTCCATTTTTGTCCAATCTTTTACAAAAGAGCAAAAATATTCTAATTCTTTTTTATTTCCAGGATGTTTAATTGGGTTAAGAAAATCGGGAATCATTATTCAATACAAATAAAGCAGCATCCGTTTTATTTTCAAAATAAAAACATCTGTGTCCAAAATTAAAATTCCAATTTGATTTGCAATTATTTTCACACCAAAATACATAAATTTTACATTTTTTTAAAAAATCATAATATTTACCCAATGGTGGTATCTGATTAGGATTAAGATTTACCTTAAATGTATTTTCATCATTTGATGAATTTTTGTGGTAATGCAAGTCATAAACTAACTTATTAATATGTTCTTCTATCATGACTACACAAATATCAGAAGTAAAAAATATTTTCAATTTAAATTTACTGTCAAACCATATAAATTCTAATTTCATTTAAACAAGAGAAAATAAAATGTTAATTATTGATAAATTATATCATGGCGAAATTCAAATGAAAACGATAATGTTCTTGATAATTGCATGGGAAGTGGCACAACTGGCGTTGCTTGTAGGTTAGAGAAACGAAATTTTATTGGAATAGAAAAAGAAGAAAATTATTTTAATATAGCAAAAAATAGAATAGAAAAAACAAAACCTTGGAATTTTTTTCCAGATTAGTATTCAATTTAAATTGACTTTCAAACCATATAAATTCTAATTTCAAATTATATGGAGAATAATAAATGATAATTCTTGACGAAATTCAATTAGATTTCAAAGATGTATTAATTAAACCACAGAAAAGTAATATTTCATCAAGAGCAGAAGTTGATTTAACAAGAACTTTTAAATTTAAACATTCACCATATACTTTAACATCGATTCCAATTGTAGCAGCAAATATGACAGGAATTGGAACAATTTCTTTAGCAAAAGCATTATCTAAACATAAATGTATGACTGCTTTACATAAACATTATCCAGCTAGAGAGTTAATTCAATTTTTCTTAAATGGTGGTAACAAAAATGCTCAAGAAAGATTTGAAAATCCACCAGGAAATACATTTTATTCTATGGGAATAACCCAAAAAGATATTGAAAAATTTGAATATGTATTATCAAAAACAGGTTATTGGAATGAAGAAAAAGCAAATGGTATTAAAATGATTAATATCGATGTTGCAAATGGCGGCATGCAAGTTTTCATAGATTTTTGTAAAATGATGCGTGATAAACATCCAAATTTAATTATCATGGCTGGTAATGTAGTTTCTGGAGAAATGACAAGAGAATTACTTTTGAATGGTGTAGACGTTGTTAAATGTGGTATTTCTGGCGGTTGTTTTGTGTCTGGAACACAAATAACAACATCTACTGGATATAAAAATATCGAAGACATTAAAATTAACGATATTGTTTTAACCCATACCGCATCATGGAAAAAAGTATCAAAAACATTTATTCATGAACACCATAAAAAAATATTAAAAATAAATGAAAGAATAAAAACTACACCAAATCATGAATTTTATGTGGTTCATAAAAAATATCTTGGTATTTTAAATGACGATAATATAGATTCCTATGCAAAATGGGTGTCAGCAGAAGAACTATCTAATGAATTTTTAATGTTAGAATTGAACACAGAAGTAGTTTGATGCCAGAAGAAGAAAAAACAGCAAGAGGTAAAAAAATATCTCCAAGATGTATAGAATATTGGATAGATAGATTTGACATGAATCCAGAATCAGCAAAATTAATGGTAAGCAATTATCAAAGCGATGTATCAAAATCATGCACAGATAATTCAAAAAAAAAAAAATAAACACAAAAGAAAGTTTTATTGATAGACATGGTGAAATAGAAGGAACAAAAAAATGGGATGCTTATATAGAAAAACAAAAAAATAATAAAAAAATAGAGGAAAATGGGGCAAAAATCAAAGAATATTAAGAGACGAAAACAGAAATACAATTTATTATTATGATTTTTCATATAGAGACAAAATAATAGAATTTGATGGAGATTATTACCATGGGTTAATCGAAAATAAAAAATTAAGAAGCGATAAGGATATAGAAAAAGTTAAATTACGTGATATACAAAAAAAAGATTTTGCAAAATCATGCGGATATCAATTATTAACTATTTTAGAAACTGATTTTAGAAAAGATCCATTTGGTATTTTTGAAATATGTAAAAAATTTTTATTAGGAGAAAAAAATGTTAACTAAATTTAAACTTGTTGAAATTACTTTAATAGAAGAAGAAGAAATTAATGAAAATACTTTTGATTTTGAAGTAGAAGATGACCATAGTTATATTGCTAACGATTTAGTTGTTCATAATTCCGCTTGCACTACTCGTAAATTATCTGGTGTTGGTCGTAGTCAATTATCGACCATTATAGATTGTTCTGAGGCTGCCTATGATGTTGGTGGTATGATTTGTTCAGATGGTGGTTGTACCACACCAGGAGACGTTGCTAAAGCTTTTTGTGGTGGTTCTCATTTTACAATGCTTGGTGGAATGTTAGCTGCTCATTCTGAATCTGAATTAGAATTAGTTGATGGGAAATATAAATTCTTTGGTATGTCTTCCGAAGAAGCCATGAAACAATATTCTGGCGGTGTTGCGAAACACAGAGCAGCAGAAGGTAAACTTGTATTATTAAATGATAGAGGACCAGTAGAAAATACTATTTTAGAAATACTTGGTGGTTTGCGTTCATGTGGAAGTTACATAAATTGTAATAAATTGCAATATTTTTCATATAATGCTGTTTTTTACAGAGTTACAATGCAAACCAATGATGTTTATGGTAAATCTTGAAATTGCTAAAAAAATTTTCTGCAAAAAAAATTTAATAAATTTACAACGTTCCATCTCAAAAACTTTGAAAATCAAAACAAAAATACCGTTCTAAATATTTTTTTCAAGTAATATTTTGTGCATACTTGTTTACTTAATACATTAAAAACACGTCCTCCGAATAAATAGAAATAACAAATAAAAAGACTTTTTGGAGGTCAAATAATAATGTCTGAAAATTTAATTTCTCCTGGTGTGCAAGTTACAATAACTCAAAGTCCGAGCACCGGACCAGCAACAACTGGCACTGTACCGCTGATAATCATGGCAACAGCCGCCAACAAAACATCACCTTCTGGTTCAGGTATAGCCCCATACACTGTGCCGTCGCTTGCAAATCAATTATATCTTGCTACATCGCAACAAGATTTGCTAACAAATTTTGGTAATCCAGTTTTTCCATCTGTGCAAGGCACACCCGTTAATGCTTCAGAATTAGCAGAGTACGGATTACATGCTGCTTATTCATATTTGGGTTTATCAAATCAATGTTATGTTCTTCGTGCAGATATTGATTTAAATTCGTTACAACCATCAACATCTGCCCCAACATCACCACCAGCATATGGTACATATTGGTTTGATTTAACTGACACCACTTTTGGTGTTTTTATGTCAAACGGTAATGCGCTTCCTGGTTCTGCTTGGGTATCTCAGAAAGTGTTGGTTCCAACAATTAATCAAATCAATAGCTCAACATTTGTTCCATTAACAAGTTTCGGTGTTAATGGAAATCTTGCTATTGTTCCTTGGACTTCTAACAATCTTCTTTATCAAAAAATTGGTGGTACTTGGTATCAAGTTGGAACAACTCAATGGTTAGCACAAAATCCAACAACTGTTGTTGGTGGCACATCTCCAAGTGATGCAAATGTTGGCGAGACTTTTTCAATTAATGGCACAACAGTAACTATAACATCTCCTGGTAATTTAACAAGCGTTATTTCAAATATTAATAACGCAACAATACCAAATATTACTGCATCAGTAGTTAACAGCGCGTTGGTTATTACAAATACTGCTGGTGGTCCAATCACGATAGCCAATGTTTCTGGAAACTCTTTAAACGTTCTTGGTTTAACTGCTGGCACAACTAATGGTTTATCAGTTTATTATACTAACAATGCATCTTATCCAACAAATTCAACTGCTGGTTCGATTTGGATTAAGGGAAGTGTTTCCAATAATGGCGCAAATTGGATTGTAAAATATTATAGTTCTGCAACAAATTCATTTATTACATTATCAACACCATTTTATCAATATGCTTCCACATTATCTGATGGCACAACTGGTAAAGATACTGCTGCATTAGCTGGTTTAGGTTCAGGTATTTCGGTTGGCAATCTTTATATTGGATATGACCCATCAACTGGTTCACAACAAATTAGACGTTGGAATGGAACTTATTGGGCAGCGTTGAGTTATGAAGCAGATGTTGTTGCACCAACTACCGCCCCGGCGGCTGGAACTTATTGGTATAATGCTGATGTTCGCGCAGATATTATGTACGGGTCTGGAGAAAATTGGGTAGGTTATCGTTCACAATTCCCATTAACTGACCCCAACGGTGTTCAAATTTCTGGCAGTGCGCCAACATCACAAAGCACTGGTGGCGCATTGGTTGATAATGATTTGTGGCTTAATTCTTCTAATACAGAAAGCTATCCTTTAATTTATCGTTACACAGCATCAACATCTTCTTGGACATTAATTAATAATGCAGATAATACATCTCCTTTTGGAATTGTATTTGCTGATGCAAGACAAGATTCTGGACCATCATATGCCGGAGCCACAGGAACGTATACGTTTGGTTCTCAATTATCTGCTGATATGGCAATTTCAAGTTTTGTAGACCCTGATTGTCCCGACCCTCGTTTATATCCTGCTGGCATGCTTTTATTCAATTCACGTTATGCTTATGGTAACGTTAAAGAATGGAATCCAACATATTTTAATGCTGGTGGCTATGACCCTAATACTGATTATACAGTTTCTACATATAATATTGGTGATACAGTATTTCCAGTTTTAGAATCAGCATCGCGTTGGGTTACTGCTTCTGGCAATCAAGAAAATGGTGCGCCTTATTTCTTACGTAAAGCGCAACGTATTATGGTTGTTCAATCATTGGCTTCTTGTATTAGCACTAACCAAGATATTTTATCTGAATTAGTACGTTACAATTTAATTGCTGTTCCTGGTTATATTGAATTGTTATCTGACATGGTAACATTGAATACAAATCAAAACGAAGTATCATTTATTGTTGCTGATACTCCCGCAAGATTAGACCCAAGCAGTAATTCAATTGCAAACTTTGCTAATAATACAGCAAATGTTCCAATCGATAGTGAAGATGGTTTAGTTACTCACTCAGATTATGCTTGTATCAGTTATCCTTGGGGATTAGGACAAGATACTTCTGGTAATTCTGTTATGGTTCCACCATCAACTATGGTATTAAGAACCATTGCATATTCAGACCAAATTTCTTATCCATGGTTTGCGCCTGCTGGCTTCACCAGAGGATTAATTACAAATGCAACATCAGTTGGATATTTAACATCTGGTGGAACATTCCAACCTGTTATTCTTAATCAGGGACAACGCGATACATTATATTCAAATAGTATTAATCCTATTGCATACATTCCTGGACGTGGATTGGTTCTCTATGGACAGAAAACTCTTGCAACAGATTCAAGTTTATTAACAAGAATAAACGTTGCACGTTTAGCTAATTATGTCGCTTACCAACTTGACCAAATAACTAAACCATATTTGTTCGAACAAAATGACAATATAACAAGAACAGCAGCGGGCAATACGGTTTCACAGTTTTTATCTAACCTTGTTGGCATGCGTGCAATCTCTGATTTTGCCGTTATTTGTGATTCTTCAAATAACACAGCGGCAACACTTGATGCTAATCAATTATGGATTGATGTTTTGATTTTACCGTTGACTGCTGTTGAGTTTATTTACATACCAGTTCGTATTGAATCAAATTCTTCATATAATACTGCTGCTACAACATCAACAACAACATCATTACCAAATAATATTAACGTTTCACAATAAAATAAAAAAATAAACATAGATTAAAAACCCCGCAATATTGCGGGGTTTTTAATCATTTTATCATATATTAGATAATTCCTTTTTTGCTTTGGAAGTTATTTGGTAAAACGTTTTTGGATTAAATGGCAAATTTCTCATACATAAAAATTTCATAATACCTTTATTGGTTAAATTTCTATTATTAGAAATTAAACTTTTCACAACTTTATATGTTTCTTCTCTTTTAAGAGTCAGTTCATTCTTAATATAAACGGATTTTAAAGGCTTATTAATTTTAGGCAGTCTTGGCATAGATTTTTTATTTAAACCCGTAGACGGCTTTCCTTTGCCTTTTCTAATAGCAACTGGTTCTTCTGTTGCATTTTTCCAAGATTTGCCAGAAATTGCATGAATTAATGATGTTTTGGTTATGCCTCTTTTTTCGGCTCTTTCATCATAAGATGCATTTGGGTTTTCACGAAAATATTTTCTATCTTCATTTACAATATCGATAGTTATTTTATTATTTCTACCGGATGAATATCGATAAGATTTATTTCTTTTTGAGTTGCGTGTTGAATTGGTTGTTAATTCAAGATTACTTAAATTATCATCTGACAAATCTTCTGATTTGTGTCCAACACCATATCCTTCTGGTATTTCACCATTAGCATGCAGCCATATAGCTCGTGCTCTTGTAATTCCTTTTGCTTTGGAATTTAAAGTAAAAGATATAATCCAAATTTTTTTAGATTTACTTCCTATTTCTTTACCTTTTCCATTATAAATCTTTCCATTATCCTTATCAAAAACAAATCCGTTTTTTTCAGCATGGATAAGGAAAGATTTATCAATTTCAGTTAGCATCGGATTTCTTTTCTGATTGATTTGGAAATATTGATGATAGATGCATCAGTAAATGAAATCCTTCGCATTTGAAGAAATTTCATTATACCAAAATCAGAAATATTATTGTTGTTAAGCAAAATGCTTTTGACAATTCGACGCAATTCTTCCGTGTTTTGTTTAACTTTTATATCAACAACATGAACCTGTTTTTTAACTAGATGGTTAATGATTGGTGCTTTTTCTGTAGTTACTTTTTCTGTAGTTTTAACTGAAGGTTTGCTAACTCGTGGTCCGCGCACACGTGGCTTCTTTTCCGTCAAAATTTCTTTTTTGCGAAACACAGGCGGTTCTTGCGCATCTTTCCATGTTTTACCTTGCAGGGCAAAAACCATCGATGTTTTAGAAACACCATATTTATTTGCAAGTGTCTGATAAGAAATTAGACTATTTTCTCTAGCGATAATGCGTGCTTCATTGACTTGATTTAAAGTCATTTTACCAAACATTTGACGAATTTTATCAGCCTGTTTATTATTTTTTAAACGGCGAGCACTTGATTCTATGCTTCGCATAGAAAGATTAGTTAGATGAATATTTTTAATATTATCATCTGTTAAATCTTCTGAAATATGAGATGGCTGAAGACCTTCTTCCACATAACCATGAACGGAAAGCCAAATTGCTCTACATCTCGCAATACCAAAAGTTTTTCCATTTGTACAATAGTAAAAAATTATATTTCTTTTAGTTTTGGTTCCTAAACTTTTACCTTTGGAATCCAAAATAAGACCATTTATTAAATCAAAAGAATAATTTCTTTCTTTTGCATGTTCAAGAAAAAATTTATCTTTTTCATGAATCGAAATATCTGAAGTAAATTGTTTAGGCATAGTCATATTCCCAAATTAGTTGATATAAAAATGAATCACATATCCAACAATCAAAATCGTTGTTATTTTTATTAATGGTTTTTTTATTGTATCATTCCAAATTTTATCATCTGGGTTTGGGCGCGGTGATGAACGGAACATTTGAACAAACATTTGCAATACGATTGCATACAAAATCGTTATTTGTTTGAAATTGAAAATGGGCATAATAAACCATTTCCAATATAGAACAATAACCCAAGCTTGATAGATTATAAATGGTAAAAGCACAATAAAAACTAAACAATAAGTCAATATTGTTGTAATTGATTTTCCAATAAATTTTTCAAACTGTTCCATAACTAATCCATTTCTGATGTTCTCATCAGATAATGGCATAAAAAAATTATGTTGACAAGTGTTTTAGAAAGAAAAATTTGGTTCTATTGAATTTTGTGGAACGGTGAATGTTGGACAATAATAATTTGTACCATCTGCAATATCTGGTGCTGGTAATGCAATCCAAAAATAATGTTGGTTATATTTCCTGTTCCCAGGAAAAAATTTCCTGATGCTCCATTAACGGTTTTTATTTGAATTAATGGAACATCAAAACTATATTGTTTGACTGACAAATAACATCCAATAGTAGTGGATACAATCACTCCAAAAAAAACGGACAAAATTAATGCAAAAATAACTGCAAAGAAATTATCGATTTCTTCTCCATATATTTTTACAATTAATTGTAAAAAATATAACAAAGAAAATTACAAACCAAATCATTATTCAATCCTTTGCATGCAACATAACAGGATATTCTATGCTATCATCCAATGCTAGATTAATCAAGGTTTTTACTAATGGTGCAAATGATATAACGCCATTCAATTCATAAACATCAAAAACATCGACTTTTTCATCAGTCATTGATTTGATATTTTGGATTAAATCAGAAAATGCACAAAAAACGTACAAATAAAAATTTTATTTTGTACAACACAAAATGGGTCATTCCAAGATTCTATTTGAACACCTGTTTCTTCATAAAATTCTCTAATGATAGCTTTGTCAGCAGTTTCATTTTCTTCAATATGACCACCAATTCCGTTCCATTGATTTTTTAAAGAAACTGGACGATTTTTATAAATTAATGCGACTTGTTGTTTGTCTTCAGAAAACAAAAATCCTAAAACATATTCTTGCATTTAAGATAATACTTCCAAATATGTACAAAGCATCATAAAAATAATATAAAATATATGAAATTTTATCGCAATTATTTTTTCTATTTTATTTAAAGAATCCACAATTGATAAAAACATTAAACCTAAGAGGAAAATAATTCCAGTAAGATTAAAAAATACAGTATTGATAAAACCTATAACTAAAGCGGCTAAACCAATAATTGATAAAATATCAATAGTTTTTTTCATTTTTTATTTTTATGCGAAATCATTTGGTTAAAGAACCATCGGTATTCCTACGTCTTATTTTATGTTTTTCCAAACATACAACAGAAACGTTTTGACGAGTGCAGTTGACTAATTTACCAATTTCTTCATAACTTAATTCAGGATGTTCTTTAACAAGTTCTAAAATTTTAGCATGTCTTTCATTTGATTTTTTGTTTGGTTCTAAATTTAAACTTTTATGTGTTTGATAAACGCTGGCATAGGAACAAGAAAGTTCATTAGCCATTTCTTGCATTGTCATGCCTTTTTTGTGTAATTCCTTAAATTTGGTTTCTTCAATCATTAGATATCCCTCTCGAAAAACCAGAGTAATATCACATGTTGGTCCGAAATCCAAAATATAAAACACTCCAGAGCAAACTCTACATAATCATAAAAAACAAGTTTGTCAACTTTAAATTATGGACGATAAATTGAGAATGGCTGTGTGTTGGATATGTTATCTGATTGTCCGATTACAGGAAGTAATTTATCAAAGTTTGGATATTTCTTTTGTAATTCGTTTTGACGAAATGTTTTATATTCTGAAAATGTAGCATTTTTAACAAAAACACATTGATTTAATTTTGGGTCAATTGTTTTAGAAAAAACAGTATCCAACCAAATTCCTTTTGAGGATACAAAAATCAAATCATTTAAATTTACCAATATCTGACTTCTACCAAAATAAATATAAGTTTCCGTGCCATTCCATTTAAGTATTTTGCCAGAAACATCTTGAACGTAATTCTCTTTAATATTTCCTTCCTGAATATTAAAAATCATTTGTTGATTTGCTATTTGAATTTCTTTTTTCTGTTTTAAAGCAAGTCTCATCCATTTAGGTAATGTTGAATTATCTATATCTTCTAATGAAAATGATTCTAAATTATCAATCATAGTTCTTAATTCTAAATTATTTTTATAATGGTATTCTAACATTTTTTCTGTGTTTCTTAACAATTTTATCTCCCTTTTTTATAATATTTATCCACATAATTGCCTAATACCTGATTATAGGTAATGTCACTTTTGTCTCAAATGAAATTCCATAGATATATATTACAAGTTATTAAAATCTGGACAAAAAACTTTTGACGAAATAAAAATAAGAACTATTTTTGTCAAACAAAATTGATATTTTCTTAAATATTATGAAATAATAAATATCATAAAAGGTATAACAATGGCGACTTATCAAATAACAAAGAGTGATGGCACGTTTTTAACGATGTTGTTGGATAACACGACGAACAACACGGCAACTTCATTGACTTTATTTGGTGAAGGTTTTGTTGATTATGGTAGTTCATTGGATGAAAATTTTGTTTATCTTTTGGAAAATTTTTCTAATATAATTGCGCCATCTAATCCATTGATTGGGCAATTATGGTATGATTTAAATAATTCTACATTGAATTATTTTGATTCGAGTCTTGTTTGGATTCCATTAGTTGCTGCATCAAATCCAAAATTTACTGGAAACATTATTGTATCTGATGGTGTAGGTGATGAATCAGAGTTAACAAATAATGGAATATTAATTTTAACAAATTCAGTAATGCCAAAAATTGAATTTCAAAATTCGCCATCGGGTCCAGTTTTATCAACTATTCAATTAAATGGTTCTGAATTGGAAGTTACTTCTAACATACAATTTGATAATTATGCATATTCTGACCATTTCTTCTTTAAATCAGATAAAACAACTGGTATGCAATGGGGTGGAGCACCAGGAAATTTCAGTTTTTATGAATCTGGAAATTTAAATATGGCATTATCTAATGGTGGTGTTCTTGGTTTATTTGGCGGCAATCAATCGATATATTTTAGTCAGGGTAATTTATTCCTTCAGCCTATAACAAATAGCGGTCTTAATATAGTTGCATCTGGTGGATTGTTTATTAATGGCAGTGAAGTATATTCTACTGCTAATTTTTCTCAAGGTAATTATGTTCCAGAAAGCGGTGGTACAATGTCTGGAGCATTGGTTGTTAATTCAACATTTGCTTTGACTAACACCAATATTTCTAATTTGGAAATTATTCATTCAAATGATGGAACCAATTATAATATTGTTGCATCAAATGGAACTAATATGAGTTATCCATTTGTTATAAATTTGAATAACGGTGCGGTATCAAATCTCACTTCTATTTCTTCACCATCATTTGTTGTAAAAAATACAATTCCAATGTCTTTGACTTCTACTACAAATACTTTGGATATTGAAGTAGGAAGTTTTAATTATAATTTTGATAATACTGGATATGTATATTCTCCAACTGGTTTTGCTGTTGGTGTTAATGGTAGTAATTTAAATTCTGGAATATATTCAGGAAATATTGCCGGTAATTTAGCAATATTTGTTCCTAATACCAATGGAACTGGAATTATTAATGTGTTTGATTGTTCTAATACACGTGCGACATTTAATTTACCAGCATATTCTCCATCGTATTATTTAACTAATAATTGGGGCATACAAGCACCAGCTAATAGTGCCCAAGGAATTAATTTTGTTTCTGGAACAACTATTGTTGGTAATATTGATTCAAATTCTGATTTGATTATGAATGGTAGTGTTGTTGCTTTTTCTGATGAAAGATTAAAAACTGATATAGAAACATCAAAAGGATTAGATATTATTAAACAATTACGCGGTGTAAAATATAAAAAAGATGGCAACCAAAGATATGGTGTTATAGCACAAGAAATTCAAAAAGTTTTGCCTGAAATTGTGGGCGAAAATAGTGGATATTTAACAGTTGGGTATAATAATATAATTGCATTTTTAATTGAAGCGGTAAAAGAATTATCAGATAAAATTGATATTTTGGAATCAAAATAATGTTTTCTACTGGTTCAATATCACTTGGTCAAATTTCATTATATTTTGGTGTTCCTCATCCAATTAATATGAATCAATTATATCGTGGCGGCTCGTATGTTTATAACACTCCACAAAATTCTAACATACCAACAAGTGGTACTATATCTTTAGCTAATTTTAGAAATAGTTATAATTATCCTTTTGATATTACAACGATTATGTCAAAAGCTAATAGTTTAGTAAATTCTGTTCCTGGTGGAATAGAAATGCCGCCATATTCAAGTTCTGACCATTTTGCTAATTATTATTGGTCTGGAACATCTTGGGTTCAAATAAGCCAAGATTCTTATGGTGGTGGAGATTCTTATGGCAATACAATGAGAGGTATATTTCCTGCATTTTTTACTTTTATACAAGCGATAACAAATGGAATTGTACCTACAGGTAATGGAAATAATGTAATTGGTGTTGGAACAAAATATACATCTCTTGAAGGTTTTACTGTAAATAATGTTGGTTCATATGGATATTCTAATTCTGACCAAATGACTTTTAATTATTTAAATGCTATCATTCATGGGTTATCTGGTGTTTTTGTATCCCCAACAGCAGGACCATTACAAAATGCATTAAATGCAATTGATTTTTCGGGAAGTAGAACTAATTTTATTGCTGGTATGCAAAGCTATGTAAATTTCCTCTATACAAACTAAAATTATTTCCGTATAAAGGTTTTTTTGGAGCCTTTATCATGTCTAATTTTGCTGATTTTTTTTCAAAAGAAGATTTTGACAAATTTTTTGGTAAGCAAATACAAAAAGATGCATATAATTCCCACATAACATCTAATATTCTTAGAGTATTGGATAAGGCGACCAATTATGACGATTGTTTATTTTGTTTTGTTGAATTTTTGAAAGATTTAAACAATAAAAATCATTTAAATAAAATTTCTGGAATTGAAGGACATTTAATACCAAAAGCAATTTTTTGGAATAAATTTGTTGAAACAAAAACTTTACCAAATAAACCAACTTATTCAGATGATGATGATTGCGACGATGAAAATGATGATGATTATACAGCATTTCATTTATTTTATCAACTTTTTAGAACATTAATAGTTGATTTGGTAAGAAAAAATAAAGATAAAGAACCAACATATGAAGAAATTGTTGAAATTATAAATGCTGGTAATTACGCTAGTAAAGATTGGAAAACTCATATTGAATGGTATTGTGAAGGCGATAATCACATATATTGTTTAAATTTTGAAAATTGGCAGAATTTTAAACTTACTCGATTTTGTTCTATATTAAATGATTTTAAAGAAATATCCCCAATTGCACCACAAAAAATAGAACATTTAGAAATAGAATTTAAAACGGGTAATTTAATTATAACAGATTGGTTCTATAAAAATCAAATTTTTGATGAATATTGTAAAAAAATAAAAAAAGAATGGGCTAAAATCAGTGTCAATTCTGCAATTGGAAGAGTAAATGCAACCAATTTGTATTGGAAAAAATTGGGAATAATTCATGTTAATGTAAGTAATACATCACCAGATGTTTTTGAAAGCAATGGTAATATTGTTGTTGCCGATTGCTCAAATATTTTTGATGATTATGACTATGAAACAAAAGAACTATATCAAGAAGCAATAAAAGATTTAAAAGAAAAAAAATTAGGTCATGTGTCAACTGGATTATGGTGGATTACTATTATTGAAAAGGAAAAATTAATTGAAATCATGGGTAGTGAAGAAATATATAATCTTTACAGGGAAGATGAAGATGATTTTGTTGATGTTAAAATAGAACCAGGAAAATATCATTTATATTTCACTGGATGTGGAGAAAAATTCAATGGATTAATAAAAAATACATCCTTGGAAGAAAAAAATCTAAAACCATATTTTATTATTAGTAAAGAAAAAATTAAATGTTTTCAAAACATGATATAAAATTTATGAAAATGGCAAGAAAATTTGCCATATCCGTTAAACCAGTTCGAAATAGTAAAATTTCTTCAATTCTTACAATCAAAAACTCAGTAATAAGTTTTGGATACAATGAAAGAAGGTCTCATCCATTTCAATTGAAATATGGAAAAAATATAGAATCAATATATTTACATGCAGAAACAAGCGCTATATATAATTCATTAAGATTTTTAGAAATAGAAGATTTGAAAAAAGCAACTCTTTATATTTATCGAATAAAAAAATCTGACAAAAAAGAATGGATTACTGGAAATGCATATCCCTGCGCGGGATGTAAAAAATGTATAGCTACATTTTCAATCAAGAAAATAATTTATACAACTGATGAAAATGATATATACAATATTTTATAAAACTTGACAAATAAATTTTGAGATGATATGGGTATTATATGACAACGTATATTGAGAAATTTGTTGAGCCTGAAAACATATTCAAATCTTTATGGGATGAATTGAATTGGGAAAGGCGTGCTGATGCACCAAGACGTGAATATTGGATTAACACGTTGAATCGGTCATATACTTATGGACGTGGTGTTGGTGTGCGGACATATTTTCCACAAGAAACTCATCCTTTGATTGAAAAATGCACTGATGCTTTAGAAAAGCATTTGGGATTCAGATTTGAAGGATGTTTTTTAAATGGCTACGAATCTGAACGAGATGCTTTAGGTTGGCATGCGGATGATGACCCTGGCATTGACCATGCATTTCCTATTGCGGTGATTTCTTTATATGGAGAACCAGTCAATGCTGGTTTACGGACAATTCAAACAAAGAACAAAGAAACATCCGAAATTGAAAGTTTTATTTTGGGTGATGGTTCTTTGTTTTTAATGGATGCAGGCATGCAAGATACACATTTTCACCGCATTCCTAAAGCTGGTTTTAAGGTGCGTCCGAGAATTAGTTTAACTTACAGGAAACTTGTAAAATAGATGGTGATAATATCACCATCTATTTTCTATAAGATGAATGTAAACGCACTCTTGATACTTCAACCATATCTGGTTTGCTAATATGAACAACAAGATTTGCTTTCATATTCAAAGTATATTTGATTTCAACATCTTCAAAATCTTTTGATAATTTTTCAAATTTTTCATTCAATTTAATTTTTTTGATGAAATGTTTGTTTGTGTTTCGTATCAAGTAAATGTTCAAATATTCTTGCGTGTTTTCTTGGAATTCAAAACTCAACAATTTTACTGATGCTAGTGGTTGATTATACATACCACGCTTGCGTAGATAAATTTCAATCGCATGGTCTTTTTCAATTTCAAAACTACTATCGCGAACATCAGTCAACATCAGTGTATCTCCAATATTTTGTAGATGTTTCATGACATATATGATAAAATAGGTCAATGGAAATTATTAAACATGGCATCAGCAAAGACAAAGCACGCGCTCTGGCGGCTTCTGAGACGTTTACGGTAGGTTATCTCAAAAACATTATCAAAGCCGCCCAGAAGGCTTTAAATGGCTTTGAAATGAGTAATGTAAATAATATTGTCCCAAAAAAAACCGCCTGCGATATTTACTATCGCGCTTTGGGTAATAGACAGGATTCAGAAATTCTTATTATGCATTATAAATGTATTTACACTGACAGAATGAAGAAATCTGGTGATTTCTTTTTGGTAAATAATATTTTGAGAGATTGTTATTATTAACGGTATTTTTGAATAACGTTATCCAATTCCACAATCATTTTATCAACAGATAAATCTTGTTTGTACGCTTTATCTAAAGAACCGAACACCATTTCCAAGCATTGTAATAATAATGCTTTGATTTCATCATATGCTGGTTCATGGCGTAAAGTGCTTTCAACATAAAGTTTTTCTAAAGATTTTTCTTTTTCTATCCACCAAGATTCCAAACGTTGAAAATCCCATTCACCCCGTCTAATTGATTTAAGTAATTCGCGATTTTGTTCAATGTCCAAATCATGTTCAAGCAAAATTTGTTCATTTTCTTGGCATAGCCTCGCAATGTGATACCCGAATTTTAAATCTAGCCCATGGGTTTCAATATCTGCTTTGCGTTTTGGATTTGAAGAATTTGAACCATTTTTTATCTTCGCCATTTGCGAAAAACCATAGCCTTTAAATTTACTATAACATTTTTTTGACAAAAATATTTTTCTATTATGGCGAATGTGTTCAGCCATTGGTGTAATTACGGCAATGCAACGTCTTGGCGCGAATAAACTGTCCAAAACATTTGGATTTCCATCCATACACAATTTAAAATATCTAACGACATTAAAAACAGAAAAATCATATTCTTTTTGTGTTGAATTATCGATGCAATGATGTTGTTGCCATTGTTCAAATTTCTGAATTTTGTCGTCATCGAACCCAAAAATTATCGATGCCTCATGAGGAAACACAATATTTCTTGGTGGAACACAATAGCCATAATAATCAATATCAGAACTACCTGATGAAACACCATAAGCATCACTGCCCATTATTGTGAGATAATGAATTGAATTAATCATCCATGGCGGGCATTGAATAATACCCTGTTTATGTAGGCGTTCTAATATCATATCATCATTATATATTAGTTTTTAATTTTGTCAATGACATTATCAAATGGCACTGGACCAGCAGCCCCAACGGCAATATTTAAATTTTTAAAATCATCAAATAAATCTCTAATATTTTTTTCATCAAAATCTTTTACTTTTTGAATTGTAATTTCTGGCATTTCTAATGCTCTGCCTTCAAGCAAAAGATATCCAAAATGACTTGTTATTCTATTTGCATTTTCGACTAATGCTGATAATTGAACTAATTGTGCATTTTTTGCCCGAAAAATATCATCATTGGTTACTAAGGAATTAAAATTATTTGCAATATTGGACATGGTTTGTAATAATTCTTCAAAATTATCTGGTGTTGTTCCAGCACCGATAATCATTGAATTTAAATCAGATAATTCATCACTATAAGAATATGTAGAATATACTAATGCGCGTTTTTCTCTAATTTCTTGCCATAATGGACTGCACATACCACCACCCAAAGCTGTACCAGCTAATGCATGTGCTATTTTACCTGTTTCTAAATCGTTTTGAAATAATGATGAATGAAAACCAACATTAAGACAAATTTGTTCAAAATCATTTACGATTATTTTTTCTTTATTTTGAAAAATGGTTTTGCTTCTAATTTCTCTATTTGGGTTATCTGATTTAATATGCCCAAGATGTTTTTCTGCAAGTTCACAAATTTCATCATGATTAACATTACCAGCAATACTTAATACCATATTTTTTGCAAAATAATGTTCGTCTTCATAACGTAAAAAATCTTCTCGTTTCATGTTAGCAACAAATTCTTTTGTTCCTAATATTGGATGTGCTATTGGTTGTCCATTAAAAGCAGCATCATAATAAGCATCGGCTGAAATATCACTCACATTATCTGCATACATTGCAATTTCTTGTAAAATTACACCACTTTCTGTTCTAACATCTTTATCTTCAAAAAGAGTATTTGACATTGTATCTCCCAAAATTTCTATAAATTTTGGAATAGATTCAGATAATCCACTTGCATAATAAACAGTTGTTTCTTTTGAAGTATATGCATTGGTATAACCACCAAGCATTTCTAATTCTTTTGCTATATCAAATGTGCTTCTGTTTTTGGTACTTTTAAATCGAAGATGTTCCAATGCATGCGTTACACCTTTTTCAAATTCTTTTTCATTTCTTGAACCAGTATTCACTAATACTTTACATGTTGCAGAAATAAGATTTGGCATTTCTGTTGTGATAACGCGCAATCCGTTTGATAAAGTTGATAATTTAACCTTCATTTTTTGTCTCCAATATTTGTTGATATATTTCTTTTCCTTTACCATAAGGAACACATAACATGCCAATTTTATCTAAAATAATTAAATCTGGCATAGAAAAAGAACAAAAATCATCATCGGTAATTGTATATCGTCCTATACCACCTTCTGATGAAAATTTTCTTAGATTATAAATCATTCTATTACAATTTTCATAATTACAAAAAACACTATATTCAAGATTTTCTGGAATTGATGCTTTATAAAAAAATGTGTAACTGTCATCAAAATCATAGTTGTTATTATAGTAATCCAAATAAATTTCATGATCGTTTTCAAAATCATTTCTTTTATATGCAAAATTTTCATTGTCTGAATCAGACCATTTTAAATAAGCATAACATTTTTCTCCTGTTTTTTTTACAGGATACCCTTCATTAAAAGAAATAGTTTCTATACAATTTAAATTGAATGCGCGAGTAAAATTTTCTTTTTCTGTTTTAATTGTAATTGAAAGAAAATTATCATATTTTTTCAAAGAAAATTCAAAATTTTTGAATTCTTTTTGATAATTTTCTAGATATTTTTCATAAGTTTCTTGCCTTTTGTTTTTTAGTTCTTCCAAACAAGATTTTTTTAAATCATCATATGGGATTTGTTGTTTTGGTTTAACGATAATTGGTTCTGCTTTTTTCTTTTTAAAAAACAACATTAACACAAGTTCCTTAACGTTATGACTTTATAAGTATAAATGGTAAATATCAGTCAGTCAATATTATAAATAAGAGTAAAAGCGGAATAAAATAGTGGTTGGTAAACAAATAATAAGCACTGGAACTAATGGCACAGGCAGTGTTGTAAATGCAACTGGTGGAATTAAAGTTAGTAAGAATGGAACTTTGGTTGGTAATTTTGAAGCTATAAATTTTACTACACATCAAAGAAATTATATTGCCGCACAACAAATAAAAGATGGCGCTTGTAATCTTTATTTAATGAACGAAATCTCATTACCAAATCAAGCACCCGCTGCTGCCGCAATTGATAGTATTGGTGGATTAAATGGAACTTATGGTGGAAATATCGTTAATGGTTCACCACCAATTACTTGTGATAATACATATTCTACTTGGCTAAATTCTGGTTATATGACTGTACCATTTCGTAATCCTCCTATCAATACGGTCTCATATCAATATTGGCAATTTGTTTTAAATTCAAACAGCCCAAATAATATCAATACATCAGGAAATGTTGATTTATCTGAAATATATTTCAATGATGGTTTTGCTAATGCCTATACACGCAATGGAACAGCAAGCGTTCCTGTTGCTCCATATGGAGTCAACAATGCTGCTTCTAATGCATTTGATGGAAATACTAGCACATTTTTTGAAGCATATTCAGGTGGTCAAAATGTTGTTTTGCAATATGTTTTTCCATCAGCAATTGCATGTGGTTGGATTGGTTTTTTTTGTAGAAATGATATTGTTGAAGGACCAGGAACAATAACGATTCAAGCATCAAATGATGGTGTTAATTATACTGTTTTAAATAAAGTTTATCCAGCAGCTTGGCAATCAGGAGTCCAACAAGGATTTTATGTTGCACCAAATCCATCATGGTCTTTTGAGTTTTTTTGTCAAATAATTTCAATTACTAGTTCTAATAGAATATGTGCAAATTCACATACCGATACCGCAAATACTGGTTTACAAATATTTGCAAGAACTGGGAATCCGCCTTTTTTAGATGTGGCGTTTAATGGGGTTAGAGCAGCAGATTTAAATAACATTACGGGAACACCTATTCTTGGTGAGATTTATCATTTTGCAGTAACGTATGATGGATATTCTAATTTGTCATTTTATGTAAATGGGGCTTTAACTCAAAAATGGACAAGTGCTATTGGTGTTTGTGCAGGAGATAATAATTTTAGTTTGGGATATAATCCTAGTTATAGTGGAGATTATACACCTGGATATTATTCGAATTTAGCTTTTTATAAAACATGTTTAACACCACATCAAATATCTTCACATTATAATGCGAATTACAATACTGGATTTTTAATAGAAAATCAAATTGAATTATTACCAAATCAACTAAATTTCAATTATTCTCCACAATTTTTGTTGTCAAATTATTTCCAACCACAATCCACATTAATGGATTTTACTGATACATTTACAACAACATTAAATTTCACAAGATATTCCGAAACTGGAACATTTGGTTCATTTTCGGTGGCTTCAAATGTTGCTACCGTTTATCATTCAATTGCTGCCAATGATATTTTTGTTGAATCATCTAGTACATATTCGATTCCACAAATGTTTGTTGCAATTGATGTTATTGCACATCCGATAGCAAACGAAACTGGTTATGCAAATGTTGGTGTTGGTATTGCAAAAGATGGAAATAATTTTTTATTTTGCGTTTACCAATTTTCAGGCAATCAAGTTGGTATTGAAGTAAAAATTGCAGGCTCAGTTACCTTTGTTACAAATGTCACATATTCTACTTCATTGCCATTTTCTTTAGGTATGAGTTTAATTAATAATAGCGTTGTTGGTTGGATAAAACCCGGAGGGTCTTCAAGTAGTTCAACATGGCAACAAATTACTGGAACCACCGCGATAAATTCTTATTATAATTTTTCTACAGTTGGTAATTTATCTGGTTGGGGTGCTGCATTCACGTATGCAACAGCAGGCGGTACTGGTTCAATGCAATTTGCAAATTTCAAATCTGGAAGATTTGGGTATACGGGATTACGTGAATATACATTAGTAACAAATCAAAATGGAACACCTTATTTTCCATCAAATAATACAATACTTTTTACCGCGATTTGTAATGATTCTAATGGAGCATTTTATCAAGGATTATTTCAAGCAACTTTACCAACAACTACTTCACAATCTCAATCATTAACACAAATTGGCGTAATTTATAATCAGCGTGGTGGATATTTACAAAACGATTTAGACATATCAATTATATATTATCCTAATGGAAATCGTTATTTAACGTTAACTACTTGGGGAATTGCATCAACTAATCAAACAACAAGCACAATAACTGTTCAAGGAGTTTTAATTACATCTGGACCAGATATATTAACATCTCCAATTACAATTCTTTCAGGAACCGCGCAATTAAATCTTCCATTGAATGGAAATTCTGGGTGTGGTGTTTCGCAATTAATTTATGATTCAAGTGTTTCATTATATAGAATATGTTATTCCATCACTACATCAGGCGGTTCTTATTATACTTCGATGGCAACATCTCCAGATTTAGTAACTTGGACATTGGTATTTTCTGATACAAGTCAACAAAATTATATTCCAAGATTTTTTACTAATAATAATCAATATTATATATCAACAACAAATAACAGTAATTATATTTTTTATAATGGTTCAATAACAAATATTCAAAAAACATATACTTATTGGAAATTTTATTTTACATTATCAACTGTAGGAACAGGATATATTGCATTATCCGAAATTCAATTTTATCTTTCTGGAACACAAATTACATTAACTGGCGGCATAGTTACGGCATCATCTTCTTACAATGCATCAACAAATCCTGCATCTAATATGTTTGATTCAAATCAATCTACTTGGTGGACTGGAAGAGTTGATGATACAAATTCATCAGTTGTGTATCAATTTCCATTATCAACAGCGGTTGATGAAATAATATTTTACTCAAGAACTGACGATGCATATCAAGGACCAGCAACAATAACGATTCAAGGTTCTAATGATGGAATAAATTACACAAATTTGGCAAATTATACTGCAAATACTTGGGCAAGCGGCGTGCCGCAGCCAGTTTATTTTTATAATGCAGGAACAATTTCTGGCGGCGATAGAGCAGTAAATATAATAACAGTTGGGAATTACGATTGGTTATTATCATGTAATAGCAATTATTATAAAAATTCTATAAGTTTTGGTGAACCATATTTTAAATATTCTAATAGATATCCAACATCTAATTCAATAAGTCCTGCTGGATTATTTAATACTACAAACACATTAAATGTTTATCCTGTTTTAAAAAGCCAAGGCACTTTGGGTATCAACAATATTATGGTGCAAAATTATGCATCATATGATTTAGATTTTTTTGTTTCTGGAATTCCTGGGTCATATCAACAAGTTATTAGATATAATATTGTAAGACCCATTTATTTTAATAGTCAATTTAATCCAAGTGTCGCAACATGTGGCACAACACCAACTTCTACTTCAACATTTACAATCAATATTAATGGTGGTGTTCTTGGTTATATTCAATTTAATCCAGGAAATTACAATGCAGTTTTTTATGTAAATAGTTCTGGATTATTATATTTTAATGTTGGTGATATATTAACAATAAATGCTCCATTTAATCAAGATGCAACATTAGCGAATGTTTCAATTTCTCTCTGTGGTTATTCTGGTGCTAGATAAATATATAAAAAGTGAAAAATAAATGAGTATTATAAAAATCATAGCGCCTGGAACAACCGTTCCTACATATACTTCTGGTAACATTGCTGTTCAAAGTAATGGAACAATATTAAGTAGTGCGGTATCCGCAATCAATTTTATTAATTTTAACGTAACCACATCTGGAACAAATTCTGGAGCAGCAAATGTTTCTTATACTGCACCATATGATATTGGAATTTATTATCCAAACATTATTACAACATCTGGACAAATATTAGCAAGTATACAATTTCCTAGAATAGTTACATTTTCTAATAATTTTTCACCAAGCATAGCAACATGTGGAAACACACCAACAAATTTAACAACTTTAAGCTTAAATAAAAATGGTAGTCAGATTGGAAGTATTGTGTTTCCAGCATCTTCTTCAACAGGAACAATTACTTCTAATAGCACCGCAACAACATTTAATGTTGGCGATGTGCTTACAGTTGCTTTGATAACGTCTCCAGATACAACATTTTCCAATTCTTCGATTACTTTAGCTGGTATGAGATAAATAAAATAAAGGAATAATAATATGGCGTATCTAGCTTATCTTGATGGCGGTGAACGTTGTTCAAATAATTTTGGATATTATGCATATGAAAACGTATCTCAAATATTTTATAATGCTGGCGGTCTTGGGCAAGGAAATTTAAATAATTTATTTATTAATACAAATGTAAATGGTCAATGTTATTTTAGTGCTGGTCAGACTGGCTCTAATGATTTTACAACGTTCGGCGGCATTAATAATAATTTTAGATGGTCTCCATTAGGATTATATTCAAGCACGATTTATTGTGGATTTCGTTTTTATACTGGAACATTAGATGGTTATACTACTATTTATTTGTGTAATGGAAACGGAAATCCTCAAATTAGTATTAATTTTGCATCAAATGGTGCAATAAATGTATATAGTGGAGGAATAATAAACAAACAAAAAGGCAATGGTAATACTTTTATTGGCGGTTCTTCAATAAACTCAGTTATCGCAAATTCAACAATTTATCTTGAAATTTATTTAGTTGTTTCTTCTTCTGGTACTGTCATTTTGCGGTTGAATGGCAATCCAACCGCAATAATCAATGTGTCTGGTGTAAACACAGCGAGCGATTCTAGTTCTTTACCAATAACATTTTTGGAAACCACTAATGCAACAAATTCAACATATATAAGAGATATATATTTTACCGATGGAACTGGTAGTGCGCCATTTAATACGTTTTTGGGAGATGTGTCTATTCAAAATCTCACTCCTTCAGCAAATGTCGCTGTGCAATTTACACCAAATGGAAATTCTTCAAATTATTTAAATGCCGCACAAACACCACCAAATTCAGGAACAGATTATAATAATGCAACAACGGTTGGGTCTACAGATACTTTTACCGTAAATTCTTTGGCTTCTAATACATCAAATGCATTAGCAGTAAAACTTTTTGGATATTCTTATGGTTCTGGTGCATCCGCAAAAATATTAACTTCTGGTTCAACTACTGTAACAGGAACAGTCAATTATTTAACACCAACTGCTGGTGTATATTTTGATCTATATACTGCAAATCCATCAACTTCTGGAACATGGACTACAACAGCAGTAAACGCATTAACGATTGGTTATACGGTAATTAGTTAATCAATTTTGTGCGATAAATAAAATAAAGGAACAATAATATGGCATATCTAGCTTATCTTGATGGTGGAGAAAGAGCCACAAATAATTTTGGATATTATGCATCCGAAGGAATATCTCAAATATTTTATAATGGTGGCGGAACTCTTGGTGAAACTGTTGGAAATTTATATATTAATACAAACGTAAATGGTCAATGTTATTTTAGTACATCACAATCCTATGCCTATGGCGGCGGAACAAACGCTGGATTATTAAATAATTTGCGTTGGACACCAAGCGGATTATCTTCTAGCACAATTTATTTTGGAGCAAGAATATATACAGGTCCATTAGGAAATTATACGCTATTTTATCTATGTAATGCAAATGGCGTTCCTCAATTAGCAATTTATTTAAATACTGATGGTTCTATCGTTGTATATAGTGGCGCAACAAACAAATTTAAAGGTTTTGGTAATTTTCTTGGTAGCACCGCTGCTGGATTGGTTTCCCCATATTCTATTATTTTCTTAGAAATTTATCTAGTTGTTTCAGCAACTTCTGGTGTTGTTACCATACATTTAAATGGCAATCAAACGACGCCGGTATTAAATTTAACTAATGTAAACACTGCTTCTGATACGAGTTCATTACCAATAACATTTTTGGAATGTACAGGAACAAGTAATAATTGTTTTGTGAGAGATATATATTTTACCGATGGAACTGGTAGTGCGCCATTTAATACATTTTTGGGAGATGTGTCTGTTCAATATCTTACTCCTTCAGCAAATGTCGCTGTGCAATTTACACCAAATGGAAATTCTTCAAATTATTTAAATGCCGCACAAACACCACCAAATTCAGGAACAGATTATAATAATGCAACAACGGTTGGGTCTACAGATACTTTTACCGTAAATTCTTTGGCTTCTGATACATTAAATACATTTGCAGTAAAACTTTTTGATTATTCTTATGGTTCTGGTGGATTAGCTAAAACAATAACTTCTGGTTCAACTACTGTAACAGGAACAGTCAATACTTTAACAACAACCGTTGGTATACATTCTGATACATATACTACAAATCCATCAACTTCTGGAACATGGACAACAACAGCAGTAAACGCATTAACGATTGGTTATAAGGTAATTAGTTAATGTCATATTTTTATTATTTAGATGGTGGAGACCAAGCACCTAATAATTTTGGTTATTATGGCACAAATTATAATTTATATGAAGTTGTTTATAATCCAAATGGTGCGCTTTATCCTGCTTTGGATTTATCTATTATTTCAAATAATGGGCAATATTTTTTTACTGGTGCTTCGGTTAATAATTTTTATGGACAAGAATACAAAAATTTACATTGGCAACCAGGAATTTATGCAAATCCAATATATTTTGGTTGTAGAATGTATGTTGGAACGATGGCACAAGGAACAAATTTTTATTTTGGAAATGCTAATGGAAATCCACAAATAAATGTTTATTTTACGCCTTCAGGTGGCATTAATGTATATAGTGGTGGAACAATTAGTAAACAGGCTGGCGGTGGCAATACACTTTTGGCATCAACGGGAAATATAATTCCAGCGTATTCAACATTTTATTTTGAAATTTATTTAAATGTTTCTTCAACTAACGGAAGTGTTGTTATTCGCATAAATGGCAATCCTTCACCAATAATTAGCATAACAGGTGTTAATACAGCAAGTGATTCCAGTTCATTACCTATTATATTTTTTGAATGTGCGTCTGGAAATATTTTATATTCAAATCATTTACAGCCACAAATAGAACCTCCATATCTTAGAGATTTTTATTTCATAGATAATACTGGTAGTTCACCATATAATACTTTTCTTGGAAATTTTAATGCTGGATTTTTAACTCCGCAATCAAATGTATCTACAAGCTTTTCTTCAACTTCAGCAAATTATCAAGCCGCCGCAACTGTCCCAGCAAATGGAGGAATATATAATTATAGTTCAACAGTTGGAACGCAAGATACATTTAAGTTTTCAACAATTCCAACAAACGCAACAGTTTTAAATCTTTCTATAACAGATACTTCTTATAAAAATGATTCTGGAACAAGAGGACTAGCAAAAATTTTAACTTCTGGTTCAACAACTGTGATTGGAAAAAATAATTATTTAACAGTTGGTTCTTATCCTCATACAGATACATATTTAACTGACCCAAATACAGGTGTTCAATGGACGCCTTCTGGTATAAATTCTTTAATTCTTGGATATAAGGTAATAGGATGACAGATAACGTTAATGTAGCACAATTTGGTGCACTTGTTTTAACATCAAAATCAATTTCACAAAATTATGCTCAATTGGGCGCGCTCGTTTTAACACAACAAAATCCAGCCGCAATTGTACAACAATTAAACGCTTCTGTTTTTTATACTATTCCTTATAATGGCAGCACTCAACCAGTTGTAACAATTTCAACCTAATATAAAAAAAATATTTCTATTCTAAATATGACCGGAGATAAAAATGGAAATATTTTTTTTATGGTTAGTAAATTTTATTCAAATTGTTTTGATATCATATCAAACAAAAAATATCACTAACAACAAATATTATTCAGCATTAATCTGTCAATTAATCATTAGCGCCGTGCAAGTAGTATTTGTTCATATTGCCATATCAATAGGATTATTACCAGCAACAATCGTTATGGGAACATCTGGTGCTATCGGTATTGTGGTTGGAATGGTTTTATACCAAAAAGTTTTTTAAAAAGTTGACAAATAATTTTTATATGCTATAATAAGCATATGGTAGATAAAGCAATCATTATTGTGGCTAATCAAGTTGGTGCTTCATTGTTGCCTGATAATCAGCAATGGAAAAATCGATTTGAAATTCGTTCCGAGTCAAGCAATCGGTTATATACGGTTGCTCAACGGAAATCAGATAATTCTTGGGGATGTTCTTGTCCAGGATGGAAAACTCGTCGCAATTGCAAGCATCTTTCTTCAATTGTTCCGCTTTTAGCTTCAACAGAGAAAAAACTTCAAATTAAAGGTTAATTACATGCCAAGAGTTAAATTAACCGATGAAGAACGCGCCGCCCGTATTAAAGCAAGGACGGTTTATTCTTTTTCTGATGCTGCTTATAAACATTATGATGAATCAGAAGGATTTGGTTCTGCTGATGAATGGATTCGTATTGCAGAAGCTTTGCTTGGTGGCGGCGCAAAACTTGTTTTTTCAAAAGAAGATAAGAATTCAAAAGACCTTGCTTATTTGAATTTGTTTGAAATGCCAGCAACACCAGAATTGTTGAAAAAAGCATTTCGTAATTCATTGTTTATATATCATCCTGACCATGGCGGCTCTAATGAAGCCGTTCGTGAAGCGATGGCGGCATTTGAACGTCTTTCAAAACATTATCGTTAAAGGATTTTTTCAAATGAATTTGAATCAAATAGATATTGAAAAAATAAATCAATTACAGAAAATGTTTGAACCAGAAGAGGTTGCATCCTGATTTGATACCATATTTGAATAAAACTTCAAAAACTGGATTTCAGGTAATTCAACATCCTTTGGTATATTCGGTTCCGCATTCTGATGCCATGAATAAAATGGTCAATATGCGCTATCTGGATAAAAAAGAAGGCATCAACAAAGCTTTATTGGAAAAAGATTTTTCGCGTTATGTTTGGTCACATGAACGCCCATTTCGCTTGAACGCATTTTGTGATATTTATCCAAATTTGGATAGTGAAACATATTGGGAAATGTTGGGTTCTATTTGGACCGATACAGAAAATTCATGGCAAGCTGTTGATACATGGGAATATTTGTGGACAATAAATATTCCCAATCGTGAATTTTGTATGGATGAAAAAGAAAAAGAAATTTATAATTCTTTTGATGAAAAAATTATTGCCTATCGTGGCGGAATTCAAAAAAACAAACACGGATTATCTTGGACGCTTGATATCAGAAAAGCTGAATTTTTTGCCAATCGTTTTAATCAAAATGGTATTGTTTATGAAGCCATTATTGATAAAGAAAATATTATGGCTTATTTTGCTGGCAGAAATGAATCTGAAATTGTCGTTAAACCAAAATCTTTTAAAATAAAGATTTTTAAGTAAAAAAAGGCTCACAAAAAGTGAGCCTTTTTCTTTCAATTCGAGATTTTCAATCCAGAGATAATTTTCTGTGTTGATTGAATAATTGTCTCGGTATTTTCTCTTGCAATATCAGCAACCGCATATGCTGTTTTGATATTTGATTCCGCTATATTCATAGAAGTTTCAAAAACTTTTTTTGAAAACTCCATATTTTGTTCAACCCAATCAAGATACGTCATTTAGGTTTCCTATTTAAAGTTGCAACGAATATATGATACAACATTTAAAACCGTTTGACAAATCGATTTATGAATGCGTGTATTTATTGTTTGCTGGCAAAAAGATAGGAATAATAGCATTGACTAATTGTGGGGTAATTTGTGAAATATGATTAACCCCTGTTGGATGAATACTATCATTCATTCCATAATTAGCATTCAAAAATCCAGATGTTGACAAATATGTTACTCTAGTAGTTGAAGTAATTGCTCCTGGTATAGTAGAACCGCAATAGGCACTTACAGTATAACCATTAATGGTACTTATGGCTGTTCCAGTAAAATTTAAACCATCAGCAGCAAATGGAACCATAACAATAATTTTTGTGCTTGCTGGCGTTGCTGCCAAAAGACCAGTTAATACTGTATTGATTGCGGTTTTTGTGGTTGCAACAGGCGAACTTTGACTCCAATCAACTGTGCCCATATTTATTATAATTAAATCTGGTGTTGGTGTAAACGTTCTTGCTGTTGTTGGTGTTAAATATCCATAAAATGAAGTTAATGCAGGAACCGCACCAGCAGATGTGGTTGATGCAACACTCCATCCAGTATTTCCATAAGCAACAATTCCATATTCTGCATTTAATTTTTCGCATGTTAAAGTTGAATAACACGTTGAAGCATCATGAGAATCGGTGTCATTTGCAGCAGTTGAATTTACTGAATAATATCCTTCAGTTAAAGTATCTCCATAAAACAAAATATGTTTTGGATATGTAGCTGGAGCAACAGTTAATGCACCAGTGGTTAATTGAATACCTTGTAAAATAATGGCAGTATTGCTTGGATGTATAAATCTATTTAAATTAATAGAAGTGCTTTTAACTCTAACTTCTAATAAATGATATAATGGCGTAATTAATGGTGAACCTGTTGTTGTTAAGGTTCCAACTGTGCAAGTTACAGTTGCTTGTGGAACAGTAGACAAAGTAGCCAATGTCCAAGGAGTTTGCGCAGAATACCCATCAATTCTATAATATATTTCAGAATATGGTGATAATAAATTTGAAGTGTCAAAGGTTAATATAGCCGTGTTTCCAGTAAACATTATTTTGAAATAAGCACCAGCACATGTGGTATATGCTCCAATATTAGTTACCCACCAATTATATGGAGAATATACTATTGAAGAACTTGTTGCTGGAACCCAACCTGAATTTGCTGTAAACGCATAATCAGTGCCAGAACCACCCAAATGATAAAGCGACAACATACCTTCAGAACCAGTATATTGTGTGGTTGGTGGAGCAAATGTTGTTGTATATTTTGCAGTATTCCAAAAAGCAACATCTTGAACATCCCCAAGAAAGGGATTAGTTGTTGTTGATTGAGAATGAATGTAAGTTAACGCTGTTGTCGTTAATGAACCTGGACTTGCTAATGTTCCTGCTATTTGCCCATTGACATACATTGTTGCCAAAGTTGCCGTAGCAACCAATGCTAAATGATTCCAACTTCCAGATGCAACCGGACTTGAAGTTACTGTAGTTGTACCACCAACAATAAATTGATATGTTGCTGAAGCAGTAACACCAATACCAAAACAAGCACTTTGTGCAGCAACATATCCTACAGAAGTAGGAACAATTGTTGCTTTTGCAAAACACTCTACAGTAAACGGATAAGAACCAATAGCAGTAGGCATTAACGTTGGCATAGACCCATATCCACCAGATAATGCGGCTTGCCCAAATTTTTGACCAAGACCATCATAAGTGGCACTTACCATTGTAAGTCCTCTACCACCTGTTCCGATTGTTGAAGCAACGGTAGAGCTATCATTTAAATTACTATCAAAATGATAAAGTGCAATTAATCCTGTTTCTGTTCCTAAATATGCAGATGTTGGTGGTGTAAAGTTTGAAGTATATTTTTGTGTGCTCCAAACAGCAACTTCATCAATATATCCAGAAAAATTATATCCGCCTAATGCATTATCATATCCAACAGCAAATGCACCATAAGTTACCGCTGGCATCGTTCCTGTTGCAACTGATGAACCATCAACAAAAAAATTATATGCCCCTCCTGAACTAACAGAAAATGCTAAATGATGCCATGCGCCATTATTAATAGCTGTTGAACCACCAGGAAAACCAGCAACATTTCCTAAAATAGCAAGAGCGTCATTTGAATATAAACCAACAAATACTACTTGATATTCACCAAACGCAAAAACTTCTCCAGTAGATGTGCTGTTTATCCAACCTTCAATTGTATATGGTGGAGCAGTAATTAAATTAGTCGAAGAAACCGCCGTTCCCGTACCACCACTAAATGATGCAGTTCCAAATTTATAAGTTGTTGTGCTATAAGTTACGCTGCTTCCTGTTAAATTATTACCTGGCATATTTTATTCCATTTCTTATATATTTATTATGAATGTGTATTTCGATTAATTGTGGGAAAAAGAAATGGCTGTAATACAGATGCTAATTGTGGTGCAATTTGACCAATATGATTGCCACAAATTGGATGAGCGCCATCTGCTTCTAATCCGTATGTAGCATTTAAAAAACCAGCAGTGGAAATATAACTAACTCTTGAATTAACTATTGCAGAACCACCAGAATAAGTAGCTGCTAATGCAGAAATCGCTGCTGGAAATAATGATGCACAATAATTAGCAAATGTATACGCAACTCCACCAATCGTTCCACCAGAATATGTTGCGTTAGTTTCTTGAGCATTAAATGGTTGAAGAACTGCTAGTTTGGTTGTTGTCGGGGTTGCTGATAAAATATTTCCTAAAACATTTTGAATTGCTGCTTGAACAACGGCAAATGTTAATGTTCCACCGTTAATTGATTGAGCAAAATCATTAACTCCATGATTGAAAATAACTAAATCAGGCGCAGGATTTGTAAAAGAGCGAGGAACACCTGGAGCAATTGTATTATAATAGGTTTGCATGCTTGGAGCAGAATTTGCTACTGGAGAAATTGCTTGCCAGCCAGTTGCACCATATGCAACAATTCCATATTCCGCTGGTAACATTTCACAAACTTTGCTTGAAGAGCATGCTTGATTATCATGTGCATCCGGGTCACCATCAGTGCCGCCAACATTGTTAACGGAATAATAACCTTCTGTAATTGAATCCCCATAATATAAAACATTTTTTGAATATTTTGGAGGCACAACCAAAGTAGCACCTTGAGACAATTCACATCCTCTGAAAACAACCGCTGCTGAACTTGGTGTAAAATATCTTATTAAATAAATTGATGTACTTTTAACCTTAACTTCAATCAAATGATAAGTATTGGACGCCGTGTTTGTTGGGAATGTTACGTTTATATAATGATTTGGTGTTTGAGTTAAGGTAACTAAAGTCCAAGGTGCTTGTGTTTCATATGCATCAACTCGATAATAAATTTCTGAAAAATAAGTTGCCGAATTACTTGTATCAAATAATAAAACACAATAAGAACCAGTAAACATCATTCTAAAATATGCACCAGCACATGTAGTAAATGCCCCCTCATTAGTTACATTCCATGTATAAGGAGAATAAACTATATTTGAATTTGTTGCTGGAACAAAACTTGAAGATATGTTCGGTAATGCGTAATCAAAACCATTTCCACTTAAATGAAACAAAGATACCATGCCTTCTGTTCCAATATAAGGCACAGTTGGTGGTGTAAATGTTCCTGTATATTGTGCGGTATTCCAAATTGCTACTTCATCAACTTCACCTAACCATGGATTAGTTGTTGTAACCAATGAATTAACATAAGCAGGAACGGCAGTATAATTTAATGTGCCCGGAGATGCTAATGTTCCAGCAACTTGACCATTGACATACATTGTTGCCAAAGTTGCTGTGGCAACCAATGCCAAGTGATTCCAACTACCAGATGGAACTGATGTTGTTGTAACGGTGGTTGTTCCACCAACAATAAATTCATATTTTCCAGTAGCAGCAGCACCAATTCCAAAACACGCACTTTGACCAACGGCAATAGATACGGCGGTTGGAACGGTTGTTGCTTTTGCCCAACACTCCACTGTAAATGGATACCCTTGAACTGGTGGATTTGTATTTGGCATAACACCATAACCACCAGACAATGCAGCCTGACCAAATTTTTCTGTAGAAGCGTCATATGTTGCGCTTGTCATTGTCATTGTTCTATTGCTTATCGTTGGAATAGCAGAAGAACTATCGTTTCCATTACTATCAAAATGATAAAGCGCAGTCATTCCTTCTGTGCCAGTATAAGCTGAAGTGTTTGGTGTAAAATTTGAAAGATATCTTGCCTCATTCCAAACCACCACTTCATCAATATATCCAGTAAATGGATAAAGATAACTTCCGCTAGAATACAAAATACCAATACCAAAAGTGCCTTGTGTAAATGATGTAGCCGCTGGAATTGCCGTGTAAGAACCAACTAATGTTCCATCAACAAAATTTAAGGAAAGATTTTGGCTAATAGTAGTAACAGCAATATGATGCCAACTTCCATTACTAATCATTGAATAAGCATCAGTATTATAAATAGATGAATTTGGAAAATTATAAGAAAATGCAAAAATATTTGCTACTGGAACAGAAGAAATACTAATTAAATTATTTTGCCCAATAAAAAATTCTGTTGAGCCAGTCATAATCGTTGTGTTTACCCAACATTCAATTGTATATGGGTATCCTGTGATTATTCCTCCAGGAGCAAGACCATAGCCACTTGCTAAAGAAGCAGTGCCAAATTTTACAGTTGTTGTGCTATATGATGGTGTTGTTAAAGTTAAATTATTTCCAGCCATAATAAATTCCTAATTTAATTAATAACTACCAAATAATGTCACGCCACCATCAGATGTAGAAAATGTGAAAAGGTCTATTTTCCCAGCAGTTGTGTTGGGAGTTGGCGCAACACCACCAGACCATTTAACACCACTAGGTAATGTTGGCGTCCATCCAGCAGTTGAATTTTGTCTAATAATCAGAACACATTGTTGGTATTGTCCAGTAGTTCCACCAGTTAATGTTATAGTGCAATTTTGAGTTAATGTTATATCGTAACAATTATTCCCAGATGTTGCAAAAACCAATGCTTGTGATGCGGTTGCGGAACCAACAGTAGTTACAGGAGTAACACCATAAGTAGCATTAGATGCACTTGTTACTAATCCTTTGGCATTAACCACAACAGTATTAAATGTTCCTGGTGTGCTGTTAACAGTTGCTAATGTCAATGACGTTACAGAAGCAGAACCAGTTCCAGATACGTCCCCAGTAAATGTTTGGTTAATAACCGAAGTAATTAATCCCTTACTATTGACAACAAATGCAGTATATGTTCCAGGAGTTGCGTTAACGGTTGCTAAAGTTAAAGTAATAGCTGTAGTGCCAGTTCCAGAAGCATCACCTGAAACAGTAATGCTTTGATTAGTAGTTAAATAAGATAATAATGTTCCACTTGTTGCAATTCCGTAAGTATTAAATACAACGTTGTTATATGTTCCAGCAGTGATGCCTGAAGTGGCTAATGTTAATGGGAGAGAGTAAGTGCCATTTGAACCTGTTGTGGCACCGGTTGCGGCTCCTGTTGCGGTTATAACAACACTTCCTGTGCCACCAGTGCCATAAGCGACATTAGATGCACTTGTTACTAAACCTTTTCCATTAACTACTACGGTATTATATGTTCCGGCAGTTACGCCTGTAGACGCCAATGTTAATGTTATCGCTGAATTGCCAGTACCAGATACGTCACCAGTAATTGTTATACTTTGATTAGAAGTTAGATAATTTTGACCTTTAACAAATGACGTAGTGGCAACGTTAGTTGAGCTATCGGTTAAAACAACAGTTGGTGCAGTTAAAGTTGCTGATACAAAAACAGTTGTTAATGATGATGTTCCTGTGATATTTAAGGCTGGTGCGGTTACGCCTAATGTACCGTCAATTGTTGTTGTCATTTAAATTATTCCCAATATCCATCAAATGCTATTGCGTGAGCAAATGTTCCGCTTGTACCAACAGTTCCAATATTTCTATAAAATGTTTGAATAAATTCACCAGGATTTAAATAAATTGGTGTAGTAAATTCTATAGCAACAGTATTTCCTTGTGTTCCAACCGCAGCAGTAGCAGGAAATACTTGAATGCCTAAAACTAATCGTCTTGGTGCTTTTGTTGATGCGCTTTCTGTTGTTGCCAATGACACAGCAGTATGACCAAAAGCTAATCCCCAAGATAAAATAAAAGGACCACCAGCCAAAACAGTGATTACCGCTGTATCAACTCGAACACCAGTTACATACATTCCTCTTGGTTGCTGGTTTATAGAACCTAAAGGATTTTGATATGAACTTATAATACCATCGGTTGTGACTGCAATAGTTGCTGTTGAATAAAATAATCCACCTAATCCTGAACCCAAAGCAGCGGTTGTATTTGTGGGAACAGCAGCGGTAGGGGCTGTATTGTTCACAGAAAGCGCTGTGGACCCCATCGTGCCTCCTGGCTGTCCTTGATACAAAAATGCGCCATCGCCAGCCAAAGCATGTGCCCATGGTTTATTTGGTTCATAATCAACTAATGTTGCCGCCCAAGAACCAAGTTTGATTTGAACAGCAGAACTTGTTGTGCCAGTATTATTATGTCTAACTGCAATAGGTAACGCACCAGATAAAAATGGAAGATTGTTTCCAGTATTATTTAAATATCCGAGTAGTGTAAAAACACCAGAAGAAGAAATTGTCCAAAATTCGGCTCTTGTTGAATGAATTCTTATTTCATAAAATGTTTGAACATTTAATGTTAAATTAGCAGCAGCAATTAATGTTGCTGTTGTTGTTTCAGTCCCATTAAAATTTGTTACCCCAATCAACCCAGCAGATGTAAATCTAAAATATACACCATCCGTTGGTGTATATGGCGCAGTACCAGATTGTGAAAAAATACCAAATTCTGCTTGGAAATTAGTTATTGGTGCAATGTTCAATCCAAGACTGAAATTTATAATCATTCCACCAACACCATAAATTGGTATTGAGCGATAAGATTGCAGTAATGTTTGACCAGAAGCAGTCGAAGAACCAGAATTTAATAAAGCAAAACCATTATTAAAAGATGTTGTAGAAACATTGCTTAAATACTTATAATCTGCTGTGTTTTGTGCTGGATAATTAAAAATTTCATTCACTAATGGGGCATCAAATGAAATACTTGTGTTGTTTCTTGAAGATATTTTTGGCGAACGAATTAATGGAGCACCTGTATAAGTTCCTGTATCTAACATCGAATTTGCATTTACATAACCAGCACTAGCGGCTAATGTTGGAGTATTTACAAGTAAACGATTGTTTGAATCGGCTTCAACACCATTTCCTGTAACATAACCTTGTATTGGAATACCCATTTTTTATTTCCTATTTTTAGTATATTTATAAAAATTTTTAAAATCACGTAACAGTAAATGTAACACCTGATGGAACAACCAATGTTCCGCCAGATTGAACAATCACTGGTCCCTGATAAGTTTGTGTTGAATTTATTGTTTCTAAATTTGGTACTGGATTTACAAATCCACTAACAGCTACAGTTGACCCGATAACTAACATTTCATATGAAATTATAAATGTTCCAGTTAAATTTCCAACAAGGCTATAAGCCGATATTGTAAAACCAACTCCAGAAGTTATACTTGTACAAGATAATGTAAATAACATATTTGCTAATGCATGTTCAGAAGCATTATGTGTTGTTGTAGAACTTGTTCCATTTACAAAAAGTTTTGGACATGATGTTGCAGTTGTGTTTGTTTGTGAAACATTTACTGTAGCAGTTGATGAACCAGGAGCACTACCAAAATTAATTGTTGCTGTTCCATAATATGTTTGGTCTGGTGCATATCCTAAACCAGCAACAATACCAGCATTATTTAATGTTAATGGTAATGAATATGTGCCGTTTGAAACCGTTGCCGTGCCATTAGCAGCACCAGTTGCAGTAATTGCTATATTTCCAGCCGAATACGTAACGTTAGAGGCACTTGTTACAATACCGTAGGTGTTTACCACCACATTATTATAAGTGCCCGCAGTGACGCCAGAAGTAGCTAATGTTAATGGTAATGAATACGTACCATTTGAACCTGTTGCTGTGCCAGTTGCAGCACCAGTTATAGATAAACTATTTAAATAATTTTGATTTTTTACAAATGCGGTAGTGGCTAAATTTGTAGAGTTATCCGTAGTGCTTGCTGTTACGCCTGTTGATGCAGCAAGTAATGCAACGCCACCAGTAAATGTTGCCATTAATCTAAATGTGGCTTGTGAATTTCTTAAAGAAAAATCACTATTTGAGCCTGAGCCAAAAAGAAGAGCATTTGTGCCTGAATTTCTATATACAATATCACCCGCTTGCGAATCACCAAACCAATTACCTGAGATTTTTGCATAAGCAATCCAAGCATTCATACCAGGACCACCAGTACCTATTCCGCTTAACGAACCAGCGGTTAAATCAATCCATGAGCCTGCACCACTCCAATCATAAATGTTAATTGGATAACTAGCACTACCAACAGTAAGGTTAATTACATTGGAACCGCTAGTTGAAGTAAATTTTCCATATGTTCCAACTAAATTTGCACCCAAATTTAAAGTACCAGATGACGAAGAAATTGTATTCGCATTTATTGTTCCTGAAACATTTATCGTGTTTCCGGTCATCGTTCCAATAGTTGCGGATGTTATATTAAGTGAAGATGATGATATATTAAGAGAAGAAGTTACAGTAAGATTTCCAATAGTCGCGCTACCAGGAATAATTAAATTTCCAGAGCCATCATCTAATGTATTTCTAAATGTTGGCGCAGAATTATAATTTGCTTGATTGACTGAACCAATTTGACCAGTTGTTCTTAAAATAGCAAAATATGGTTTTGCTGATAAAATATCTCCAAGATAAGTGGTGCTATAATTATCTTCAAATAATGTTCCATCAGTTCCAGAACCAATTGTTTCTGAAGATGCAACTAAATTTGTAAATGTTCCGTTTGCAGGAGTTGTTTGTCCAATAATTGTGTTATCTAAATATCCAGCAGTAAATGAACCAACTACTGTTAAATTACCAAGAAATGTTCCATTTGACGCAAATGTTGTTGGTAAAGATAATGTTCCGTTAGCACTTGAAGAAGTACCAGTAACAGCACCAGTCAATGTTAAATTAATGTTACCAATATTTCCAGTGCCACTTGATGAATTTGTGGCAGAAATTACTTGTCCAGAAGAATTAATAACAACGGTATTATAAGTTCCAGTGGTTGTTACAACAGGAGTTGAAGGAGTGAAACCAAGCGCAGTCGTAACATCAGAAGAAGATAAATTTGTAGCAGAAGTAATTAATCCTTTTGTATTCACCGTAACTTTGGTATATGTTCCGGCAGATACACCAGTAGCAGCTAAAGTTAAAGCAACAGTTGCATTTGTGGCGGTGCCAGTTGCATCACCAGTAAACGTCATGTTAGCGCCTACAGAAACTCTTCCTTTTGAATCAGTAACAACAGCAGTATAAGTTCCAACACTTCCAATAGTAGCAAGCGTGGTTGTTATGGAAGTTGCACCAGTTCCAGAAACATCCCCAGACAATGTTATACTTTGGTTAGTTGTCAAATATGCAATATTTGATGCAGATGTAACCAATCCAAAAGTATTAACAACAACATTATTATATGTTCCAGCCGTAACACCAGAGTTAGAAAGGCTTAAAAGTATAACTTCACTATTAACACCTTGTGTAAAAATAAAGGGCGCAGTTGATGTTAATACACTCAAATTACTGGTTAATAACGTGCCGTTATTTGTTATACCTATCCCGCGCATATTTTACTTCTTCTTATATCGTTAAGATTATATGATTGACATAATTTAATAATGGTAATTCCTATCCCGCGCACTATTCATATCTCCACCATTTTTAAAAATTAGAGTTGACGCCAAGCACTTCCAGAATAAATTAATTGTGCGCCTTCATAATTAACATTTAAAATAGTAGTTGTTGAACCATCAATCGTATCTGGTGTTGAAGCAACAATCGTAATGTTATTGGTATATGCTGCACCAGATTCATCTTTGATGTAAAGAATTCTTCCTTCTGTGCTGCCAAGAGCCAAAGTTACAGTAACAGTTCCAGCATAGTTAACACCAACATAAGTTGATGCTGTACCAACGGTTGCTGTAGCAGTAGATACAGCTAATCTTGACCAAGCAGCATTTCCAGCCAAACCTTGCGTTACTAAACCTTTTGAGTTAACAACGATGCTTGAATATGTTCCAGGAGTTACACCAGAAGCCGCCAATGTTAATGCAATTGAAGAACCAGAAGCAGTTCCAGTGGCATCACCAGTAGCCGTTAAGTTAACACCAGAAGTAACTAAACCTTTGCCATTTACAACAAAAGATGTGAAGGTTCCAGGAGATGCGTTAACGGTTGCTAAAGTTGTAGGAATTGCGGTTGTTCCAGAACCAGAAACGTCTCCAGATAATGTTATTGTTTGGTTGGCAGTTATATAACCAACACTTGTTCCAGAAACAACTTGTCCAGCGGTGTTAATAACAACGTTATTGTACGTTCCAGCAGTTGAAACTATTGGTGTTGATGGAGTATACCCAAGAGCAGTTGTTACGTTTGCAGAAGTTAATGAAGAACCAGCAACCACTAAACCTTTTGCGTTAACTGAAACACTTTGATATGTACCAGCCGTTACTACAGTTGCCAAGGTTAATGCAACAGTCGAACCAGTTGCAGTTCCAGTGGCATCGCCAGTAAATGTCATATTAACGCCAGAAGTAACTAAACCTTTGCCATTTACAACAAAAGATGTGAAGGTTCCTGGTGCAACGTTAACTGTTGCCAAAGTTAAAGGAATAGATGTTGTGCCAGTTCCAGAAGCATCACCAGATATCGTGATACTTTGGTTAGTTGTTAAATATCCTTGTCCTTTAACAAATGATGTGGTGGCAACGTTAGTTGAGCTATCAGTTAAAACAACAGTTGGTGCAGTCACGGTTGTAGCAAACGAAACTGTCCCTGTTACCGCGCCACCCGATAATTGCAGCCATGGACCAATATTTCCTGTGTAAGCATATCCGCCTGCAATCCAATTAGTTCCATCTGAAGTGATTGAAACTTTTGCACCAGCAGGAACACTTAATAATGTATTACCAGAACCACCAGGACCACTAAATACGCCACCAAGGGATGTGCCTGTAAATACCTGTGTTGAATTATTGAAGAAAGTAAATTGCTCACCAGAAACACCAACAGCAGAAACTACAGTAGCCGCAGAAATAACGGTTCCGGTAATTTCTACCATTGCACCAGCTTGAGAACCAGCAATAGTATTGCCAGTGTTTGTGATGAAAATAGTTGGAGGATTGTTGCCTTGGGCAGAAGTAACAAATGCGGTTGTTGCTAATTGTGTTGTATTTGTGCCATAAATTGCAGTTGGTGCAGTTGGAATTCCCAAAAATGCAGGAGATGATTGGAATGTTGTTGAAACAGTAATTGTACCAGAAGAACTTGCTACCGTACCAGTTACCGCGCCATTTAAGGTTAAAATAATGTTACCACCAGAATATGAAGCGTTAGTAGCGGCTATAACTTGTCCAGCAGAGTTAATGGTTACGCTATTATATGTGCCTGGAGTTGTTACTACGGGAGTTGATGGAGTATACCCAAGTGCAGTTGTTACGTTTGCGGAAGTTAATGATGAACCAGAAACTACTAAACCTTTGTTATTAATAACAACAGATTGATATGTTCCAGCAGTTGCTACAGTTGCAAGAGTAAGAACTAATGTTGAGTTAGATGCAGTTCCAGTTACGTCACCAGATACCGCCAAGTTTGCACCAGAAGTTACTAATCCTTTTCCGTTCACAACAAAAGATGTGAATGTTCCAGGAGTTGAGTTTACCGTAGCTAAAGTTAATGTAATAGCATTTGTGCCGGTGCCAGTAGCATCACCAGATACCGTGATGCTTTGGTTAGTTGTAAGATATCCCTGTCCTTTAACAAATGAAGTTGTTGCAAGATTACCAGAATTATCTGTTAAAATTGGTGTTGGTGCAGTAGGTGTCCCAGTAAATGCTGGAGATGCCAATGGTGCCGCACCAGAAATATTTGATACGGTTAATACAACCGCACCAGTGAAACCATTAACTGAAACAACTTCGTTAGTTATGCCGTCAATTTTATCCCAAGTTGTGCCGTCGAAAACCGCAGTATCACCAACATACCAAACAGAAATACCATCTAATGTGGTTGAACCAGCAGTGGATACTTTATAATAATATCCTTTTGTTCCAGTGCTGCTTGTTAATGTTGGTGAGTTTGTTGAAGCGTTCCATGTGCCTTGATAGTTTAAGCCACCAATTAATGAAGTTGGAATTTGTGTTGTTGTTAATTTTCCTGTTACATCTAAAGTAGCAACACCACTTGCTGCACCAAGTGCCGCTGTCGATACTGGAATAAAACCAAGAGCGTTTGTTACGTTTGTAGAAGTAAGAGAACCACCAGCGGTAACCAAACCTTTTGAATTTATTACAATAGATTGAAAGGTTCCAGCAGTGGCTATATTTGCTAATGTTAATGCAATTGATGTAGTTCCAGTACCAGTAGCATCTCCTGTTACTGTTATTGGCTGATTAGAAGTTAGATATGCAAGTAATGAACCAGAAACTATTCTACCATATACGTCGGTTGTTATGCTGTTATATGTTCCAACGGTCCCAACAGATGCTAAATCTAATGTTACGGTTGAAGAACCATCATAAGAAGCATTTAATCTCGTAGTCATAGCAAATTTATGAGCAGTTGCTAATAAAGTGCCGTTATTGATAAATGCTGTATTAATATAAGCCATGGATTAAACCTTTTTTCTTTTATTTTTATTTATTAAAAATAAAATAAAAATTTATATTGCTTTAATTTTTATAAACAGCTTATTATTATTAATGAATAAAAAAATTATAAATTGCAAAAACAAAGCTAATAATGTCAAACAAAAAAATGCTCTAATATAATTATTGATTTGCATAGGCATTCCATTTAATTGGTTTTCGCAATGATTTTTTTGAATAAGAAAAGAAAGTAATTTACAAAAAATACAAGCAATAAATATTTTTTTCTTTGCCGCATTTGCTGCTGCTAAAGATAATGTTGTATCTTTTTGTCATGTTATTATTGAACATAAAAAAATATCTAAACCCACACCAACAGATTCAAAATAAGAAATAATTGACATTTTAATTTACAAACAAAATATTTTTATAGCAACTGCTATAGATTGCAAATTTTGATATATGTTGTCGTGCATAATTTACTCTTTTTAAATATTTATATAAAAATAAATAAATAAGGGATAACTGGAAGCAATAATGACGGTATTTAATAATTATTCGGCTTTAGCTGGAACAACCAACCAAAGTTTTCAAATTGGTGGTTCTGGTGGATTAACGATATATCAAGGATATATAAGTCCAAACGTTTCTAATCTCGTTGGGAATCAGGGCGATTTATTTATTTTGCTTGGAAATAGTCCATCAATATTGCAATTTTCTACTGCAAATGGATGGGAAGTTACCGTAGGTTCTGGTGGTGGTTCTGGTAATTCTGGAAATGGTTCAAGCACATTAGCAAGAACAAAAATAACCACTACATCATTTACAGCAAATAATTCTGAATCTTATCTTGGTGCATCATTACAAGGCACAACAATATATTTGCCAGCAGGAACGCCAGATAAAACATTTACAATTAAAGATGAATCTGGACAAGCATTTAATCAGCCAATCGTAATTATTCCAAATGGGTCTGATACAATAGATGGCGCTTCACAATATTCAATTAATGTGAATTACGGAAGTATTAATTTAATATATGGTGATTCTGGCTGGTTTATTTTTTAATAAATTAATAGTAAAACAAACGCCAAAAATATACCAACAAATATTTCTCCCCATTCTTGTCCAGATGCAAATTTAGGAATCGATGGTAAAGACAAAAATCTTGGAATTGCATAAGCTGTTGGAAAAAATACCATCATTAAAAGCAATAATAACATATGAATTCCAAAACCAAATACCAATAGCATAATTAAACTTGGTAAAACAAAAATTAAACCATTTTCAATCATTCCAACAAGACAATATTGTAAAGTATCAACGGAAAAACCTAATTTAATTGGCAACCATGCCAACCAAGACTTTTCTGGTGCATATGGTGATGGTAATCCAAAACCTTGAAATGGTCCCCATCCTGAAATTGTTAATCCAAAAAATATTCCAAGAACCAAAATTGAATAAATTCCTGGATTTGAAACAAATATTAATGGCAAAGGAAAAACCAAAGAAGTAACAATTCTATCAACTGTTGTTCCACCTAATTTAGAATTAAGTATTGTTGCTAATGCACCCCCACGAAAACGCCAAATAATTCCACCAAATAATACATATAATATCGATAATAAAATCATAATTTTTCCTTTTCTTTGTTATAGAGATAAATCAATTCATGTTTAGATATGCTTGGATTTCCTGCTGTGTTATATTTAACAGAATCCCAGTTTATTTTTAAAAAAATATCCATTACATTAGCTTCTGCTCGAATAAAATAATGTGATGGAATGGCACAATTTAAAAATGATTTTTTTACTGTGCCTGCATTAACACCAACTCTTTGTATTGCAAAGTCTCCTTCATTTTTTTTAACAAAAGAAAAATCATCATGTGTTGTTGTAAAAATAATTTTTTTTCTTTTTGCCTCGTCTTTTTTCCAAATTTGAAATACACACGGAACATCATATTCATTGTTTTCAAACTCAAAAGAATATTTTGGTAAATCTATTTCATATATTAAATGAAAACTTTTATTTAATTTGTTTAATATGCTTATTTTTTTAAATGTTTTTGGTAATATAAAAGCAATTAAAACAGAATTTTCCGCACATTTGTTAAAGAATTTTATTGCAAGTGATGAATTTTTTCCAAATGGCGGATTTCCGATAGTAACAAATTTTTTATCTTCTAAAATATATGGCAACATATCAAATTTTAAAAAATCAGACTGTATAATATTTTCTGATTTTGGTTTTAAATCAATACCTATTTTATTATTTGGTAATAATTTAAAAAATGCTCCTGTTCCAGCAGAAGGTTCCAACCATAAGTCAAAAATTATATTATTTTGAGTTATTGTTGATACCGTTGTATTGAAACATTCAAATGCAATATCTTTTTTCGTATAAAATTGGTCTAATTTTTTACCATTCATAAAATATATTTATGCCGCCATTTCATATTGAATATTTTCATTAAGTGTTTTTCTTAAACGTGGCGAAGAAAAAATCTTCTTTATTTTATTCCCATTAATTTCAATTTCTTCATTAATTTGTAGCAAAATATAAATCATAATATCAATTTAATTATAAAAATAGTTTTATAAAACTATTTTTTAATTATAAATCCATGTGATGCCAAATATTCTACAATCAAATGATTGTAAGAAATAACAACATCACATGGGTCATATTTATCGTGAGCATATGTTAAAGCTTTAGCAAATAATTTTTCTACATCATCTACGTTGTTGGTAAAATCACCAAGTTTCAAAATATCTTTGGCGCTGTAAATAGTCATTTTTAAACTTTTGAATTATACCATGCAGTTAAATCATCAAACCCACCAATATATTTTTCAGAACCATCTTCATTCAATAACCAAATTTGAGGATATGATTTAGCAAACATATTTTTATTTAAAAGTTCTTGTTTTGTTGATTTAATTACGCCTTCAGAAACATCGCCTTCTGTCACAGAATATTCTTGATTGATAATATCGCCTTTGTTTTTAATTAAAAATTTTGCAAGACTGCAAAACTTGCAATCTGGTTTCCCCCATAAAATAAATTGATTCATATTAATCTCCTATTTCTTTGTTTAAATAAATTGTTTTTCTATTAATCTCAAAAACTTCTTCTGGATTCCAATCAAATAAAAGTTCATCATTTAAATAATTATGTTTTTCATCCATTTTTGAATTCATAATTACCTTAATGGTTTCTTCTGATACGTCCTCTGTCCTAAAAACTTTTCTTTCGTGTTTACCAGGATTATTTATATCTTCATTTTCATAAGCTTGATGAAATAATGGTCTTGAAAAATTTCTTTCTTCTTCTACAGAAATTATTTTTTTAGCCGTCAATAACCCTTGAACAAACCCTAACCAACGAGACATTTTATCAATTGGCATGTCAGAATTTAAAACATGGTCACACATCCACTTTAAATGATTTAACGATGTTTCGTCGCCATCTTCTTCAGGATATTTTTCAATAATTGATTTATATCTTTGAAATAATTGAATAGTTACATCTTTAATTGTCATCAAATTCGCTTTCATATTCATCTGAATCAACATATCTACCTTTTAATGTAAGAAATGGTTGTAAATCATCGTTATTATATATTTGATTCCAATCTTTTCCCGCCCATCTTTTACGAGACGTTCCAGTTCTTGGGTCATACACATACATATCAAACAATCTCGATTGATTCAATTTTCTCCATAATCTTGCACCCTCTTCTGTATGAGTAGTGTCGGGTAAAATATAATCACAAACATGTGTCAAAAGCCAATAATAAAATTTTAAATCTAAATTTTTGCCACGTTCATCTTCTTCAATATAAACTTGCTTGATCAATAATCCTTTTCCAGATAATTCCAAATGCGAAGCTATAGGTGGATTTTCAACAACATAAACATAACCAATTGGTTTACCAAAATGCGTGAAAACATATTGAAAACTATTATGTGTGGATTCAATTTTACCATAATAATTATAATGGTCATAAGTGTCTTTTTTCTTAACAATTCCGTATTCGCCCATGTTACCAACATATTGATAACCTCTTGGAACGTTTGGTTCTATCGTTGGTATTTCTGGAAACAAATCTTGTTGTTTATTTTTATAATCAAGATTTCTTTTATCTTCCAAATCAATTGATGATACGCCACCACCAAGTTCTATTTCATTTAATGGTGCAATACGTTCTATTATTTTTATCTTATCTGGATTTAACATAATAATATGGGTGTCGCCATTTTGTGTGTTTACAAGAACAGCATCATAAGTAAATTTGCTCATGTTTATTGCCCATTGTTTTGCTTCATATCGATAAAAATCATACCAAATTTGTTCAAACGTTTGTTTTGGATTATTTGGTGTTACAATTAATCTAATTGCATCATTAAAAGCTTTGATTGGGTTTTCATCGAAATTTTCTAATGTGGATTGATAATCTGGTGCATTTTTAATCATAAAATTTACCATATTAAAATTTATTTTTCCAGTAGATTTTACAATTTTTCTTGGAAATAATTCACATTTTAAAATAACACCAGTTTTTCCAGCATATCCTCTTGCTGTGTCTATATTGTCAGTAAAATAAAAACCAGGACCATCTTGGTCTTTTGCTTCTTTAGCACCAATAAAATCTAAATCAAAATGCTCAAATTTGTTAGGCGTGCCATGGTAAAAAACCTTTGGCAAAACTTTTTGTTCAGTTAAAAATATATCTTGTAGGTTCATTAGATAAATATTTATCACAAGGATTCTATAATGCTGATTAAACAACTTTTTGAAACGCCAATCGAAGATTTTGCGCTACATGGAAACTGGAATAAAAATTCTTCTTACAAAGAACAAGATAGAAAATTATTAACTAATCCAAAAGCACAAGAAAAAATAAAACAACAATGGTTGAATACAACCATTCCATTTAATTTTTATTTTGTAAATTCACCAGAAGCAAATCGTCATACCGAAGTTGGGGAAGTTGGTAGAAACTGGCTTTATGAAAATATGCCAAAATTTTATGAAGAAATGGTCAAAGAAGGCAAAATAACTTCTAATGATTTATTAAGTCCAGAGGCAATCAATGTTATTTTCACAAACAATAAAGGCTCAGAGCGCGTGCCAATGACAGCTTGGATTTTAGGTCATAGGCTAGGACATGTATTGTATAGAAAAGGCGGAATTAACGGTAGTTATGAATTTGAAAAATTTACAAAAACTTTTAAAATGTATTTAAAAGAAATTATGAAATTATATAGAATTGATGTTGGTCATAATTTTGTAAATCAGCCACCAAGTTATTTTTTATTTAGAAATGCAGAAGAAATTCCTATAACATTAAAAAAATTTGTTCAAGAAATAGGAACATTCAAATCAGCAAGAGATAAAAAATTAAGAACATTTTTTGAATTTTATTGTGAATTAATTGCGCAATATTTAATTACTGGAACAATAAAATTTAATCCATGTCCTGCAATATTTAAAGGATATAAAGGACAATATTATCGTTGTTCAAATTTAGAAGATGCTAATATTGAATTAGTATCAATGAGAGAAAACACCGAAGAAGATATTGAAAATCTTCTTGGCGCTTCCATTGGTAAAGTTTATGTTATGTGATTTAACGCGATTATTTTAAACGTTTTCTAATTCATCGTTAAGCAAATCATTTTCTTTCAAAAATTTTGCTTTAACATATCTACCACTTTTTAATAGCATCAAATGATTTTCAGTGCAAAATGAAAATTTATTATCGTCGGTTTCAATTGCAACAACATTGTTTTCGAACTTAATGGTTTTGATTTTCATAATTTTTACTCCAAAGAAATGAGAAATCTATTTATATTATAAAAATATTTTAATCAAGATTTTTTTATCCTTTCACCGTAAGCAATGGCATTAATTTCGCAACTGGTTCTGCAATACCAGCATTTTTTACCGTTTCAATGGCTGGCATAACATCTTTATAATTGCTTGGTGCTTCTTCCATTAAGTTTTTAATCAATTCGTCACGAATGTCTTTGCGAACCTTTTTAGGGTCCATTTTTGTAATTACCCTAACAGTATCCAATTCTTTAATATCGCCTCTCCTGCCCTCTCCACGTGCCGTTATTCTGCCTGCGCCATGCGGTGCGCTGCAAAGACTTGCAAGTGAGCCATTGCCCTTTAAAACATAACTCGCATCGCCCATAGAACCAGGAATGATTACTGGATGACCATTTGGAAATCCATCATCACAATCAAATTTTTCTGCTGGTGTAGCGCCTTTTCGATGTATATGTGTGCAACAATCAGCATCACTCCAAACAAGATTGTGTGGCGCATCATATACCAAATGACCAGTAATTTCTTTACCAGAAACTTTTGATAAACAACGCAATGTTAATTCTGTAAGCATTAAACGATTAACAATTGAAAAATTCGCCGCCAAACCCATTGCAGACAAATATTTCATACCATTATCTTTTAATTTTCCAACAGTAGGCAAAGGATAAAAACCATGTTCTGGATGTTCAATTTTTGGAAATATTTCTTTGGCTAAATCCATAAAATAGCCACCAACACTGCTTCCAAAATCAACAGAACCAGTATGTGCCATTATCGCCACATAACCTTTTTTAATTCCCCAATCATAACAAGTTTTTCTATCAATACATTCTTCTACATATTGCAGTTCTTGGAAATGATTTCCGCCGCCAATTGTACCAATCGAAGAATCTCTGCTAATTCCTCCGCTGCCTTTTACATAATCTTGAAAATTCCATAAATCATTTGTTTTCCAAGAACCATTACGATGCATGCGATTTATTTCTGATGCTAATTTTTTAGAATTAATATGTTTCCAAATTCCATTATTGCTTGGTTTAACACCGAGAATTCCTTCACGAAGCATCGCAATACGTTCTTCTTCTGACATGGGAATATCTCTACCACCTTCAAAAAAAGTATGACGTAATTCATTATCCAAATTAAAGCAAAACAATCAATAAAATTAAACAATAAATTACAATCAATAGCGGCATATGGCATTGCAAGAATACAATAAAAAGCAGTATGAAAATCAAAAATCATTTTAATTTATAGGCACTGACAACACGTTCTCTGCCACGAGAATCTAAACCATGAACTTTAAAATGCTCAAATATTTCTGGAGAACGTCTGCAAGCACGGCATACTTTATCCATAACGTCTAAAGGATGCCCTTCAAAACCAACGGCACATCCCAAATCAACCATAACACCATCACCCCACATAAAAGTAGTGGAAAGATTTTGTTCTTGGATGATTTGGGCGAGTTTTTGAGCAATTTTCATAAGAATTTCTCTTAAATTAATTTCTCAAAGTTGTCAAATTATAATAACTCAGGTAAATCGTTATATAAAATTTCGCCATTCATTAAACCAATCACATAATTAGTAGATTCAAGTTCTTGAAGAGCAACTTGTTTTTTACTTGGGTCTGTGTGTTTATTAAACCAAGGAATTGGGGTAGTTTTAGGTGCACTACCTTTATATTGAATACCGATTGCTTTAAGTGCTTCAAATGCAGTAAAATCAACAAAATCTTTCATTATGTTTGATGAAAGTCCAATTACTGGTCCCTTTTTAAATAAGAAATCAGCCCAAGTTTTTTCTTCACGAATAACGTCAAGATACATATTGTAAACTTCTTGTTCACAATCTTTTTTAGCTTGTGCGAATCTTTGGTCTTCTTTTACAACTTGTTTAATTATCCAAGCAGTCCATTCTTTATGCAATAATTCATCTTGAAGAATTAAGCTGATAATGTTTCCATTACCCATAAAAATTTTATTTTCTACCATCGCCAAAGATGTAGCAAAACTAACCATAAATCTAAATGCTTCTAATCCATAAGAAGCATTTAATGCTAACCAAATTGATTTAATGTGTTCATATTCTGATACTTCTTCTCCTAATTCTTTTTTGCAATTTAATATATGCAAATCATTATAATAATTTCCAATATTAGATGCCATATCAATAATTTCGGTAGTATCATGAATTTTATTAAATTCATCTTTTGGAACATTGTAAATATTCCTAATCATATGGCTATAACTTTTTGAATGAATATTTGTTTCAAAAAATGACCAATTTGAAACCAATGCTTCTAATTCTGGTATTGAAATAACTGGTGAAAATACTTGATTGGGTGCTCTACCCTGAATTGAATCAAGTGCAGTCTGACGAAGTAGGTTGCTGGTAAAAATATGTTTCATGGCTTCACTGGCATCTTTAAAATCAGATGCATCTTTTGTTAAATCAATTTCTTCTGGAACCCAAAAAAAACCTCTGGCACGTTCTTCAAATAAACCAATTTTATCATATTTCAGTTCTTCAAAACGTTGAATGCTAACTGGACCTTCTGGGTCCAAAAACATTTTTCTTGTTAAATAATTTGTTTTTTTCTTTAAATCATATTGTTCTATACTCATTTTATTTAATCCTTTTATAATTTGCAAGATTCGCAATCAGACGAGGTTTCTTCATCAATCATCTCAATTTTCAAATCTTCAATAACTTCGCTATCTTCTTTTGAACCAGTTTTATTAATTAAAGAATAATAAATTGTTCGAATACCCCATTTATGTGCTAACATCAAATTTTTAGCAATTAATGTTGTTGGTACATGTTTGTCTGCAAAATGTGCTGGATTATAAAAAGTGTTTGTGCTGATAGATTGATCTACATATGCCGCTAATACAGCAGCGGTTTTAAGATAGTTGACGCAATCTTTTTGGTCCCACATCAATTGATATTTTGATTTAAGTCTGGTATATTCGGGAACCACTTGAACTAATGATGCTGCTTTTGATTCCTTAACGGATATCAACTGCATTGGCAATTCAATGCCATTTGTTGAATTAATAACAACTGAACTTGATTCTACTGGCGCAATTGCTTGAACTGTTGCATTTCTAACGCCATATTTTATCATATTAGTTCGCAAAAGTTCCCAATCCAAATTAATATCTGGTGTAAAATCAGTTAATTCATTAACGCCTTTAGAACGTTCTTCCCAAGGAAAAATACCCTTACCATATTTTGTTGTATGACTTAATTTACACGCGCCTCTTTCTTTGGCTAATTCAACTGTTGCTTCTGTTAGATAATAAGTTTGATGTTCTATCCAAGATTTAACTTCAGATAACGATTCGCTTTCGCCATATTTTAAATTGCGTTTTGCATGCCAATATGCAAGGTTAGTAACACCCACACCAAGTGGCATAAATTCTTCATTTGCTAACTTGCTTTGAATGGAAAGAAAATCTTGATATTCTAATAGATTGGTTAAACTTCTAACTAATAGATGGCATGCTCTTTTCATATCTTCTGGATTTCTAAAAGCACCCCAATTGATACTTCCAAGAGTACATAAAGCAATTCTACCTTTATCATCATCAATTCGTTCAAACGGTTTTGTGCTAAGTAAAATTTCTTGACATAAATTACTTTGATAAATTGGATGGGTTTTTGTATCAAATGGAACATGTTTTTGAACATTATCAGTATACATGAGATAAATTCTTCCTGTATCAGTTCGTTCCTTTAATATTCCATTTTTAAAAATTTCTTCAGCAGATATAACTTTTTTTCTTAACGAATTATCTTTTTCGTATTTTAAGTAAAGTTCTTCGAAAAGTTTTGTATCTGAATAAAATGCTTCATATAAATCAGGCAATTCATCTGGGTCAAACAAAGTAATATTTTCTTTGTTTTTAAATCTTTTCCAAAAAAATGAATTCAAAACAACACAATAATCTAAACCGCGTATTCTGGTTGATTCTGTTCCTTGATTGTTTTTTAATACAATAAGGTCATCAAATTGATAATGCCATATTGGGTATGTAAATGTAGCACTTGAATTTCTTAAACCACCTTGCGAACAGCTACGAAGGTCACCAAACCATTTTTTTAAAAATGGTATCATACCAGTATGAACAATTTCTCCATTTCTAATGGGACTTCCTAATGAACGAAGTCTGCCAAATTCAAATCCAATACCAGCACGTTTAGCAGCATATTTTGCCATCATTTCGCCTGATGCAAAAATCGAATCTAAACTGTCATTTGTGCGAATTAAAACACACGAACTAAATTGTTTTGTTGGTGTTCCTAATCCAGCCAATACAGGAGTTGCTAATGTAAATAATCCGTCACTTGCGCAATTATAATAATCTTTTACTAATTTCATACGAATTTTCGGGTCTTCTTTATGAAATGCAGTAGCAGCAGCAATTATATATCTAATTTGTGGTGTTTCATAAATTTCTTTTGTTGAACGATTGCGTATCAAATATTTTTCAATTAATTGTTCAATAGCCGCGTATGAATATAATTCATCTTTTGAATGGTCAATAAAAGTTTCCATTTTATTCCATTCTTCTTCTGTATACCAATCAAATAATTCAGAAGTATATCGATTTTCTGCAATATTTTTTTTAACTATTTCATATAATTTTGGAACTTCATATTGACCATATATATCTTTTCTTAACATTGAAAGACGTTGTTTTCCTGCAACATATTGATAATTTACATGTCCTACTTCTGGATTAGATTCAACATCAATTAAATCAACTATTGCTCTTAATGTTATTGAATCTATTTCTCTTGTTGTAATACCATCATAAAAATTTGGAGATGTTTTTATTTCAATCATACTTTGGGAAACATCTGAAATACCTTTACAAATTTTTGCTATTTGTTTTTGCCATTTATCTAAATTTAATAATTCTTTTTTACCATTTCTTTTAATGACAAAAATATTTTTCGATGATACCACGATTTTATTATCCCTTATTATTTTTATTTTGAATTATATTTTATGACATTTAATATCAAAAAAAGCAAATTCATTTTATCGATTGAAAGAATATTTAAATAACAAAAAAAATTAAAATATCTCTCTTTAATGAACTTTTTTAGAGAATAAATTACGTTTTAAATAACTTTATATTTGTCTTTCTTAAAAACAATTTTCTTTATTATTCTTGCATCTTTTGACAATTTTTTATCAAAAACATTACCCCAATCATAATTTAAAATATATTTTTCATCTACAACAACGGTCAACATCATATCGGAAATCGTTGGGTCTAAAATCATTTTTAATTGCAGTCTTGATGCTTCAATACCAACCAATCTTAAAGTAAATTCCATACCAATAGCTATAGAATTTCTACACCATTCGCCATCATGAATCATTTCCCAAGGTGTTGGAATATTTTCAATATCTTCAATATCATATGCAATATTTTTTAATGGCGCTTGTGAAAAATATTTTACAACAGCATCGAATTTTTCCATTTCAGAAAAATCTATGATTGCATTTCTGAATTTTTTCCAATCAGTAAGTCTTTCTGAAGGACTCATCAAAAACGGATTATTCACATTTTAACTCTGAACCAAATATAGAGGAAATTTAATCAATGTTACCGTTGCAACCGCACCAGTTTCTATTGTATTTGCTAAAACCGAAACAACACCAGAAGTTACAGAAACTTGATAATTTAAAACATTTGGAGCCATAGAACCAGGAGAAAAATACATAGCATCATCTGTAAAATTACCAGAAACGCCATCAGTGCCAACAACCAATTGACTAACTTGTGAACCAGTGCCAGTTCCAGAATTTGTAGTTGCAATAACAAAATATTGGCAAACTCCACCAGTAACCGTTGATGTTCCCCAAGTATCTACCAATACTGGTGTGTTTCCAATTTGGAATGTTAAAATAACATTTCCAGAATTATTTGATGATTCTGAATTTGAATTTGTAATTGTGTTTCCTTGAAAAGCAGCACCCCTATCAATTTTAAAAAACATGATTGGTGTTGTTGCACCAAGATTTTGATATTCTAAAACAACATTTTGACCACTACCGTTTGATATAGGTACGGCTCTGAATTGCAAACTTCCATATAACATATCTGGATTCATGGCATTTTGTGTCGATAAATCTGTTCTTGGATAAACAGTATAATCATCTTCTAATATTGGTTGTTGAGAACCACCAATATAAACAATTGATATTTTTCCAGTTCTTACAGTCGTGTTGGTATCATACAAATAATAAGTTAATTGAGCACATGCCAAATTAGATGTTGCACTTACAATACATGGCACTTCACCAGAAGCAGCATTTACTAAAACCGTCTGCCATGTATTTGTGTTCGTTGTATTGTTTAAAGGAGTGGTTGCATAAAATCCAGTTTGAACGTCTCGATAGTAATAATCAAAAAGACTATTGAGAAATGTTCTGCTGTTTTCTGTTAAAACTTCAATATTTTGATATGGGAAAAATGATCTATTGAATGTAGACCCGCCATTATTTTGTAATTCTGGTCCAATAAACACTTGACCCGTATCAGTTGTAAATGCTAATTCACCAACATCTAATGGTGTTGTTGGTAATGATGGATTTCCAATAGTTGGCGCACCAGGAAGGTCATTAGACAATCCGCGTCTTAATTGTATTTTGCTAACTTCGATTACTGGTGTTGAAATGGAGCCTGACAAATTATTATTCCAAAAAGTATTTCTATTATTTATGCTGCTATCTTGTTTGCGTATTCTTCTACTTTTTGTAAAAACAATTCTTGGTTTTTTTCCATTTCATATTCATCAATATAAAAATCTTTATAATTGAAATCTCTATCAACCATAAAAATTACACCCGTTTTAATATTTGTATTAAAAAGATGATTATGTGCCATAGCATAAGCAGCAATTTGAAAATAATATGCTTGTATCATATCAGGTGAACGAATTTTCTTGGCTGTTTTATGGTCCATGATGGCTTCTTTGCCTTTATACACACCTACAAGGTCTGTAGTGCCAGCATACAGCCCTGGATAATATAATCCAACCTCTTGTCCCCAAACTTCATTAACGTGCTGTAAACCGTTTAAAATGATTTGGTCAGCCATTTTTTTGGATTGAATTCTGATAATATTATTTCCAGATGGTCTTTCAATATTCATAACATGTTTTTCAATATGTTCATGAACAAGTGAACCTAAATCTGTAGCTTCTTTTTTAACAAGATTGGCTTTTTTTTCACCAACAAATTCTTTCCATTCAAGAATTCCGCTTTTGTCCATTGTAGAATCTAAAACGGTAGTTACTGATGGTAAAAGAGTATTTGTATCTGGACACATATAATGTCTGATTCCAGATGGTTGAGTTATACGAGATAGTTCTTTATATTGAAATTTTCTATTAATTAGGTAGTGTCTCAATTTGAAATTTCCTTCATTTGATATCTATAACAAATCCACAATCATCACAACAATATATTCTTTCAGATAATTTGAGTTTCTTAATTACTCCACACTCATTGCATCGTTGTTTTGTGTTTTGTTCGCTTCTTCCTCTTCCGTCATTTCGCTCGTTTTTGCCCTTCCTGCTCCCCCGTCCGTTTGCCGTGCTTTCCTCCTTCTCTCTTCGTCTTGCTGCTTCTCCCTTTTCGCGGTCCCTTCTGCCGTGCCCGAACCAAAAGATGAATGGGGATTTGCTGGATATAATTCTCTACGTTTTAGAAATAAGGGAGATGCTGCTTTATTTAAATTATTTTTATAAATTATTTTTTAATGTTTTCTTTGGCTTGTTTTATAGCAGCGTCTTTAACTCTTTGAATATTATCTTCGCCTTCTTTTTCATCTTCATCTTTTTCATTATCTGGTTTAGAAATATAAATTCTATCCCCTTGAATTTGTGAAACAACTTGAACGTCATTTAATAAATTCATTATAAATGCTCTATCAATTGTCAAACCAGAATTCAATTTACGCAATTCATCAACCATACTTTGAATAGTTACATAAGGAACATTATGAGCAACAAGCGGCGTTAGATAATCCAACGCTGCTTGTTTTAAATTTGTTGTTAAATCATTGTCTGAAAACAATTCAAAAAGTAGCATTTTATTTGTCCAATTTAATTCCGCGTTTGTTTTTAACAGATTCTTTTTGAATATTTGCTGGCATTTCCATATTTTCTTCTGGATGTTTTTTAATATCAAAAAGTTTATCTGCTACAAGTTTGGCTTCATCTTCTGTACCTGTTGCATAACAATAACCAGTTTGTTGTCCATAACATCCCCATATACCATCTTCTGATTGTTTATAAACAAATCCAAAATCTTGAGAAAATGCTTTCTTTCTTTCGGCAAAAGTGGGCATTGGTGTTGAACCATCATATTCTTTTTTTTTTGTTTTTTCAAGATGAATTTCATGAGACCACCCTTTTGTTCCATCATCCCATTCAACATAAACAACTTTATCTTTTGCGTATGGTTCTCTATAAGTGCCGTCAGTAGCTTTTTTATAATCAAATGGTTTGATAACTTTTCCAGTTCTTTTAACACCCATGGTAGTTTTTACTTCATCACCAATAGCAAAACTTTCATTAACTTTTTTGCGTTCTTTACTTAAAGTTTTTGCTAATCTTGCTTCTTTACCAAGAACACCTTTTGCATTTTCTTTTTCATCAGCATATTCAGCCGTTGTTTCTCCAGCAGCTTTAGCTTTGGCAGCAAACTTACCTGGATTTTTGGTAGTTGCTTTTTCTATCCAATGATTATCTTTTTCATTAGTTTTTTCTTTGAAAACACTCGCGCCGTTACCAGTTTTAAAAATTTTTCCTTTTGAATCTTTGTAAGAATCTTTTGAATGTTTTGTATAAATTTCTTCAGAATCTCTCCAATGAAATTTATCTCCAACATTTAATAATCCAAATGTTGAATTACCCATTCCTAATGATTTTCCAGCAATTAAACTATCGTTTGATTCATTAGTTTTTTTATCTGCATTTGGATATTTTTTCAATGATTTTTTTGCAGCGGCATCATGGGAATCACCGCCTTTTAAGCATGCCATTGCATATGTTCTTTGCTGTGGCGTTAAACCCTTATTTCTAAAAACATTCATATCAGAATCAAAACTTGTTTGTTTTGATTTATCTACTTCATTTACTTTTTTTTTTAAATTCGCTTTCAATTCATCAAATAAGGTTCTTGCTTCTGTTTTCGAATTAAAATGCCCATATGAAAAACCAGTTTGGTCACCAAAAACGTGCCACATATTATCACCAATTTTTCCATCATCTTTTTCTACATAAAAACCATCATCTTTTTTCAAAGCTTCGTTTCTTGTCATTTTTGATTTTTTGCCACTGACATGAACTGCTTCATTTACAGATTTGGCTTCTTTGATAATATTAACAACTTCAGATAATTCTACACCATGTCTTTCAGAAATATATTTTACAGCACGAGTTGGATTTACTTTTTCTTTCAACATTCTTTTGAATGATTCCAAAATCACTTTATCCAAATAAACAAATGATTCTTTTCTCGCTCTGCCTTCTGGCGGAAGTGGCGCTTGCTGTTCTGGTTCAGGCTCACCACCATCAGCATTATCTTCTGGAGCAAACATGCCATCATCAGAACCTTGTTCTGGTGCGCTATCTTTTGGTTCATTTACATCAACGCCGTCTTGCATATCATTAGGTGGAGCATTGGCATCAACACCAGTATTCATTGCCATATCATTGCCTGCATCTGGATTACCATTTACGATATTTTCAAAACGAAGAATTTGATTATCAATTTGCACTTTTGCAGTTGATACATATTGCAATAATTGTCTTAATTGTTCTGATGTTGTTTTATTAAAACTATCAGCCATTTGTTCACCAAAAGCGAGACGTAATGTATCTCCTAATGGCATCAAATCATTAACTTCAATTTTGGCAACATTTTCAGCCATACTTTGAAGTTTTTCTGAAATTGATTTTGCAGCCAAAACAACTTCAGCTTGCTCTAATTCACTTGATTCCCACAAAACGATTTTCTTCATTGACTTCCTCTTTTCTTTTTGCCTTTTGGTTTAGGCATAATTTCTTTTAAAATCATCAAACGTGCAACTTCACTTATTAAAAAAGCTTTTTTATATCTCACATCATCTGATGAATAATTATTTCTTTGTTCGGTATAATATTCAAAAATAAAATTCAAATCATCAATTGATGAATTATTTATGGAAAGACCATATTTAGATTCAAGCAAATGATTGAATTTATTAATTGCATTATCGGTTTTATTCATAATTCTATTTATTAATGTGATATAGGAACAGCAAGAATATTTGCGTTTATAAATCCAGAAGCCGTTTGGGTTACGTTAAAAGTCGCAACTACTGGAGAACTTGTTGGATTTGTAAAAGATAATAATGCAAAAGCATTTCCATTACCTGGACCACTACCACCACCTAAATAACTTGCATATGGATTTGATGAAAAAATTTTATTTGTAATAGTTGATACAAATCCACTATCAGTTATATAAAAATTTGGATTTCCTCCAGTTCCAGAACCCCCCAATGTAGAAGATGTATAATAATTTCCTATTAACATATATGAATAAATTGCCGCTGGTTGCAAAGTTATTGAAGCTGAAGCAACAGTACCAGAAGATGTACTATTAACGGAACTTAACGAATTATTAGTGAAAATCAATGGTCCAGAACTTCCACCAGAATTCGAAGCGGAAACAACTTGTCCAGAATTATTTATTACTACCTTATTATACGTTCCAGCAGTAGTATTTACAGGAGCAGAAGGAATATAACCAAGCGCATTTGAAATATCAGAAGATGACAATGATACTGTAGTAGCCAATGATAATGTGCCACTTGCACTTGATGCAGAACCATTTACAGAACCAGTTAAAGTCAAATTTATATTACTAATTCCGCCACCAGAACCAGAAGACGTGTTTGAAGCAGAAACAACTTGTCCAGCACCATTAATCACAAGTGTATTGTAGGTTCCTGGTGTTGTGGTTACTGGTGTTGAAGGGATGTAACCAAGAGCATTTGTCACATCACTTGACATAAGAATTAAAGTTGTCGGAACAGATAAAACACCATCCGAACTTGTTGCTCCACCAGTAACGCTACCAGTTAAAGTTAAAGTTATATTTCCAAGATTTGCTGTACTAATCGAACCATTATATGCGCCACCATTTGCAGGAACATATCCCAACGCGGCAATCACATTGTATGCGCCCAAATTTATTTGTGCAGCAGTAACTTGATGTGGATTATTTAAATTTGCAACATGGTCATATAATTCAATAAAATTTGATTCTGTTTTGGTTAATATAACAGGTAAAGAATCACCACCACTATTTGAACCAGTTGTTCCTAAATTTAAATGTAGTTGAGCCATAAAGAATTAATCCATTTTCAGGTATTTATTCTTTATAAGATTTTACTTGCAATCCTGCTTTCCACAATCACAAATTTCTTTTTTGCAAATTACTGGATTTTTTAAAGATTCTTTAAATTTAATTTTTTCACATTTTTCCTGTTTTTCACAAGTTTCTGGTGTCTTACAAGATTTACATTTTTTCATTATACAATTGCATTATACGATTTTTTGCAGCAACCGCAGAATATTTTGCAGATTCATATCTGTCTTCCAAAATAGCGCGTTTAGACTCATTTAAATTTTTGCTTGATAACATGTGTTTATAATTAATAGCATCATTTAAAAATTTCGAATAATCTGATTCTAATTTCAAAATCATATTCACATTATTGGATTCTAAACCCTCATTTGCCAATAATAATTTAACTAAACCATAAGCCGCTTCATATAAAACCAAATCATGAACCAAATAAGAACTAGAATATTCTTCACGAATACTATAAGTTTTTAAATTACTTTGTTTAGAACAATCAATATACCAATTAGCAATCTTAACGCCAGTCGCAGTTTCTTCTGTCAAATACGCTTCTCTTACTTCTTTAATCTCTTTGGCAGTCTCAACAGCATTCGCACTCATACCATAAAATGCTTCTAAAATCTTCTTCATAGAATCAGTTTTAGCATCAACATTACCAGAAACAGCAGAAGTTTTCTTACCATTCATAATGTCCATTAATCGCGCCATCTCTGAAATATTACTCATCTGTCTCTCCAAATATCATTTACTGAATTTACAGCAATTACCTTCTTACCATTAAGCTTATGCAAAGTTAAAATATTTTTTTCAATCATTTTCCTAATAATTTCTTTTTTGCGTTCATCACAAGAATTAAAACCAGTAATAATGCCATTTTTTGCACCATCAATAATTTCTTGTTCTTCCATGTTTACAATGGTTCTAATGCCAGATGCAATTTCTAAATATCTCATTTATCAGTCTCATCATCTTCAATAATAGGTCTTAACATATTATCAGCAGCTTCATCACCATTATTATTACTTGACATTTTATTAGCCATTTTTCTTGCACTTTTTATTCGATTGTGATTTCTAAATTGAGTTCTTGAATATTTTCTAGAAATATTGTGCGCTAAACCTTTGCTATTTTCTTCAAATTCTTCGTCAGATTCAGTCAAATAAACACCATTCTCAGATATAATAATTTTTCCAGTTTTAATAGATTCAACAATTATCTTCTCAGCTACATGACGAATATAACCATATTCATCCTGTAACCAGTTAATTGCATCAAACATATCAATACCAATTGATTCCATTATACTTTCTTTTGTCTGCCAGTAAAAGAAACCGATTCATTTAAATGATTATACAATTTCAATAGTCTTGAACGAACTTCAGATAAATCACCAACTTTTAATTCATCAATATTATTTTCTAATGTTTCAATCGCATTCAAACAAACTTCACAAACATCTTGTTCAGCAATTTGTAAACTAATATATTGAACTTCCTCTTTAACATTTTCATTGTTTTTTAAAATCATATCTTTCAATTTACCAATATCATTTGGCAAATCCCTCTCATTATTTGGAACTTCTTGTTGTTGAGTATTTGGAGAATTTGAATTAACATTTGTTGCATTACTGTTTTGAGAATTATTGGGGTCATTAGTTTCACCAGGACCAACAGAACCTTGTGGTTTAATGCCAGCCAATACTTTCATTCTATCAATTCCAGGAATTGAAGTCATGCCAATTACACCTTCTTCAATTTTCTTTGGTTCGTCTTTTGGATGAAATTCAGGATGTTTTGCAAGAAATTCAGTGGCAGCAGTTTTTGCTTCGCCTAATGTAGCAAATTGCTTTTTGAGTTTTCGCCATCTAAATGTTGGTCTACCATCTGTGGTTTCATTATTCCAATCTGCAATCAAAACATCTAATGGTTTATGTTCACCAGATTTTACATTTGCTGGAACATATGAATCCTCACATCTAATAGCCACGGCAATTTTTCCATTTGGATAGTCAGCACCAGGAAATTGACGTTTTGCAAAAGACCGATATTGACCAGTTGGTTTTTCATTAATACGCCATTTCAATTTAAATCCAACGGCTTCTTCAATTTTTTCCACATCTTTTTTATCAACCATTTCTGGAACTCCACCTTTAGATATTTTCATTGTATTACCAGGAGCATCTGGTTCAATTACTGTTGCTTTTTCGCCATTTACATTAACTGGTTCACCAATAAAAAAATTAGTTTTACCTTCAATTTTATGCATTATATCTAAACCAGCTTGTTTGTCATTATTATTAACAGCAACAGTCAAAGAAACTAATTCAGAAATATCTGAAGCATCAAGAAGTTTTTCTGCTTCATCACCTTTGATGTTAAGTAATTTAGCTAATTTTTCCAAATATGTGCTCATGATTGTTCTTTATCCTGTATTTCAATTTTTGTATTTAAATTTGAATTAAATACTGGCGCAATTTCTACTTCACAACGTTCGATATTATCACCACGTTTTTTCCAAACAATCTTTTTGTGAGAAAAAGAATCACCAAACATTTCAGATATTTTCACAGATAGTCCTTTGGATTTAATAAGTTTATTGTATTTAGCAAAAATTGTATTTAATAAAATAATGCTAACAGTTAATTTTTAAATTAATTTTATAAATACAATTACACAACTATTCTATAAGGAAATATTAATATGGTTGACTATACATTTGGGGTTGTTAAACAATCCGCTGCTGACAATGCATCTAATGATCAAGCATTGGTTATAGGTTTAGATTTTTGGACCCTCAATACTTCGGTAAATATCCTCACATCAACACAAGTTGGTGGTTCTGCCACTTCACAAGCTGCTTTGAATAAACTCGTTGAGATTATTTCATTGAATGGACAGCCTGTGATTTTGAATAACCCAACTGGTTCCGCTGGCACATACTCATTGCTTTTCGCAATTGAGCATCCTGGTTCATGGACTGCTGGTACTTATTCAACATTACCAACAACCACAACTTTGGTTGGTTCTATACAGGTCAACGGCGTTAACTATGGCTTTGGTACAGATAATCTTTTATCTGCAACCGTTCTTACCAACGTTATCCCATAATAGATTATTTAAAATCTTCTATTTACAAAAAGCCAGGAAATTTTCCTGGCTTTTTTATTGATTATTTTTCTAAAATATTTTAATTTTATAAAATGAAACTTTTATCATTATTGTCAAATATTTTTAATTATAAACAAAAAAATGTTCTTGAACCATTCGCATATATTCATCCACATCATCAAATTATTCAAATACCTTGCACGCAAATATCTTTAAACAATCAATCTATTAAAATTTCTAATGTTGTTTGGAATTGTCCAACGGCATTATCTTTATATGGTTCAACTATAAGTTGTGATATTGAATATGACCAAACATTTGTTGAGAAAATGAGCACATGTTTGAATTATGATTTAAGAATTTGTGCAAGTTATAAAAGTGATTTAGTTTTGTTTGATGGTAATAATATAGTTGGTGTTTTGATAGGATGTTTTAGTATCATTCCATATGATGCATCGATTAAAAATGGAACTATTGTTCGATATTATTTTACCAGTGATTATTATCAAAGGTATTGACAAAATATTCTTTCAAAGATAATCTTCTTTTATGAAAATAGATAATCTATCAAAGTGTTTAGACAAGTTTCAAACAAATTATAAGAAGTATGAATTTAATGAAATATCTACAAAGGTAGATATTGATGCATTATTTAAAACAATTTCACTTTCAACGGGCGACCGAAACGATTTGCGGTCATTTCGACATTCAATGCTTCATTGATAATTCAAAAATTTCTTTTAATAACATGTGATTTATTTATCGAAATATTGTTTTGTTGCTTGTTGTTTATTATAAGCGTTTAAATAATCATTAGAATTTTTTGAGCTAAATTTAGAACCCTTAATTTTCCATGTTTTAAACATTGAAATAAATTTTGGCAAAATAACTCCTTTATAGGCAAAAGTGCCATTCTCTTTAAAACTTTTATTAAACGAACCAGAAACAAATGTCTGCATTAAATCATTATATAATTTATGTTCTTCTGCTTGAATTTTTTCTGGTGTAGTCAAACCATATTTTTTGAATATTTTTTTGGCTTCAATATGTGCTTTTGGATGATACATATTTGGTTCTAATTTATAATGAATATCTACCAATTTATTTTTTTTGTCAAGATGACCGATATGAAAATTTAATTCCAAATCTTTTAAAATTGGATTTCTTTCAAAAAACTTAGCTAATATATTTTTGTCCAAATAGTCAAACCAACTCATCGCATCTTCATCAGGTCTTAATTTTGAAAAATCTGTTTTCTTTACCAACACTTTTAAAATAACTGGGTTAGAACCATCATTAATGGCTTCACGAGTTGCATAATTGGCTGCTTCATTTGGTTCCAAAGTCAAATAAACATTATGTTCGCTATAATCATCTAACAAATCTCCATATTGTTCTTGTCTTTTTGATGGTATTAAACCTTGTTTCAAAATAATACTGGCACGTTTCATTGAAGTGCCATGATATGTTATGATGAAATCTTTATTTGAATCATACAAATCTGTATGTTTATCTAATGAAACATTATTTGAAATGATATCTCTAACTGTTGTATTTTTTGGAATTCTATCATCACCTATTACATGATAATCAAGTGTTTTTGAATCAATTTTTACAAGTGCTTTTAAATTTTTTATTAAATCAATTGTTTTTTTAAATGAAACATTGTGGTCAATTATGGGATAAAAATCTTTATTGCCTTCTTGATTATATGAATCTATTTTTTTATTTTCTCTTCTGGATTGAAATTCACTTGTTATATCAACATTTAAATTAACTGCTTTGTTTCTATTATCAACAACAAAATGAGATGGTGTTGATATTGCTTTTGAATAATCCTGTTTGAATATTGGATTATCGTTACCATTACCGCCGCGCCAATCTTTTTTCATATCTTGTTCATAACTATCAGAATTTTTTGGATATGTATGAAGTTTTCCGTTTAAACTATATCCGTAATATTTGTCTGCATCACCATGTTCAATATGACCAACATCAATTTCGTCTAAACGCGATTCTAAAATTTCTATATATTTCATTTAAATATTTATACGAAATCTATATCTTTAATTTTTGCTTTTGATACATCAATAATAACTTCTGATTCACCAAAAACTCCGCCAAGAATACTTGTATCAATTAAAATAGAATCTGGTGTTGTTTCATATGTTATAATTGCTCCATAATCAGAACGTCTATTTTCCATACTTTCCAAATGTCCAAGACGAAATGCGAATTTCTTCGCTGTATAACGTCTTTTAGATGTTGCAACAAATTTGTTGCGTTTTTCTTGTTCTACAATATTTTTTTTTGTTGTCCCTTCTTCAATGGCAATCCCACGATACACTTCTGTTATTTTTTCTTTTTGGTCTTCATTGGTTTGATTTAAATCTGGAATTTTATTCAACAATTCAATAATTTTTGGAATAAGATTTTTGTTATTTCCATGCAAATATTGTTCTAATGTTTTTTTCAATTCTTCAAATTCTGATGAAGAATATGTAAATTCAGAATATTTGTTATATAATCCAGGAGATAATTCTACTGGATTTGGATTGTTTTTTAATTCTTGAATCCAATGAACAATATATTCAAAATCACTCATTTTATTTTCTGGCAAAGACAAATATGTCCATTTATATTCATTAAGGTTTTTATTTTTTATATCAATCATATCATCTTTTTCAAATTGGTTTAATAAACCATATCTTCCGAAGAACAAAGGATTTTCTATATGTAATGGATTGTGTTTTTTACCAATGTAAGAATTAACATCATAATTTCTTTTTTTATTATTTGCTACCGTATTTTCGATTGATTTTGCGTATTCATATGCGGAATCAATATTACCTGATAAGAAAAGATTTGTTAGATTAGCAGACATTTTGAGTATTTCTTGATTTTTTGTTAAAGCATGTCTTTTCGCTTGAAAAATATCAATTAATTCAATATCCCATTCTTTAACTTTTTGCATGATTGGTTTGACAAATGGATAATTTGAATATTTGATAAGTGATTTTTTGAATATTTTATATTTTGCTAAATCTGTACCTTTTCCTTTTGATGGAAATGCTTCTAAACCTAAATTCACTATTTCTTGAAATGCGGTTGCTAGATGTATTTCGTAATCATCAATTAGTCTTACTGGAACGGTTTTTACAACGTCCATTTAAACACCAAATTTTTCTTTGATTTGTTGTTGCAATTCTTGCAGTTTTATGTTGAAATGTTCGTTTTTTACAACAATATATTCTTGTAGTTTTGTTTCTAAAAGAACATAAAAAGCATGTGCAATTTTATTTAAATCTTCTTGATACTTGTTATCAACTGTTCCTTGTCTATCATAATAAACATCAGATATCATTTCAAATATTTGTTTTCTTGTTTCTTCATCAATATTTTTATTTCTATATGTATCTCTTATTAAATTAATACTTTCTCTCAAATTATCTTCTTTTTCTTGTTTGATATCATTCATATTAAATCTAACAGTAGCTTCCGTAGAATATTCATATAATTTAATACTATATGGTTCATTATATGATTCAGTTATGATTTTGCTTTCTAATATATCAGATAATTTCATGGATTTCTTCTAATTACAATTGGTTTTTGTTTTCCATATACAGATTTTGAATAATCATTATCAAACCCTGCCCCAAGACCACCAGCAACGCTTGCAATCGATGCAGCACTTGTAGCACCAGCAGAAGCGTTTTCATGAAACCCTTTTAGAATATTTGGTTTATTTTCTGGGTCATTTGCGTCTTTGATTTCGTAATTATGAGTTGATGCATATTCTTTTAATTCTTTGAACAATTCTGATTTTAATGCTCTATGACGTAATAATTGAATTAATCTTGTAATACATAGTTTTTGTTCTGTTCTATTAAGTTTATAGAATTCCATAGCCAATCTTCTAACAGCGCGCATGGATTCGTTATTGATATGAAAATAGTAATCCAATTTAACAAATAACTCATCTGATTTGTTGTGACTTAAATGTCCTTGTGATGCTTTATGCAACCATAACCAAACTTTTTTGGAACATAATTCATAGCGGTCAGAATCGTTTACAAGCCCATACATGGCTGCATATAAATCTGTGGCATCTGTGCGCCAAGATTCAAAATCAGAGCCGTGTGTGGTTCTCTTACAATAGGATTTAGCCACATCTTTAAATTCATCGCTCCACAAAAGAATGCGCAAAGTTATAATTGAAAGATAAGCAATTTCTGCTAATTCTTTTTCTTTATAACTTTCAACTGCTGTTTTGGATGAAAACAACAAACTTTCTGATAAATTTGCAATAAACTCAAACATTATTAATCTAATTCGCTTTTGTGCAGATAATGAATCGCCGTAGCTGATAATGGTTTTAAATTATTTTTTTTAATATATCTAATAATACCATCTACTGTTGTATCTGCTGAATACCTAACTGCTTGTTTTACATTGAAATAGTCAGTTGATTGTATATTTTGTTTTTCGTCTTTTGATAAATTAGAAAGATATGAACGAAATTTATCAATTTTTACTTCTCCAGCATAATGATTTGGTTTTCCTCCATTATGATTGGAGGGTTTTGTGTTTCCTCTATGAGAATTTGATATTCCTCTAAAATCATTATGGTTTTTCTTGTTTTCATTCGGGTCATAATAAAAATCACCACTATTAATCATTTCAGTAGCAGCAGCATAAAGAATTTTCATGATTTCGCCTCTAGATAATTGAGTATCTAAAAAATCTTGAAATTCTTTATTTTTTCTAATTTCATCATTTCTGTTTTTTGCGGAATTCTCTTCTGCATCTAAATCTTCTGGTTTAGATTGTGGCTCTGGTGCTGGTTGTGGATGATAATTATATGGTGGTGGTTGTGATGAACCATATACAGGGTCATCTTCATAAAGAAAATTCAAAGCACCATTCAATGCATGTTTAGAACGCAAATCATATTCTACAAGAAAAGTTGCAAAATTAACAATTCGATTTGTACTTTCGCCGCGAATAGCTTTTGAAAATTGTGGATATTTGTTTTGAAGAAATTTGTTATTTCTTAATGTGCTCAAATAATTTAAAACTTGTTGTTTTTCTTCGCCACCTTGTGCATTTGCCTGAGATAATAAATCATGTAAATCTGTTAAATCTCTTTTTAAATTGGCGGGGTTTGGATGCGCTAAATCATTAGTTAATGTTTTTGAATCTTGTGTTCTTTGATTATTTAAAGATGGCTCAACTCTTGAATTACCAGATGGAGTTTTGCCATATGATTGTTGCGGATTAAGATTAGCACCACCACCATTATTTGGTGGATTTCCTGGGTTTGGATTATTTGGTTTTGGTTGAGCAGAAGATGCAGAAGGATTTTGTGGCGGTGAGGATGGTTTAGCAGTTTGTTGCTGTTTTTCTTCTTGTTTTCTTTGCGCGTCTAATTTTTTACGGTCTTTTTCTTTTGCCAAATCAACAGCAACTTTCATTGCATCTTGAACATATTCTTCACCATCTTCTACTGTTCTTTCAAAGAAGTTTTTAATTGTTCCTGGATTAGCTTTTAATTTATTTCTTCCAAGATATTCCATGTATTTTTTCATCAATACTTTGGAAATATTAATTGCCTGTTGTTTACCTTTTTGTTTGTTTACCCAATCATTTATATGACTAATACCAGGAATATCAAATTCATTTAATTTATCTGTCATTTATCAGATTTTCCTTCTTTAATAGCACGAATTTTGCGACGAAACTTATCTTCATCTTCTGACAAAATTGAACGAACAAGACGCTTACTTAAATCTTCTGCTGTTTCTGCATCATAATTTTCTCTAATCAATTTCAACAAATGAACAGCAGATGCAATAACTTGTTGCGCTCTTGATTCAATGAACAAGTCTTTATCTTTTTTGGGCGCATAATCTGACAATTCAGTTAATAAACTGGTAAATTTTTTATCTGTCATTTTATTAGCCTTTTAATTCTTTAATCAAATTTTCAATCATATCAGCAGCCATATTCATACCAAGTTCAACACCAACAGATTTTTCTGATTCTTCTGGTTCATAATGGTCACGTAATTTTGTAACCAATAAATTCAATTTTTCAATAACATCTGGCGGATTTTGAATTGTATTATCCTCTTCTGTTTCATAGATATCTTGATGAGAATAGTCGGATATTTCGACTAATCTCATCAAAGAGCGCATTTGTTCAAATTCGTCCATGAAAACACCAATAGTAATTATACTATTTATAAAGTATTGTTCAAGTTGAATTATTTTTCATTTCTGAAATTAAATCTATCGCAGATTTTTTCTTTGGTTGTTCTTTTGGTGCTGAATTTATTTCTTTTTTTAATTCAGTTTTTATGTTTTCATTACCATTTGTTTTATCTGTAATTCTCATGGTATCTCTTCCATACGCCAATTTTATTTTTTGACCAGAAGAAGCGGCACTTCTTGTTTTCAATAATTGCAATTCAATTTCGCCTTTATCTTTAAGTGAATCTGGAGCAAAAATACCAAAAACGTTATCTGCTGTATTAATTTTTGAAATACCACCAGCAATATGGCTATGGTCAAACTCTTGACTTTGCGTGGACCCTCGATTTAATTGCGATGCTGTTGCGCCAAAAACATCATATTCATGCATCAAGCCGCGCAATTCTTCAGCAACGTATTTGTCCTTTACAAATAAATCACCTGGATTAATTTGGATATTTGTAGGATGCATTAAATCCAAATAATCAACAACAATAGCATCAAATTGTTTACCTGTTTTGATTTCATATTCTTTTAAAAATGCTCTAAAATCATTTATGGTTGTACCACTTCCCATTTGTTTTATTATTAAATCACCAGAAGTTTGTCCCATTTTTCTGATTTTTTCAGTAACGTTTGGGATATCTCTAATTACTTCAGATGTTGATTGTTCCGTAACCATTGCATCTAATCTGAATTGAATTAATAATTCAGATAATTCTAAACTAAAATAAACAACATTATATCCAAAACTTGCCCAATTTATTGCAAGATTTTGTAAAAATAAACTTTTGCCAGAACCCGAACCACCAGCGAACACATTTAAGCCGCCCCTTGTAAATCCACCATACAATTTTGTATCAAGAGAATGCCAACCAGTGCTGATAAAACCAGACCTGTCTTTCATTTTTTCTAAACGAGAAAACGTATCATCTTTAAAATAATTACTTCCTAAATCAGTCATAAGACTGATTGACATTGCATCTCTAATTCGTTTTTCTAATTCTCCACCTTTGTTTTCATTGATTAATTTAACACCAGAATATACCGCTAATTCCAATGCTTTCGTTCTACAAAATTTTTCAATTTCCTTAATAAACCACATTGAATGTGATTTTAATTCATCTGGTAATTTATTTAATTCAACACCAGTTTTTGCTTTAATCTGATTTGGTAAAGGCAAAGTTGAATTTTCATTTGCATAATCAATGATGAATTGCGCAGTGGTTTGTAAATTATTATCAAAATAATCTACCTTTATGATATTTCTGCATAAAGCAAACATATTTGGTTCTGTGATAAACCATTCCAAATATATTTTTTGTACGTCTTCATTAAATTCTACATCTATATTTTTATTATTATTTTTCATTTATTTCTCTTAATTAGTTTGGTATATTAATTCCTTATCGGATTCAATATCGATTTTATTATTTTTTCTATTTTTTAAAATAGAATGAACAGTCCATAATTTACCATATTTTTTTACAGCATCATCAACATCTTTTATATCTCGATGCCATAATCTATCCACGCCAGCACTTGGTAAAGAAACATACCAATTATTTTCAACTGCTATGTCTATCTGGCGTTTTCCAGTATCATCTTTATCAGGCACAAGTATTTTAGTTAATGGTGAGTTATTTAGCCAATCAATTTGAAATTTATTTAATCTTGCCCCCATTGTAGAAACAGCATCAATTGATAAAGCATCAAATATCCCTTCAACAATAATCAAATATTTTCTATCTGTTTTTTCAATAACATCACAATTAAACAAAAAATCTTTTGGAATACTGATGTTATTGTATTTCGGAATATTTTCTATTGTTGCTCTTGCTGTATATCCAACAATATTTCCATTTTGAAGTAATGGAATAATAATATAATCTTCATATTCTGGACTCCAATATAAATTATTTGGATTTGCTGAATGTTGTCTTTCTAAAACATAATTAGCAGCCTGTAAAAATTTAGGATATTTAAAATTTTCTTGTGCAAGAACAGCAATACTCATAGAATTTTCTGGTAAAGATGATTTTTTAAAAATTGGTTTAGTGAATTTTGGTTTAAATTCAATATTTGATGGAATATTTTGTTTATAAATTTGCCATGCCCAATATTGCAATCGACTTACTTCAGTAGATGCAATACCAAGTTCTTCCATAAAACTTTGCATTTTTCTACTCAATTGTTCACCAACAGTATATTTGGTTTTGAAACCACAATTGAAACAATTTATACCAATAGTATCAATACTATTTTTTATTCCACAACGTTTTCTTGTGTCTTTTGATGTGCCCATCATTTGACACATCGGACAATTTATTTGAAGAAAACCTTTGCTTCCTCTTTTTGCTCCAATTAATCTTGAATCAATCGCATCCCATATTTGATTATTTTCCATTCACCGCTGCCGAAAATCTTTGCAATTGTTCTTCATCTAATCTGTTTTTAACTTCTACAAATGTTGTTGGAAATAAATTCCATGAATCAACGCCAACATCGGCGGCTCTTTCAATATTTGGAATTCTTCCATGTTCATGCCCAAAGAAATGATAGGTGCCATGAAATGAACCGTTCCATGACCGCATTGGGTAATGACATAACATGATTTTATAACCAGAATCTTTAACCATAAGAATATCATGTTGTGATACCCAAGGAAGTTTTTTAATTTCTGAATGGTCGTGATTCCCATATATCAAAACTTTTTGACCATTTAATCTATCAAAAATATTTTTCAAATCAGATGGTGTGTATGAACCTAATGCAAAATCACCAAGGAAATAAACGGTATCATTGTTGTTTGTGATTTTTGAATTCCAATTATTAATTAATGCTTCATTCATTTCAGGAACAGAAGTAAATGGTCTTTTACAAAATGTAATGATAGAAGAATGAAAAAAATGTATATCTGAACAATAATAAATCATTTGAATTTCCTTTGTTTTTCGCCATGAAGATAATATTCTTCGTTTATATCTAATTTTGTTTTTGAAATTAAAAGTGCCAGCAAAGAAAGATACAATGCAATATTTGCTGTAGCTGGAATAAATGCAGGACCATTATTACGATGTAATCTACCAAATTTATACCAAGCTTTCATACCATTTGGATGTTCAATTGCTGGACCATCAATTCTATGAAGTTGTCCATTTTGAAACCAAAATTTTGATGGTTCTGTTTCATTTGAAAATGCTTCAAAATTTTCTATTGCGGGCAATGTATCATGGTGGAATAATTTATTTTTATATCGAAGAATTTTTATTGGTTTACCGTTTTTACAATAAAAAATAGTTCCTGTTTCTTTTACTTTTATTTTATATGTGCTCATGTTTATCCAAATATATCAAACACAAGTAAAAGTCAAAATTTTAATAAATCCATCTGAACAAATGCAATTAATCTTTGTTAAACAAAACGGAAATGCAATCGAATTTATTAAAAATCCATCTGAACAAGTGCGATTAGCTGCTGTTAAAAAAAATGGATATGCAATCAAACATATTAAAAATCCATCTGAACAGGTGCAATTAGCTATTCGTTAATTTTTATATGTAACACTCGTAATACTTCCCATCACATAAGGTGGTACAGTATTTGGCATATTTGGATAAAAACCAATTTGGAATACTGGTAATTGAACCATTAACCACAAATAATTTCCATTAACAGTAACTTGTTGTGGACCATTTACATTTGTAAAATATGGTTGTGTGATAATAAACCAATCTTCCATTTGTGTAGGATTTGGATTTGAACTTAAACTTCCATATATGTTCACAACACCTGTATAATTTGTACAATAAAAAACAAAAGTTTGTGAACCTTGCGGATAACCAAATTGTGCGGAACCAACCAATGGTGAACTATAAGAAAAATAATTTGAAATATTCCATGTGCTTGGGTCAAATGTTTGCACTGGTGCTGGAACTGGAAATGGTCCATATGTTAAAGTTAAAACACCATATGGCGAATAATCTAAATCAGTATATAAAATAGTAATTGTTGAATCAGAATTAGTGATTGTTACGGAATATTGATAATCCCCAATATCCCAGTCGATAATATCAGATGGTAAAAAAGTTACTGTATATAATGAACGAGTAATATCTTTGACAACCATTTGTCTTGATAATAACAAAACACTATTATCATATGGATTTGGATAATTTCCTTCACAAGATGCATAAACTTGTGATTGATATTTTGGGTCAACAACATTGAAATTAATTGTAGCTGTATTTCCACCAGAAATCGCTGATGTAAGCGTTGCTGTGACGCCTGAAATGGTTGTGGTTAATACAGAACCAGATGAATAAGATAATGGACCAGTAGAAACTGCCTGGATGGTCACAGAACCAGTTGTAGTGCCAATAAGGAAGTCTGTTTGGGTAGTAAATTGCATGCCATCAGACGTGCTTACAATGGTTCCTGCTGGCACATCTGTTCCTGTTGTGCCAGTGAATGTTGCGCTTCCTGTGGCTGAAGTGTTAATCATTGAAACTTGATGGTCCACATCTTGAATAAACACTTCCAAGGTGTTTGTTATTCCTTGAACGATTTTAAAATTAGAGCGATTTATTGTATAATTCATTAAAATTGGTCCTGATAAGTTTCCGCTTTCGGGTCTTGTTAAAATTACAACTTGGGGGGTGTTGAATAAATTTAAGGGCATATTGTTATTTATTGCCGTTGACTAATGATTTGAATGTGATATGAGATTGTTTATGATTATTACCATTCCAGAAACAATTCGAAAACATTGGGATGAAAATCCTGATGTTGTTTGTTATAAAATTCATAAAAAAATCTTAGCAGTAAGAAATGATAGAATTGCAAAAATTCAATTATCTCATGATGAATTGAATGAATTAGAAATAATTTGTTCAACAATGCTTGCAAAAGATGATTTTATTATTGATGCAAGATATTATCGCGCTGGTTACAAAAGGTTTTTGAACAATATTTTGAAGGCAAAAACGTCAAAAATTAATGTTGAATCAACAAAAATAGTAAAATTATATAAAACAAAGCAATATTATCAACCAATTAAAGAGAAAAGGATAAATACTGATTTTCAAAAAACTAAATAGAATTGATGAATCCACAACAAATAATTGAAATATTAGAAAAATTCCCGTTTTTGACATTCGCAAAACTTCTTGACAAAGAATATTTGGGAATAATTCAAAACAGTGATACTCAATTGATTTCCATGTATGTTTTGGATGTTCTTCCAGCAGGACTTGCCAGAAAAGAATTTTTGAAATGTGGTGATGAATGGTGGTGGGGAAGTAACAGACAAATTCCAATAAATATATTTTTAAAAGATAAATTTAGACCATTTAGAATATGTTTGAAACATTTTTCAAGAAAAGATTTTGAAATAATTAGTGGACCACCAATGGTTTCATTACAAGAAACTATTGCAAAACGTGTTCGCAAACGTCAGGTTACATTAATCAAAAAAATGGATTAAAAACAATCGACAACAAATGTTCTTTTAACGAAAGCAGTATCTCAATTTATATAATAAAGCCCTCACATAAATATATTCATGCGTTTATATGAAATCATTCAAGAAAATTTAATTCCTTCAGCAAAACTTTTAGCAGCAGCGAAATCTTGGATTAAAGGTTGGGGATTGGTAATTCCAAGAGAACGAATTGAACAGAAAATCCTTTCTGTAAAAAACGAAGCAATGCGATTTATTAGAACAGATACAATCATGCTTTATAGAGGCATTTCGCCAAATGCATTGGATGCTTCTGATAAAGCATGGGAAGAAAAACTTCTTAATAATGAAACCATTATATTAAAAATGCCAAAATTAGCATCATGGACTTATTATTCATATATTGCGGAAGATTTTTCTGATGGTGGTATTGTTATTAAAATGCCTTCAAGCAAATTGAATATGATATTAGATATCGCAAGCATTTACAAATATTTGCCACCACAAACAAAAAAAGATAATCAGAATTATTTAAAATATGCAAGACGTGAAGGTGAAATAATTTGCGAACATGATGTGCCACTTTTAATTAATAAAGAAAATATTGCAATGATGGATATTAACGGAAAATGGACTTATCTTTGATGGTCTTCCCCAAACATCAATTTGTACAATACGGCTTCTGTTTCATCGTATATTACAATACTTAATTTGTAAAAGAGCACAATATCTCTATCATCTTTGGTTTCATTAGTAAATAATTCATAATAGATGCCATTATCATTTAAAAACTCATATTGTTTTTCAAATAGTATTCTGAAATTATCATGTGCATGTTTTTCATTGATTTCATAAAAATGAAAAACATCACTATAGTAAATTAATTTTGGAAATGTGAATACAAACATTTAAATCCAAACCATGGCAAACATAAATGAAATTGCTACATCATCAAATCCAAAAATAAATTCAGCCCGATATTCATCAATTATTCTTCCAGAAAATGACCAATGGTTTTTTGTTTTTATTTCATTTATCCAAGAAATTATTAAACAAAACCATTCAATTAAAGGTATTTGTAATCTCGAATCATATCTCAAATATGTTTTGTTTGGAAACATAATTAAAGAATAATTTTTAAATCTGCCAGAATTTAATTCAATTTCATGTTCATATAATGGCATCAATGGAACAGAAAATGTTAATCTATTTGTTGTTATATCGTAACAATCAAGTTGTAAAAACGGCTCTGTTATGTTGTAAATCACTAAATCGCACATGATTTACTCGTCTGAACATATTTGTTCAACAAGTAAATTTAATTGTACAACAATAGATAATGCATAAGCAATTGAATGTGATTTTTTATAATAATAATGTTTGGATGGTTTCCAAATTTCTTCAATTATTTTTACATATGGTTTGTTTTGAAGATGTGCTTTACCTGGACGCATTAATGCCAAACACACTGCCAAATCTTCAATACTTTTTGGTTTAAATTTAACCAGCAAAGAATGATGTTCACTGATTTGTGCTAATTGAGAAACAATATTTTGATTTTGAAACAATTCCCAAACTGGTTCTGTGTTTACCAATCTATCAAGATGTTCTTCATCTTCAATACCTTCATAAATTGAATTTTTCAAAAAATCTATTTTGAAAAAACCTTTTTCAGAAGCTTCATTATGGTCAAATATTGCCATACCATCAATTGGATGAATAGGTATATTTTGAAAATATACACCAGATGGATGTTTGTTTGTTCGGTTGGAAATAGTAGCTGAAATATATTTTAAATGTTCTAAAGCCTTTTCTCTGTTTGGAACGTCAATGTCGATATCAGTGTTACATTCCATGACGAGAAAATCCTTTTTGTTTAACTTCTACATAACGTTATTTAGATTTTTCTTTCAATATTTTATTCTGTTGATTCATTATCAACTATGACTGTGAATTTCTTTTCTTCTGGTTTAGGAGTAACTGGAACATTAATATTTGAAGTATAATCAAAAATGACTTGATAATCATCTAATCTTGTTATTTTTAAAAGTTCAATAAGACTTTCTGCCCGTATTTCTAAACAATAAATCAAAGCTGTTAAAAGAAACCTTAATGAACGAACTGTGTTATTGTTTTTATCAGAACGGGCTTCTTCAGGTAATTCCGCTACCATGGAAAGATTTTTTGAAATCAATAAACGATAATGAGTTGGAGATAATTCGCTCCAAACTTTTTTGCCTTCAAAAAAATAATTATCTTGAAGTTCAGCTAATATTTTATCAGAATTATCCCAGAATGCTTCAACAATATCAAAATCTTCTTTTTCAATATTAATGAAAAATCTTCGATTTATTTTAAAATCATTTACGATTACGCGAGAGGACATATAAGTATTTATAAATTAATAATTAAAATCTACTTTATTATTCATATCCGTTTCCATTGACGATATTTTTTTAGCATGACGTGTTACATGACTTCTTAAATGTGTTGAATTGCTTGCTTGTTGTTTTAATTTTTTTTCTAAAACTTCGATTTTATTCAATAAAATAACTTGGTTCTGTTCCAATCTTTTCACATAATCTAATGTAGGGACTTGAAGTTCAATATCATCTTGTAAAATAACATGATGTTTTTGTGAAGCATTAAAAGTTTTTCTTTTTGAAACTTCATCATTTGTTTTGCCATACATTTTTACTATATTATTCATATTCCTGCCTCGCTTAATTCTTTTTGAATATATTTCATATCTTCTTGATGCCTTTTGATTTTTAATTCCCAAAATCCAGCATCAACAGTATTATTTACAATTTCCAATTGTTCTTGATTCATTCTACTTAACAAATCACTTGCTGATGATGCTGAAAATAATAACCAAGGACTAATCTTCCCACTTTTAATCCATAATACGGCGGTTTGTGTTGATATTTTTTTAAAGAATTCTGTCCAATCTTCGCCAGTATTGATTGACCATTGTTGCATAACTAAAATATTTCTTTCTAATGCTTGTAATGGTGTTTCGTTTTTATTTAATTCTCTCATGTAAATTTCGTAAGTAGACACACTGGACCATTTTTTTAATGGTGTTTGCATCTTAATTAAAAAATCAACAAAACCAAGATGATTTGATACATTAATATTGATAAGATGTTTTCCAAAAGAAATAAATTCTTTGTATAAACTGCTATCAATAAAATCATCATATGATGGTTGATATTTGTTTAATCGATTTGTTTTTGTGCAATAATGTTTGAAACAAATGAAGGCAATTTTTACATGCTTTTCATCTTTTTCAATATGGCGTCTTTTCTTTTCACAAACATGATTGAAAAAACTCACTTCATTAATGTATTGTTTCTTGCAAAATTGACAGGTTAAATCATTGCATATTTCTTTATGTTTTTCATAAAAACTTTTGCGTTTGAATTCTTTATTGCAATGTTGGCAAGTCAATAATGTTTGAATTTGTGGCATTAATTGTCTTTTGCTTTTTTTGCTGTAATCATTTTAGTTCACCAAGAGTTTAAAATAGAACATATCTATTTGATTTTTGAAAATTACTTTACCATCATTCCAATCAAAATACCATTTTAAATCTGATTCCTGAAATTCATCAAAAGAAAGATGCATACAAAATACTTCTGAATCACAACTTAGAATCATAAAAAAGTATTGTTCATTGGTTGCACCAATACCAAATATTTCAAACAATCTTTTGAATAAAACAAGAATTTCATAAGGAGATAACAAAACATCAGCCTCCAAAACAAAATCTTTACAATGTATCCAATCGATTTGCAAATAAATACCGCCTTGATTGGTGGTATTTATTGCTTCATTTAAAACATTAATTTTATCAAAGATAGATTTTCTTTATTTTTAAAAAAAATCTGATAATAAAATCCATAATCAGTTAAAAACCAATGAACATTTTCTTCAACTAAAAAAGTTGTTTTTGATAAGTTGTGATATTCTAAACAATCACATAAATCAAAACCATGCATAAGAAACAAATGCTTATCGTTTGTTAAACCTTTATCTAAAAATTTGTATAATTCCTGTATTAATTTTCTAAGTATTGGTGCTTCACTTTGATTAATTATTACAGATAAATTCTCATCATCAAAATCCATTATTTTTTCTTTTTAAAAGCAGCAATCAATTCTTTTTCTTCTTCTTTTTGAATACCAGAATCAAGCATTAATTCTTTGAATTCTTCAATGTCCATATTTTTAAAAATTAATTCCAATTCTTTCCAATTTAATCTTGGATAATATTCTCCCAAAAAATTTAAAGCTTTATTTTTTGTTTGTTTATTAGATACCATTGGAATCCAATCATGTCTTTGATTTTTTCCAATACTGCAAACACATCCTAATTTAAAAAGCAAATCTGGATAATCAGTCAATGCCCAAAAATTCTTATTTAAATTTTCATTAACTGAACAAAGATAATATTCAGAAATATCAGCAGAAGAATTTACAGAAGATAACCATCTCATTACTACAAGTGGACTAAATCCTTTTTTTTCTTCTGCTGTTTTTTTATCCAACCAATCAAAATTTTTCTTATCAGATGCAGATAAAGTATCGAAAATATCTAACTTATAATCAGCCATTTACTTTGTTTTTTTCTTTGCAGTAGGAGCTGGAGTCACAACTTTTGAAGCGTCAATTTCATTAAAAGCATTTTGAACAAGCGACTTAACATCATCTTCTACTTCGCCTAATTCTTTAACTAAATCCTGAACATCAACCTTAACATCGGCTTCTACTTCAGCAACTTTTGTTTCCAATGCCTTAACAACTTCTGCTGGTGAAATCTTTGCAGTTGGTTGTTTAACAACTGGTGCATTACCATCAAGTTTTGATTTGATTAAGGCAACATCTGCACTTAATTTTCTAATTGCTTCAACAAGCAAACCCAAAGTAGCCTTGGTATTGCCTCTGCCATTATGATGTGCAAACAATTCTTCATTTAAATGTGTCATTATTTTTCCTTTATTTTTAACACTAAAAATATTTTAAATGAAATTAATTAATTATACAATAAAAAAATATCCCCTTGAGCGGCTGCATCAAGGGGATATAGGGGGGTGCCCGCCAATTCTAAAAGGGTCTGTTCTAAAACTTTAACCCAAAAAGAATAATCTCTTATACCAATCCATCTGTATGATAGTCAATAAATTCTTTTGTGTTTTTGAATACACTATTTTTGACTTCCTTATCGCAATTTTTCATAGCATTTTGCGCCATGCGATTTCCAGCATCACGAGAACATTCAAATTTATTATTCAAAAACACTGCCATACCAGCACATGCCTTGTAACCAACAAAATCAGTTGGTGCAGATTCAGGAATTGTTTGATGACACGGAAATGGTTCATATGCCAATGATGTAACCAATTCTTGCGCAGTCCATGGACCAAGCCAGCCAGGAATAGATGTTTTTAAAAATGGACATTCTCCGCAAGGTTTTTTTGCAGGAGTTTTCATATCAATGGTGGTCATCGTTTTCATTATATTTCTCCTGTAAAAAAATTATAATTCAATTAGCTATTTTGTCAAGAGTATTTTTATTGATTTATTTTGCATATTATCGTATTATATTGATAGCATGATGTACAAATATGAAACCGAATGGTGTTAAAATTATAATAATCCTTGAGGGAAATCAATAAAATGACTGAGCCTTGTAAGGCAAAATTGTTTTTCTAATTCAATTACCAAGGGACGTTTTAAATTGGTTCTGGATGCAGGATTTGAACCCGCGACCTTCGGTTTACAATACCGCTGCACTACCGCTGTGCTAATCCAGATTTATATTTACTTTATTTATATCACAAACAAAATAATAAATCAATATTCATATTTCACTATATCTCTGTGGTCATTTGAATTTACTGCATAGATTGCTGCACGTTTACCAAATTTTCCTAAATCTTGATTCATTTTGCGAGCAATTTTAACAGCATCATCAAAATTCTCTGCACCCATTTCAAATACTTCAGTTGGTTCGTATTTGAAAATTATATAAAAACTTTGTGCAGATTCCATAAGAGAAGAATTATTTAATTCTTTCTCTTCAATTTTTTTCAATTGCTGTTTTGCTTTGATTGCAGCAGCATCAGGTTTCTTTTTTGGTTTCATTTAAAAAACATAAACAATTATACTAAAAAAGTCAACCATAAATACTCTTATTATGGTTGTTCCGTTAAGAATTTTTGAGAGAAATTTTCCAAGATTAATCAATCCTATCAATACATTTGAATTGGATTGCCTCAAATGTTTTTTAAAATCTCCAATTTATAAATTATCAAACAAAACACTTGAATCATTTTTTTCAACAGGTTGGGTTAAACGCCATATTTTAATTTTAGATAAAAAAGATGATATTGCATTTAAAAATCCAGTAAGTGTTTCTTTATTAGAACATGGTAAAAAAATATTATTAGAAACAGAAAATGGATATGTTTGGAATACAATAAAAAAAGGAATTGATTTAAAAGCAACAAGAAATTTTTATATGCAATTTACCAGACCACACCAATATCATTATTATCAACATTCATATACTGCTGCTACAATATTACCAAATACAATAGCAAAAAAACTTTTTGAAATGAATGATAAAAGATTTAATGATATCAGAGATACAATGCATATGATAATGCTTAAAGCAGAAAAAATAAAAGATGATTGGGTATTATTAAACGAGGATTAACATGAAATATAAAGAAATTTTAGAAGGATATAGCAGCAACAAAGAATATTTTCATGCAAGTGAAATAAAACTAAAACGAGGTACAATTTTGCGACCAGCAAAAAAGTGCCAATTTCCAGAAAGAAAATTAGGACCAGCAATTCTTTATTTGGAAAAATACAAACCAGATAATAAATTAGGTCATACCAATGGTGTTTTTATGTGTGATAATTATGATACAATAGTAGCTAAAATAATTTATGGATATAACACATCAGAATATTAAAAAACAAATTGACAAAAGTATATTTTCGTGTTTTAATATTGTATGAGCAATATCAAAAAAGTAAAGAGATTGCCGCCAACATTTTGGTGGGATTTTGAATCGCCTAACGGGGATTTCATAATTGTTGAATGCGATTATGATGAATATCCTATCGTTGGACGTTTTGAAGCCAATGATGTGGGTATTGAAAAAGCAGAAAATTTAATTCATGCTTTAAAAAATGGTAGAGAAAATCCTAAACAATTAGCGAAAGAACTGAAATGCAATCTGTGATTCTTATGAGAGCAAAAAACAAGAAACGTGAAGATAAACTAGATTCACGAAATTTTGTTATGATGTATTGTGACCATTGTGAGATTGAGGCTGCTTATCCTCAAGAAGCGATTCGTTGCACAATTTGCAAAACAAATATGAAAATTATTTCGCGATAACTTTTCCAAAAATATTTGAACGGTTTGTCCAACCGTTTATTCCACCACGATTGTTTCCAATTTGATATTGGTTTTTATTAATTGCTTTAACTAAATGCAAATATTGTGCAAAGTAAATGGAAAACAAAACAACATCATTTTTGTTTATTTCATCATCTTCTGAAAGGGGGCAACCGTAACTAATTGTCCGCTTTCAATAATTCCTGTCATGGAATTACCACGCGGACGAAAAGAAACGGTTTCTCCTGCAAGCAAAGATTCGATATATGAAGTCGCCCAAGACATTACAGATATTCTAATTTGGTAATGTCTTGGATTTTCAATTGGGTTATCGACGTTTTTCTCCATACATTCCAAAATTTTGGCAGATTAACACAATGAGAAATCACTTCAGTATATGCGCCGCGAAAATATCCCAAATGAACATTATTACTAACGTTTTCTATGTTATATCCACCAGCCCGTAAAAATCCTGGCTCTTCGTAAACTTCTTGCGAGTAATGGACCGTATAACTTGCTTCCCAAATCTGAATGGTATCGTCACACAACATTTTCGATTCAACTTTGTGAAATAAACACCAAAGAAGATGGCGTGGCAATGCAGCCTCATAATTAAGGCAATCTTGTTCCGATTGAAAGACTTCGCCATCCAATGCCTGATAAGTTTTTGTTTGTTTGATTAAAATTTTCATTTTACAAATACCTATCCATATATTTAAGAATATCATCATATGGCATTGGAGTATAATCCAATAATTCTACGCACATGTTATAGTAAAAAGGATTGCTCAAAACTTGCCCATGGGTGTGACCATGAAGATTCATGCGAAATCTTCCTTGGCTTTCAATAGAAATTGGAATATGATTTTGGTTCCATCAAAAACTTTATAGGCTCTGACGTTTTCAAAATATTGTAAATATTCACGACTATCAAAAATATCGTGATTCCCCATAATCAAAGTTTTTTTGCCGTTTAATCGAGACATGGTTGCAATATGTTCTTTACGCATAGCAACATCACCAAGATGATAAACTTTATCTTGGTCCCGAACAACGCTGTTCCAACGTTCAATAATATGTTCATCCATTTCTTCTACAGAAGAAAAATCGCGCAATTTATTGATTCCATCTGGTGCTTTAAAACCAAGAATTCCTTGATGACCAAAATGAGTATCCGAAATAATAAATGTATTAGCCATCATTAATCTCCTTGAAATACGCCATCTGGACGCATTTTAGCCAATGCCAAAAGTTGGCATAATGCTCGTTTAGCATTTCCTTCTGTTGGTTCCCAATAATTATCATCAACATCATCGCCTAATTTTGCAATGGCTTGTTCCAATAACGAAATAGCTTCCGCACCCGTTTTACCATAAATAGAACGAATACCATCATCGCCAAACATACGATAATAATGTTTGCTGTAATTATATGTAATATTTAAAGATGCCTGATTGGTTCCACCAATAGCATATGTTCCGCCACGCATTTGATGCGGAGTATCAAAAACAATTATTTGTTTTGTTACTGGGTCGCATAAATTAATATCATAACTCATAAAATCATATCCTTTCGATATTTTCTAACAGCTTTTTCAATGAACAATCTGGCTTCGACTTCCGTAATCCAGCCTGCTTCAAACGTCTCGCCATATGGTTCTTCATATCGCCATTCTGGATTTGTAATCAAATCCTCACCGCCAATATTCATAGACCAACGCGCACCACGAGAACGGAAATAAAATTTTTTATTTCCAACAGTGCCTTCAGCCTGGACTGGACAATTACCACCAAGCCAATCAATTTTTAATTCCATATCTTCCATAATACAATTTTATCAAGCTTTCTCTGATTTGTCAATAAAAACTTGACAAAAATAATTAATGTGCTATGATTAATTTATGAAAAAGATTAGTTTCAAGCTTGTGTTTGATGGAATTCTGCAACTTTTGTTTGTGGTAATGCCGCCTGTTGCTTTGCTTTTTGCTTGGTTTGGTGCATCCAAATTTAAAGTAAAGATGTTCGAAACTGTCTTTATTTTAAACGCCTATTATTGGGGTGTGATGCTGATAAACAATTTCGGTTTAACGGTTGAAATGAAATTGCGCAGACTTTTGAAAATTCAAGCCAATCTTGAAAAGATGAAAAGAGAGAGAAAATGAATCACTTTATTCTTATTGTTGAGTATGTTATTTCTTATTTTGCTTGTGCTTTTGCTTTTTTATTTATTTATAAGAGTTTCTTTTGAATTTGGTTGTGATAACGACCGTTTAAAGCATATTGGTGCCGAATGTTTGTTTTTTCCAATTACATTGGTATTTTGGCTTTTGTATGTAATTATTTTTGTATGCAAATATTTTGTTTCTTTCGTTAAATTTTATGCAAAAATTTTAGTTGACGCCATTAAAAAATAACTTAATACATGATTTATGATACATAAATTATTATCTCGTGATGATTTCAGAAATTCCGTATTTGAACGTGATGAGCACAAGTGCGTTTTTTGTTCTGATGTTGCCATTGACGCACATCATATTATTGAAAGACGTTTGTGGACGGCACAACATCAATTAGGTGGTTATTTTTTGTGCAATGGCATTTCAGTATGCGAACCATGTCATATCAAATGCGAAACAACTGAAATATCTGTTGAAGATGCGAGGCGTGCTGCTGGGATTACACATTTTGTTATTCCAGAACATTTGTATGATGACCAAGAATATACCAAATGGGGAGACATAATTCTTGCGAATGGTCAAAGATTAAAGGGTGAATTATTCTTTGATGAAAGTGTTCAAAAGATTTTAGAAAAAGGAAATATGCTTGGATTATATTCAAAATATACAAAATATCCTCGCACTTATAATTTGCCATGGTCAGAAAGTATTCAAAAAGATGATAGAGTTTTAAAATCAGTTGATATTTTTAAAAATAAAAGAGTTATCGTATCCAATAAAATGGATGGCGAAAATTCAAATGCTTATAATGATTATTTCCATGCAAGAAGCATTGATGGAAGAAATCATCCAAGCAGAAATTGGGCAAAGAATTTCTGGAGCACTTTTAAATCTGATATTCCAGATGGATGGAAAATATGTGCGGAAAACGTTTATGCAAAACATGCAATTCATTATCAAGATTTAGAAACATATTTTTACGGATTTTCTGTTTGGAATGATAAAAATATTTGTTTAAGTTGGGATGACACCCTTGATTGGTTTTCTCTTTTGGGAATAACATCTGTTCCTGTTTTATATGATGGAATTTTTGATGAAAAAAAAATAAAAGCTTTATGGAATCCAGCCAATAGAGATAATATGGAAGGCTATGTAATTCGTTTAGCTGATGCATTCTCTTATGGAGATTTTAGAAAAAGCGTTGGTAAATTTGTAAGAAAATCGCATGTGCAACCTGATTCTCATCATTGGTTTGCGCAACAGGTCATATCTAATAAATTAAAATAAATATCTTTATGAAAATTTTTGAAGTTATTACAACAATTCCCAATTTAAATGTTTATTTTACAAACAGAGAAAAAGAATTGAGAAATTATTATGTTTCTTTAAAACATAACATGGCTGATTTTTTGTATTTCGAAAAAAATCCAGATAATGATATCAAATATTTTGACCAGATGATGACCAGATTAAATTTATCTTTTCCGTCAAAATATATTTTAACAAATTTTATCGATAAAATAGAACAAGCTGCTGACAATTGCAGAAATATCTATACTCATAATTTGGAGTTTTTGAAATATTTTAAACACAATATAAAAATATTAGAAGAAATTATTACTGATGATAATTTAGTCCAATGGATTAGTATTATTGAAAAATCAAAAGAGCAATTAGAAAATTATTTTGGAGAACCATCCGAGCCTGAGTATCAAAGAGTTTATCATGCGTTAAATGCTTTGGAAAATATTAGTAAGACTGTTCAAAACATATCTTTAAAAATTGAAAATTACAAATCTGTTTTAAATGCAATAGATAAAAAAACAAATTATACATACAATCCGAATTCATATAGACCAGACCATGAAGAAATAGAAAATTTATATCATGTTTCTTTGTATGCGAATGATATTTCAAAAAATGGTTTCAAAGATACAAAACCTGAAGAATATGTTGGTGTTGGTAATTACGGCAATCAAAAAAAGATTTCATTTACTCATAGTTTAGTAATTGCGCAAAGTATTTTACGAGCATTCAGAGATATTTGGATGATTGTTCATGGTCAATTAAAAGCACCTGAAATATTTTCTTGGATTAAACATGAAAACATTTATGATGAAGTTATGAAAGGTATTGGAATTAAGAATTTTATTCCGAAAACAACCAAAGATATATTACATCTTTATAGATATTATTTACTGCATAATAAATTAAGAATCGACCCTTGGATTGTCAATTTAGATACTCTTGCAGAAAACATAAAAACAGTAGATTACAAAAACATAGGTATATTATCCTGTGAAGTTAAATTGACAGGAAATGAAGAATATTTTGATGCAGAACGAGAATTCAGAGTAGAACCAAATCAAATTCTATCTGTTAAAAAATTATTTTAATAAGGACAAAAAATTACAATCTGAAACATATCAGAAACTTTTATCATTTTAAATTCTTTCTTTATATGACACATTCCATTTTGGTTTATTTTTTTGAACAATGGTTTTATTAGTTATGCGCCATGCGCCCTCATAATCTTTTTCATCCCAAGAAACAATACCAATAAGTTTATGTAAAATTTTTGAAGCTTCTTCTGATAATCTCAAAAACGTTTTATCTCCGTCTTCATTGACAAAACGAATAAACAATGTACCAGAATCATCGCCTTGTTTCTTACCAACAAAAACTTCACGATTATCTGGCAAAGATTCCATTTTTCCGATAATAACCAAATCATTATTTTTTTCTTCAATTTCAAAAACTGGCATTATCTTTTACTCCCAAAATTTCAACAGCCTTCATCATACCACGTAATGAATACGAAGCAATAGGTGATTCATTATGGGATACCAAAACTGCACTCATGACATTACACACCCATTCAATTTCGGCATGGCGGCATCGCCAATACCAATAATCATGGGAGTTTTTCATCATTTTGTCTTTGGTTGTTTTTTCCGCAGATATTAATAATTCTGCCAGTTTTTGTGCATTTAATCCTCTGCATTCATTAAATCCAAAAATTGAACCTTCACGTTTAAGTGATTGATATGGTTTGGAATAGCTTTGTAATGCGGCATTAATGCCATCATCAATCACCACATTTAACACATCATTGAAATTCATTTTAAACCTTTGGATAAAAACAGTTGACAAAACTAATTCTTATGCTAATTTTAGTTCATTCGCAAGTAGCGATGGCACATTTTTTTGGAGAATTTTATGCAAAATCATTTTAATTTGCATCAAGACGAAACGACAACTGTACTTATTGATGGTTCTTCGATTTTTCATTCGAGTCGCCAGCTTGGCATTCAAATTGATTACGCTAAAATGCGTGATTTTTTTGAGAAGAACACAAAGCTTGCTCGCATTGTGTTTTATACCGTGCTTTTTGTTGAAGAGGATGAAGAAAATCCTGAATTTGACAAGCACAATCCTATCAAGCCGATGGTTGATTGGATGGTTTATAACGGTTTTCGAACCGTTACCAACGAAAAAATTATTCGTGGTGGCGGCGGCTTTCGTGCTGGCGGCAATATGACGGCGCAAATTGCGACGGATATTATGGTTCATGCCGAACATTCTGACAAAATCGTGATTTTTTCGGGCAACAATGATTTGGCATATGCTGTGCAAGCAGCACAGGCGCGTTATGGCACTCGCTTTGTTGGATGTTCTTTGATTAAGTCTTCCATCAACATGGGTGATGATTTTCGGCGGGCGGTGGATATTTCGGTGCCGCTTGAAAACCAGGAAGTCAATAGCTTGTTTTCCAAGCTGGATAGCCGACGAGCCGCCGCTTAATATTTGATTTCCTTTTAGACTAGAAAACCCCGCCAGAAAGCGGGGTTTTTTATTTTGTAATAAATACTTCGACAAGGGAAGTATTTAATGGCGAAAGTTTTAGATGTAAGAAATTCCGGCGGCATTCTTGTTGTTTTGGGCGACAATTTGGTTGTTCCATATTCATCAGATAATACAGCACAAACCACTCCTGGTGGTTTAAGATATAACGATTCAACATCATCAATTGAAGCTTATGTTCCAAATTCAAGCAATGATTTAGTATGGTCTCCATTGGTTACTGCTGCTCAAATTACGGCAGATGTGAATAATTATTATTTACCAAATACTGGTGGGTCCATAACTGGAAATTTATATGTTTCAGGAAATTTACAAGTAGCCGGAACACTTACAGCACCAGTTATTTCTGGACAGGCTTCCAGCGCTTTGTATGCGGCTGATATTGCCGAAAGATATCATGCTGATGATTATTATACTCCTGGTACTGTTTTGGTTGTTGGTGGCGCAAATGAAGTCACCCTAAACCAATTTGCAGAACAAACTAATGTTGCTGGTATTGTTTCAACAGAACCAGCTTATAAAATGAATGTTATGGTTGGTTCAGATGAAACCCATCCTTATATTGCGCTCAAAGGTAAAGTGCCCTGTAAAGTTATTGGACCTGTAAATAAAGGGTCTCATTTATGTACTTCTGATGTTCCTGGTTATGCAAAAATGGCAACATCTAAAACAAATAATCTTGCGTGTTTTGCAATTGCTTTAGAAAGTTGTGATGTGGGAAAACATGTAATTGAGGTTAAAGTATGAATTTCAAAATGGCTGCAAATTTATTTTACAATAAATGGCGAGAATTATGTGCAATTGTTTTTGTCATGCTTGTTGTTTTTGATTTTATAATTGCCCCTTCTGTATATGAAGCATTTCATAAACCAATTTCTTTAGATATTATTACACAAGAAGCATTAAAATTAAGTGCAAATCCAAATGCAGAAGTTGTTTTTATAACGTCAGCATTACAAATTCAACAACAACATCTTGAATGGCAACCATTAACTCTTGGTGCAAATGGTATGCTATATCTGGTGTTTATGGCTGTACTTGGTATTGCAAGTTGGAAAAGTGGTACACCACAATTACCACCATTAAATCAAGACCAAGCAAAAGAAGCAGCCAAAGAACAGAGTAATACCAAATGATTTCAAAATATATTTTATTGAGAGTTAAAGAAGAATTGCCAAATGAAATTGTAAAATCATGGGTAGAAATTGTTATTAATGAAGCGCCTCCTGGCGTGGCAACAACTCTTCAAATTTATAATGATAGCGGAACACCACATGATATTCGCATGGTTAAAAGAGTAAAAGAAGATAAATCCATTGAATATCTTGTTCCATTATCAAGAGATTTGACTTCAAAAGAAATTGCAAAAATCGTTACGTGTTTTGCTGATAAACATAAAGATTTAGATTTTGATGTTGAAACAAATGAAACACAATTAGTTTTAAATAACGTTGCTAAATTAGACCCAAAAGGTTTCGAAAGTCTTGGATTGGAATTAGCAAAACAAGAACATAGTGATTGGTTAAAAGATAGAACAAATGCTGGCTGGAGTTATGGTATCACTTTTTCGACTAATAAAAAAACAAATCCACTTTTATTGCCTTGGGAACAATTACCAGATAAAATGAAACAGCCAAAAAATAATTTACCACAAAAGGTTGTTGATTTTTTAAATCAACAAGGATATGCTATTATTTCAAAAGACAAACTATCAAAAATTATGAAATTAATATCTTAAACCAATTAGGAAATTTATTTCTTATTTCTTGTGAAAAATTTTCATCATAACACGGACCACCTTTTTTTATATAATCAGCCAAAGCGTTACCGAGAGATGTGTTTTTCTTTGGTCTTTTAGAATTTAATGGAAAAAGTAACAATTCTTGTTTTTTATTTTGCACATTAATATCCTGAAACCAATGGGGATATTTATTTCTTATTTCTTGTGAAAAAGCTTCATCATAAGATGAACTGGATTTTTTTGTATACGTAATTAAAGATTTACCAAATGGCGTGTTTACGTGAGGTCTTTTGGAATTTAATGGAAAACACATTAATTCTTTTTTTTTATTTTTCACATTAATATCACGAAACCAATGTGGATATTTATTTCTTATTTCTTGTGAAAAATTTTCATCATAAGATGAGCTAGTTTTACAAATATAAGCTGATAAACGCGATTACCCAAAAGACCATTTGGTCTTTTAGAAGTTAATGAAAAAGATAATAATTTTTCTTTATTATTTTTTGCAACAATATCTGGAAACCAATGAGGAAATCTATTTCTAAGCTGTTTTGTAAATTTTTCATCATAAGAATTACTATTTTGGCTTGTATAACTTGTTAAATTATTTTGTTTTTGTGGTTTTTTGGAATTTAAAGGCAATAATAATAATTTTTCTTTATTATTTTTTGTAATAATATCTGGAAACCAGTGAGGAAATCTATCTCTAATTTTTTTTGTAAATTTCGCATCGTAGCAACTTCCAGATTTATCAATATATCTACTTATTAATTTTCCAAACTCAGTATTTTTTGGAGGGCGTTTCGTAATAGAAAAAGAAAGTAATTCTTTTTTCTTTTCTTTTACTGTTTTTTCTCCTTTTTGTTTTGCCATTTTTTCGTTAACTTTTAAAGACAGAATCCAATTCGCTCGTGACCCAAGAAAACCAGAAATAATTCAATATGTCGAGATTTGACAAATGCAACTCTTGCTGTTGCTGTTCGCGATGTTGATAATTTACAAAAATCAGAACTTCAAAAAGCATCGGAATACAATTCCAAATAAATTCACATTTTTTTTGAATATGCAAAAAGATTTCTTTCTGTCATCACTCTGAAATGCCAGCCTCTTTTTTTACAAAATAAAGTGGCAGCGGCAAATTTGGCAAAATTAATAGCCTGTACTATTTTTTCATTTTGAGTTTTTGGAATATAACCAGAAGCAAAAACTTCTTTTTCTGGTTTCACTTCAATCATTTCACAATGTTGGACTAATTTTTTATCAGCATAAACAATTAAAAAATCTGGAACATACATTGTATATTTTCCAGTTATTGGATGTTTGTAAGGTATTTTAATGGCTTCTGATGCCCATTGTAAAATATATGGATGCGTATCACAGGCTTGCATTAAAGATAGTTCCCAAGAACTTCTATAAATTATTTTATTAATGTTTGTTCCAATGTATTTTTGTGGATTTTTTGGAGTAAATTTTCCCTTTGATGTATTCCGCATGATTAGCCTTTTTGTTTTTATTTATTAGATATTGGGTAATTCAAAATGAGACACTATCAGATATTGACATGATGATTGGTAATGGTTATGATATGTTTATTGATGGCGCGTGTTCCGAGGGGCTAGGGGTCTGTTTGCAATACAGAATTACGGTGGTTCGATTCCATCCGCGCCAATTAAAATTTATCTGGCTTGGTGGTTAGATTGGCTATACGTTTGCCTGCAAAGCAAAATTAGAACGGTTCGATTCCGTTACAAGCCTCCACTATTTCAAAATATTACTACTATTTGCATCAAAGTTTTTATTTGATATTGCCGATTTAACTTGATTTTCTTCAAACGGTATCCAAACCGTATGGTTTTCTCCAGACATTTTTCCACCAATATCTTTAATTCCGTCATAACCATAGGCTTTTAATGTTTTGGTTACCCAATCAGGAACGACTGTAAATGGATGACCATCATTCATCAAATCATGTAGCCATTCAGCGGCATTTTTATTTTTTTTATTCCAAGTATCATAATATGAACTTGAATTTGAATTTGTTTTAATTCTTTTTCCAATTTTCTGTAAAGATTCAATAACATCTTTTGGAATATTTGAAGTATCTAGTGGATGTTTTATTGATAAAAATACTTGATAAACAAATGGATATGTTACATTAGGATGTTCAAATATTACTGGTGTTGTCATTCCAGCTAATTTTAAAACATCTAAAAATCTTTCTTCTTCATTAAATAATGGACCAGCAGCAACCCAAGCTTCAAACAATGCTTGTAAAACATTTCCTCGATATCTTTCTGGATAATATCCACCATTACCGCGTTTATTATTTTCATCAAAAATAATATCGCCTTGTCCATCATCGTTTTCACAAACTTTTGGAGCAAGTTTTGCCATACGAATTTTTTCTTGTTCCGGTAACAAATACCATGCTTGAATAATGTTTACTTTTGTTCTTCCAATTTTAACCATGAACCAATCTGCATAATTTTCAACTTCATGACTGGTATCTGGTTTACTTGATGCATATCCAGAAGATACTTCTGGATTTTCGGAGAAATAAGACATTGGACCAGCAGTAGCGCGAGATTTTCTAAATCTTGTTCCAACTCTGTCTGGTCTGCCAGTTCCATGATATACTGGCATTGGTTTTCCATTTGAATCAACAACTTTTGAACCATTAAACCAATTTTTAAATGCTGGTGAATTAATTGTCTCATCAGAAACAACTTCTTTAATTCCCATAGATTCAATAATTCTTTGCGCTAAACCATTTGCATAATTTTTCATGTAATTATTTAGCAAAAAAATCCCTGGAACATAATTCCAGGGATAGGTAAGAGGCTGGGACTGCCAAGAACCATGTCTTGGACAAATTATGTTTGACACAGATTTGAGAGAATGTCAAAATAAGAAATGTTCAAAAGAGAATATTATGAAAAAGCCCAAGATATGCTGGTAAACGAATATATTGTTACTGGAGAAGAGAAACCAATTCCTTGTGTATATTGTGATAATAAACATGTGAAATATCAGATATATGAAGCATTTAATGGCAATGTTCAATACATTGTAAAATGTCCAGATTGTTCTTCTCATACAAATTTTAATGATAGAAAACATAGTTCTTTTAATGATTGGCAAAATAAAAAAATACATATTCCATTTTCTGTGCCAATGCCACCACATGTAATTTTTGATTATGATTACAAATTATATCGCGGTGTAAAAATGAAATTATGTTCATGAGAATTAAGGTTAGGGAAAAACAAAACGTGATTTTTAATATTTCTACCAAAGAAAAATCAAATATTACGACATTTTTGAATTTGGAAATGATTGCGATACATTATCATTTTCAATTAAAATATTGTAAAAATTACAATTATTTGTATTATTTATTTGAATATGATGTATTAACAGATTTGGATTTAATTGGATGTGAGAATTTTAGAATGAATTTGAAACGTCATAAACAAGTTGTTGATTTTTGTAAAAACATAGTTAATATAAAAGAATTTTGTTTTCATAACGAAAAAGAGTATCTTGCAGTTGCTTTTAAACATGAAAAAGATTTTTTAAATTTTTCAACTTTTTACAAATTGTGTGGTTAAAATGAAAAAAACAATCGAAGAAAATTTTATAGATTGGGAATCAAATGTTTTTGGCTATGGATACGGCACTGGTGAAATGTATACCATTCCAGCAACCAAAGATTTTTTTGGATTGTGTCCGTTTGAAGGAACAATTGATTACAAAACACTTGAAAATCATCTTACGCCAACAACAGCATGGCTTTTAATTAATATTTTTTGTAAAGCAGATTTGATAGAATATGGCACGTCTCTAAGATATTCTTGGTTAACTAATAGAGGCAAAGAATTAAAAAAATTTTTGGAAAATAAAAAAATTGAAGAAATTTATGAATTATTTGATAATTTAGACAATTATTATATTCATTGTTCACCAAATTATTGTAATTGTTCAGATGAAGGATATAAAGAAGGTCTCGTTTGTGATAATCCTTTTTGGAAGAATTAATTTTCAGATTTCCATTCGGCATACAATCTTTTCATCAATCTTTTTTGTTCTTCTTTTGGAAGTATTCTATAATGCATATAATGATTTGAAAATTCTCTTTTATAATCTTCAAAACTTGCATTTAAATAATCTCTACTGGCAGCAACAGCACTTTGAAACCAAGCATTGACTTCTGCTGGGTCAACTGAATACGCATCAGACCAAGCTTGATTATTTGCTTGAACATTTTCTTGCGAATAATCATTCTCTAAATTGTTTAACATATTTTTTGTATGAATAGACCTTGAATTTTTTACATATTTTCCTTTTGAACGTCTATCATCCAAAGCATGTGTTAATTCATGAACCAATTCAGGAACCATTTGTGTAAAATCGTATTCAATATTGGATTTGTTTTGAGCCAATATCGCTCTTCTCTGTTCATCCGCAAGTCGTTTTCCTGGTTCAGAGCGATATAATTTGACAGCTTCAATCCTACCAAGATTAATAATTTTGGTTTTCTCATCTTCTGTTAAAGAACGAGGATTTTTGGTAAATTCTTTTGCAGACCCAGAAATATCAAATTCCATTTTCACAATCTCCTTTATAAAAACTATATCATAATTCAATAATTTGTCAACACATAAATGTAAATTTATTTCAAAAAATTTTTGATAATTTCATCTTTTTCGGTTCCCAAAACTCCACTATCAAGTTTTTCCCATAGATTTTCTTCATTTTTCAAATCCTCATTTCGTTGTTGTTCTCTATACGCCAAAGACCATCCAAGCATCCAATCAGGTCAAGCATCCAATCAGGTAAAGCATTTCTGTTATCTCCGTAACGATTCATATATGGTGAATGGTCTGGAGAAACACCCGCATAATATGCATCATATCCTTGTTTAACTATTTCTTTATCTTCCATTTTAAGAATGCGATTGAAATGTGAAGAAGTTGTTGAAAATTTTTTATAATTTTTTTTTTGATAAACGCATTTATACAAGCCTTTATTTTTTTAAGAGTAGTAGCAAACAGATTTTATAATAACAATAAATAAATACATAAAAGGGTTTTCACATGGATTTAAAGAAATATATCGCTGATTCAGCCAAAACATATGCAATGAGATTAAAAACTGTTGTGCCTATTGATGATGAGGCAATGACAAGAATTGAAAGAGTTGTCATGAAATATGACCCAATTTCTATTTCAGTTCCTAAAAAAACTATTTTACAAAAATCTCCATTAGATTTTGATAGAGAAGTTGAAAATGCAGAAGTTTGGATTGTTGATTTTGTTTTCAACATGCCAGCAGAACCAATGGTTATCAGAGAAGATATTAGAAAAGCATTAGATGCACCAGAACGTTATGTTATTGTAAAAACAAAAAATGACCCAACTGAAATTGAAACATTGCGTTTGAATGCTATTGAAGAAATTAATGCAGAAGCCAAAAAAAGAAAATTAACTCCAGAAGCTTTATTGAGCAATGAACCAGAATATGTTGAAGGTAACGGCAATTTAGAAGATGGTTCACATTTATTTGGTAATGATTATAATAATGCATTCTTGTATCATTTGAATAAAATCAGAGATGCAAGACGTGATGCAAAAATCAAATCAGAAAATACTTTATTTAATTTCTTGAATATGCCAAAAAGAGAAGACCAAGAACCTGTTCAAGATGCTGTTGATTTCAATAAAGATATTCCTGGTATCAAAGTAAAACCAACGGAAAAAGATTTGAAAATTCTTATTCCTGATACTTCGGTTATGGGTAATAAAAATGATGAAACAAGAGTTATATCTAAAGTATTTCGTGACGAAAACGGCAATCGTGTAGTGATATCTAAAACATTTGGAGACCAAGCAAAATGAAAGAATTTAAACAATATTTAAAAGAAATGTTTGGTCATCACGATATTTCAACAAAGTTATCTGATTTAGCACATAAATTAGATTCGATGGGAACCAAAGACGATAAAGAATTGGCAAATAAAATATTTGAATTTCTTTCAATGCATGAAGCAACTGGTTTTCCAAAAGCTGAATTAAAATCATTGAAAGATGATATTTTCTATTTTGCTAAAAAATGGCATCATGTTGTTAATAAAATGGCAAGAGACGATTTTGGACAAATGGTTTTAGATTTAAGAAATAATGTATCATCTCCTGTTGAAGAAGATTTAGATGGTCCTGCTGATTTAACGCCATCAGATGTTGAATATGCTGAACATGGTCCTATTGAACCAGAATTAATTGATGAAGGTTTAGGAGCAGCCGATGCGCCATATTGTGTAAATTGGTTTGAAGGAAGTCATTTAAAAAAAGAAAGATTTGATGATTTAGATGATGCAAAAGCTTTTGGTAAAGAAAAAAAAGGCACATTATATAATTTGATTAATGGCAAACTGATTGAAGATTTTGATTCTAAAGATGATGAATTAGATGAATCACAAGATGATTATTTTTATGATAAAGAAACAAAAACGTTTAAATCTTCAAAAAATAAAAAACCAGTGAAAGAAGAATCAGAATACGATTATGGCACTGATGATTATTATGATATTGAAACAAAAACATTTAAACCAATTGAATTTGTTGATAAAGGAAAAGCCGATTTAAAAAACAAAATGAATAATCCTCGTTATGGAGATAATTCATTGAAAGATGTTACTTTGCAAGAAGATTCAAAAGAAAAGAAAATGTTCAATGATGATTATGAAGGTTGGAAAAAAGCAGTAAAACAATATCATCCTGATGCATATATTGTAAAATATCCAGACCCTCCTAATTATAGTGATGGTGATGGATGGCTTTGGAGAGCCATGGAAGGCGATAATTGGGTTGGTGAGTATGATAAGCCCACTTTTTCTGGATGGGTTTATATGCCTTCCAATTTGGACGAAAACCTTGATTTAAAAACCAATATGAAATTGGATGAACTTCAAGAAATTTTAAATGATGCTGGTATTTCAGATGATGAAATTATTGCTGGTCTTAAAGGTTTCAAACCACAAGCAAAAGTCAAAGTTGCAAATAAACTTGGTGTTTCAAAAAGCGATTTGGATTTTATGATGAATGAATTATCAACAAAATTATCTCATGCTGATGAAAAAAATTATTCATTATTTACAGAAGATTATCACAATACCATGAATTCAGATGACCGTTATGGTTATGAAGAAGATACTTTGGGTAATGTCACGATTAATGATACCGAAACCGGCAAAAGTGCTTCAATTCAAGGCACTGAAGCGCAGGATTTATTGAATAAATTATTTTCTAATCCAACAAAGAAACAAGAAATTCTTGCAAAATATGAAAATTTGATGGAAGCAAAAAAAGAAAAAAATTGGAAAGCAACTGGTAAAAATAATATCAATCAGGCGGTTTCAAAAAACATCAAAGAAGAAAAAACAAAAGAAGAAATTGTATCTGATAAAAAAGCACCTTTTGCATTTACAAAGAAACTAAAAAAAAAAGTAAATGAAGCAGAATCAGAAGATGATAGTTTCCATGATGAAATTCATGGAAACGATTCTGGCACTTATAATTTCCCTTGGAAAGATAGCGGTTTGCATGGAACAGGAACCGCATCATTTTCTTTAAAAAATAATACGCCTTTGATTAAAATCATTAGTGTAAGAAATCCAGAAGGTGATGAAATTACTGCATACAATCATGATAACGTTCTTGCACAAGCCAAGAAATTCATACCAGATGCTTAAATGAAACTTATTGATTTATTTGAAGGCGATGACGATGCCAAACATGCTGCACAAATCGACAAGACTGGGTTTTGGGGAAGTGTTGGGGCTGGATGTATTATTCTTGCAAAAGATACTGGTAAATTATTAATTGCCCATCGTTCTGATGCTGTGCAAGAGCCAAATACATGGGGTTCATGGGGTGGTGCAATTGATTCTAAAGAAAATCCTTTAGAAGCATTGGTTCGAGAAATTAATGAAGAAACAGGATATCATGGTCAAATAGAAGTAGAACCATTATATGTATTTTCAAAACCAGGATTCAAATATTACAATTATTTGGCAATTGTTGATAATGAATTCACTCCCAGATTAGATTGGGAAAATCAAGGTTTTATTTGGTGTGGATTAGATAATTTACCAAAACCATTACATTTTGGATTGGTTGCTTTATTAAAAGATGAAAAATCTTTTAAAATAATAAAAGAAAAAATTTCTGAATATTCGCGTCCCGCCCAACAATAGCTTCGGACTCATGTTGGGCGGGTTGTCCGCGAAGACATGTCAGGACCACTCACATCCAGTGAGGTAGCAATTGACCATGACAATAAAACAAATATTGAAATGCTTGTCAAGTCCAATATTGACATTCAAATTAAAAACTCCTTAAAGATTATTTGCTAAGACTATAATTTTTCAACATTTTTGGAACTTTTGCATGTTAAAAATATTTCTTGAAAATGGTTTCAATTTTGATAGCAGACCAGAAATACCAGAAATAAATATGAAACCCGTTTTCATTGTTTTCGGTATTATGTTTGCTATAGCATTTTTTCTTTGCATAAGAATCATGTTTTTTAAATGATTTGGGCACATTATTCATTTACTGAAGACCCCGATATACTTAATTTTTATCATGCCATAAAATTATTTTATGCCGGTCAATTAAAACAGAATTGTGTGGAAAAATATATCCACAACTTACAGAAATTCACGATGGATATATTAAAGAAATACCCAATGGTTTTAAAGCTTTTAACGTTGATAATAGCGAAAAACATTATATAATTTATGATGATTTTTTGGGAAAAGGTTATGGTATTTTTTCATATTATGATGTGACACCTTATGAAATAAATAAACCAATTTTACTTTTTAATGCGGATAAAAATGCAAGATTTTATTTAAATATGCATTCAGTAAATATTTTTGCGAAAACAAAAGAAGATGTTGCTTTAATTAAATTAGTAATGGATTTTATATGTTGACTTGTTTGAGCAACTTTGCTAAATAGTATTTATGAACACTCAAACTGCCCTTTTCTGGCGATTTACAAGCACGCGATATACTTGCGGCAATGCTGCTGGCTGGGCAAATCATGAGGGTTTTGGGGGATAATATTCTCTTAAAATTTGAATTTTAATAGCCCGCTGGCGATTGCCGAGCGGGTTTTTTGTTTTGGGAGTGTAGCTCAACGGTAGAGCGTCGGATTCCAAACTCGAAGGTTGAAAGTTCAAATCTTTTCCACTCTCACCAAACAAAAAATACAGCAACAATGCAAGGGTAGCTCAGTTGGTAGAGCATCGTATTGAAGTTACGAGTGTCAGTGGTTCGATTCCACTCCCTTGCACCATTTAATTTTTGGGGAAGCTGGGCACGAGTGAGCCTAACTGTCTGTAAAACAGCCATTAATTTTGTGAAGGTGCAAATTCCTTCCTTCCTCACCATTACTTCAATAATTTGCTCATTGTTCTTCGAAAAGTAATATCAGGATTTTGTTTTTCTGCTTCTTGACAATCTATTTCAAGAAAAAATCTTGTATAATAACTTAAGAAAACTGGCAAATCTTCAATATCTTTCTTATCCCAATCTAATCTTTTTAAATCTATATCTCTTAGCAATTTATGAATTTTTGGTTTTTTTACTTCATTTGTTTTTTGATTTTTTACTGTTAATTTTACTTGACCAGGAAAACAAATATACCATAAAATGAATTTTTATAGTGTAAACCATTTATAAAATTTTTACTTATTTTTATAGCATAATAATCATCATTAAAATATCGTTCCATTAGTTTTCCAGTATTTCAAACGGTCCTTTGACATTCAAGATGCATGCCTCTGCTGCTTCTAAAGCTTTTAATACCTTTTGTGAACCAGATAATTTCATATCTTTGGTTGTGAACAAGCTTCCTCTTGCTGTATTTCCACCAGAACCTATTGCTGTTCCCCATGATGGCACAAAAGTAATGGAAAAATCTGATTGAATTTCAAATAACATATCATCAATACCAACCAAAAGATTCATACCAAAATCATCATGTGCACAATCTACTTTGTTTTTTTCTAATGATTTTTGTAATTCTGGAACAAACGAAACAATCATATATTCAAAATAATTAGGTGTTAAATCTGGCGGTACAAACATATAATTAATTATGTTAATTACTCTAAAACTGTCAGCACAGCCTATAATCATGCCTTTTTTTCTAAAAATTTTTGTATTTTTAGCAACAATAAATGAATCTTCATCAGCAGCACAACAATCTGCACCCATTACTATTTTGCCGTTTTTGACTAATCCAACTATACAAGTCAATGAAAACATATCCATAAGAAAAAAAATGTAAATAACCATCCAATTATTATTAATGGCTTTTCAATATTTATTTTATTTAATTCATCTTGTTTTTGTTTTCTCTGCATTAATATTCTTGCTTCTTCTGAATCTTCATGATATCGTGACATTAATTAATTGGACCAATTTGATATTCAAAATCTGGATTAATTTTAAATCCAAATTTTACTAATGCATAATAAATTGATTCCAAAGTAAGTTTTGTCAAATTATAATCGTGCACACAATCATAATCCGTTCCAATAATTTCCAAAATTCTTTTTGTCATTTCATCAGGAATGGCAAATTCATATTCTAATTCATCTGTGATTGGATTATAGCCGAAAATACAATATATCATGGAGTTTATTATAAACAAAAAATATAATAAAATCAATATAAATAGATACATGAAAATTAATGAAATTTATTCAAAAGATAATGCTAAAATATATAATCATTTTAAAAATGATGTTGCATTCAATCCTTATGATTATGCTTATTACATAGTTGATTGGTTAGAATTTTATTATCATGGTAGTATTTCCAGAATGAACTATGATTTGCATTTAAATTTTAAATATAATAATTTTCACGAAATGAGAGAAGCATTAGATACTCATAATTCTGAACATTTTTTAGAAATATTTGAACATCTTCCAGAAAATTTAAAAGAAAAATGTAAAGAATTTTGCAAAGACAAACATAAAGATGAAGAAGTTGAATCAGTACATCCAAATTTTTTTGTTGAATTAAATAATAAAATACCAAGATCATCTTGGTTAATACATTTTACTGATAAGCCTTTAGAAGTTTGGCGACATGGATTTAAACAAGGTATTAAGGATTTATCAAAAATAGGCATAAGTGTTTATGCTCATAACAAAACAGAAATTACTCCAGAACAAGGATATAATTTTGCTTTTATTGCAAATTCCCCAGAAGTTAATTGGGCGGCAAGAAGTGGTAATTATGGTGAACATGCATTGATGTTTCAATCATCTGGAATTAAAGTTTATTCTTGGAAAGACCACGAAACACAAATTATTTTTTCTGGAAATTCAATAAATCCAAGAGATATTATTTTGCTTTACTTTATTGAACAAACTTGGTGTATTGTTTCAAGGAAAAATAAAAACATTTTATATCATGATGAAAATATTTCAAAAGTTGTTTCTTGGGTAGAAAACAATCATCAGCAATATCGAGGCGTATTATGAGAATTTTTGAAATATATTCACAAGAAAATGGTCATTTTTACAATTACATGAATGATGCAAAAAAAGATACGACTTCTGTTTTTGATGCTCATAATAATGCATATGATGTTGCCTGTTGGATGGAAAGAGAATTTGGTAGAAACATAAACAAATTCAATGCAAAATTCAAAACAAAATATAAAAATTTTGAAGAATTTAAAGAAGAAGAAGATGGCGAAACCGTTGCTGAAATATATGAAAAACTTCCAAAAGAATTTAAAGAAAAATGTGCCTCTTGGTGTTTAGACGAATTATTAACAAATGACCCTTCAAATGCTCCTACATATTTGCATATGTCATTAGAAGGAAAAAGATTAAAAAGTGATACATGGTTGTGTCATTTTTCTGACCATGCAAAACAAATATCATTAGAAGGTTTTACCAAAGGTGTTGAAAATTATCAAAGACTTGGTTTAACTAATTATTTGGGCGATATAGAGAAATCTTGGGGTGGATATAATTTTGCATTTATTGCAACATCAAGAGATGCAAGAATTGCCAGTAATTATCATCATGGTTCTCCAAAATATGGCAAAAATTGTGTTATGTTTCAAAGTAGTGGTGTGCCATGTTTTCATTATGGTGATGAAGAAACGCAAATTGTATTTTTTGGAGAACATATTAAACCACAAAATATTGTTTATCTAAACAATGATGGTGGAATATGGCAAGTTATTGCTAAAAGAGGAAATCGCGCAGGAGAACCTGTATTTCACAATGATTATTTTGAAAAAGTGGTTGAATGGGTTATCAAAAATTATCAGCAATATAAAGGTATTTTATGAGATATATTGAAATAATTTTTGAAAATTATGATGAAGACCGTATATTTTTGGCTTATTGTAAAAAACATAAAATAAATATTATGGAATTATCAAAAGAAGAAATTGATAAATTATATAAAGAAGCAATCTTAAACAAAGACAAATATTATCCAATACCTATAAATGATGATGAATATTTTTATCATGGTACTGGCAAAAAAAACCTTAATAGCATTAAACAAATGGGATTAATACCATCAACCAATAATAGGCGAGGTAATGCTGCAAAATATAATTCTATTGGACGTGTTTTTTTTACAAAAAAAATTGAAAATGCTGAATTTTATGGATTAAGAAATAACAAAAATTATGTGTTATTAAGAGTAAAAAGAGATGTTTTAAAAGATGTTAAACAAGATACATTAGATGATACTGCTGTTTATGTTGAACACATCGTTCCACCTAACTTTATTGAAATTTGGAATGGACATAATTGGGAACCACTATAATTTAAGTAGTTAAACTTACAACTTGTGTATAACTTTATTTTTGTATATAGTCATTATCGAAAGGATTTTTGATATGGATTATAAAACAGCTTCTTTGGACGAATGGGAAACTAATAAACAATTATCTTCTTTTATGAAAAAGAATCCGCGTTTGGACACAAAAAAAGAAGAATTGAGTTATGATAAAATTTATTCTTTAAAAGAACTTTATGAAAAATATCCAACGGGAAATATTCATATTAACACGTTTTATGATGAAATAAATATTTATATTAAAACAGTTGAAACAGATGATGAATATTTAGAAAGATTGAGATTGCTTTATGAAAACAAAATAGAATTAGAAAAATACAATAAAGAATTAAAAACAAAAAAAGAACAAAGAGAAAAAGAAGAATATTTGCGTTTAAAAAATAAATTCGAAAAATGAAATACATTTATGTAGAAAATCAAGAATATCCGCATATTTGGATTAATTATGTTGAAAAAAATGAAAAATTAGAAGAATGTTTTGAAGAAATTCAAAATTTCTTTTCTGAAATTGTCATTACTCGTCATAATCCTTATTTTTTTGAAATAGCATTCAAAAAAGAATCAGATAATGCATTATTTAAATTATTATATTTTGATTCAAAAATTTTCAATACTTCCTTTTATATTAATAATAAATTGTGTGTAAATCCAATGCTTGATGAATTTTTATATCAAGCATTATCATCTGTAGCAAACAGCTAAAATATAAAAATTGTCTTGACAAATAATTTTAATGCCATATAATGCTTGCCAGATGGATTTATAGGACAAATCGGTGAAGAGATTTCAAGCTATTTTGACGTTCGATACGGAATTGTCAGAAACAGAGATTAGTGAACATATTATTTCTACGTTGGATAAAATTCAATATTTAACTGGAAAAGTATTAAACAATCCTGTTGTGTCTGAAATTAAACAGATTTTGGATGAAACTCAATTGCGTATGACACGCGCTGTGGAAGAAACGTTAGAACATCCAGAATTTCAAAAAATTATTCACGAAAACGATATAAAGCGTTTTGATAAGTATGAAGATGCTATTGAGTTTTGTTTCAATAACAACAAAACATTTAAAGGTCATCTCATTACAAACAAAACTTGGGTTGTAATGAAGGTTGAAGAGAAATATGAAGTAATTAGATATTTTATGTCTGATAATAAACCAGTTTACGCAACGATTTCTGATACTGGTTATCTTTTTCAATGCGATGATGCGCCAGATATATCAAAATTTGTTGTTTTTCTTTTGTTGAAGAAAATTGTTTTTGAACATTTGGATTTAAAAGAAAATACCAAATTTGATATGAATTCTAATTTGATTCATTTGGGTGCCGATGAATTGGATTTGATTGAATTGGTTATGATGTTTGAAGCAATTTTTGAAGTTGATATTGATGATATACCGCTTTATGTTAATTCCAGTGAAGAAGCATTGGTTGCAAATGCTGATGTTGAAAACTGGGTCAATATCATCGCCAAACTTTACTACAAAATAAAGAAAATTGAGGATTTGACAGAATGATTGATTTACAAAAACTCAAACAAGAAAGAGAAACAAGTCGCGCAAGAAATCATGCTATATGGCGGCTTAATCAAATAGTAGATTTGCTAACTTCAATTTTTGGGGCTGTATTTATGGCATTGATGAAGCATTGCGTGTTTTAAAAAAAGAAGAAGATAGATGTTTTCCAATTTATCAAGAAATTTTGGATTGGAATACAATAGAAAAAAACGTTACAGTGGATGACAAAAATGATTGATGCGGTATCAATTTTGAAAATTGATGTTCCAGAAAAATTGTTTTCTGCTCCCGATAAGGTTGAAGCAGAATACAAAATTTTTGCGAAAAAATTTCATCCTGATTTGTCTTCAGATAAAAAACAAGCCGAAGAAGCATTCAAGCAATTGAATTTTTTACACGTTTTGGCAAAAAACAAAATCAAAATTGGCGAATGGCAAATTCCAAACCAGTTAGATTTTGTGGCAATCGATGGCAAACCTTATCGCATCAGATACATCAAAGAATTTGATGCTGGTATATGTAAAGGATATGTTGGTAGGGAAATTGTGGCATATGTTTTTGCCAAGGATGTAAAAGACTTGGTTGAAAATGCAACTAAAATAATTGGGAAATTTAAATTTCCCAAAGAAGAACCAAACATTCAAAAAAATATCGAACCAAATCTACCAAAAATCAAAAAAGTTATCGAAACCAAAGATAAAATCATTATGGTTTTTGAAAAATGTTCCAATATGATTCGTTTGAAAGATGTATTCGAACATCTTGATAAAAAAATCGACCCAAAACATGCTGCTTGGATTTTAAGCAGATGTTATAACTTCGCCTGTTATTTGGAATGGCTTGGTTATGGTCATCATGAGTTTTCAATGGATAGTGTTTTCATTAATCCAGAAACTCATGAAATGTCTTTGATTGGTGGCTGGTGGTATGCAAGTCCAATCAACGAAAGAATGAAACGTCTGCAATCCACGAGAACTGTAAAGTATGCGCCACAAAAAGTATTGTCATCCAAAATGACAAATATTTCTACAGATTTGGAATTAATCAGACTTTTGGGTAGAGAATTGCTTGGTGATGGGACTGGTTTGCATCTGTCTAAAAATAAAGACAACCCAATTCAATTGGTGAATTGGTTACGATTAATTACTACTGGTAAAGCAAAAAAAGATTTTTCTGATTGGCACGAAAATTTAAAAAAAGTTTTTGGTGAAAGGAAATTTACTGTTTTTAATTTAAAAGCAGACGATGTTTATCACTTGCCAAAATAAAAAATAAAGCGTAATATTATTTCAACCCCTTTTGAGAAAGGATTATACAAAATGGGAAATAGCAGCGCCACACCAGCAGATTGGGACTTTCATACTACGAAAGCCACGGCTGGTACAACACGCGGTAGTGCTGCCGCTTTCAAGAGCACTGGATTGAAGGATTCACTTGACCCTTCCAAAGTTGTTTTACGTGAATCACGCGATTCTCCTGCCAATCCAAATTCAACAGCCATCTTTATCAACCTTGATGTAACTGGTTCGATGAATGGTATCTCTGACTACATGATACGAGACGGGCTTCCAACGCTGTTTAAAGAGCTTTATTCACGCAAGCCTGTCACAGACCCCCACATTATGTTCGGCGGCGTAGGGGACGTTGCAGCAGGCGATAGAGTACCATTGCAAGTTTCGCAATATGAAGCTGATGTGGTTCTTGTTGACCAACTTACCAACATTTATCTTGAAAATGGTGGTGGTGGTAATAACAGCGAAAGTTATACTTTGCCTTGGTATTTCGCTGCATTGAAAACATCCATCGATTGTTTCGAAAAGCGTGGCAAGAAAGGCTATCTGTTCACTATTGGTGATGATGGACCGCCTGCTATTCTTCGTGCTGAAGAACTGAAACGTGTTTTTGGTCCTGGTGAATATCAGGATATGACTTCTGAACAACTCTTTGATTTGGTATCACGTCAATATAACGTGTATCATATCTTGGTTGAACGCGGTGGTTCTCATCGCGAGGACCATGTGAATCGTTGGGTGAAATTGATTGGCGAACACGCAATTCGTTTGCCAGATTACACAAAACTTTCCGAAACGATTGTATCAATCCTTCAAGTCAATGAAGGTGCTGATATAGACGTGGTTGTTAAGTCCTGGTCTGGCGATACAAGCCTTGTGGTGAAAACCGCCTTGGGTAGTTTGGCAAAAACTTCTACAGTTGATGCCAGCAAGGAAGTAACTGTTTTCTAAAATGCAACAAATTGGGTGGGAGAAATCTCACCCAATTTTTTTTGAAAGAATTACCTATGACGATACAAACCGTCACACCAAACTATATTAAAAAATTAAACAGAAAACATGTGTAGTTCTTATTACGATTGGAAAATTTTTCCTGATATGGAAAATACTTGTAAAGGATATTGAAATGAATATTTGTTTAACATATAACGAAAAAACATTTATTGTTTTAACATTTTTGCTTTTTATTTTATTAATCACTTCATTTTATTATGCTTTAAATTATCAAATTTTTAATGGTAGACCATTTACAAAATTTTATGAAACGAACATAAAAAATTCTACAATGCAAATAATTTATACTAAAGATTATGGCATAGAATATCTTTTTGGTGGAGATATTTTAACATGCGCCACCATTATTTCAAATAATACTATTCCAATAAATCAAAACACTTTTTATGATGTTTCAGCAAAAAAAGTATTTATTTTATCAGATGATAAATTATATGCTGGAATCTGCGAAATAACTGTTTCTAAAGAAAATAAACAATAAATTTCTTGACAAATTATTTTAAAGTTTTAATCTCTTTGTCAGGAGATTATTATGCATACAATTGTTCGAGACGCGAATTTTGGTGATTCTGGCAAAGGTTTAATTACCGATTATCTTGCTACGAATAAAACTCTTGTTGTGCTTGACGTGGGTGGTGCACAACGCGGGCATACTGTTCAAACACCTGATGGTTTTCGTCACGTTTTTCATCATTTTGGAAGTGGTACTTTAAAAGGCGCAAAAACGCTTCTTTCTAGTTTTTTCATTTCTAATCCATATTTGTTTCTTAAAGAATATGATATTTTAAAAACATATATGAGTCAAAAACCATCATTGTATTATGATATCAATTCATTGTTAACCACACCATGGGATATGATGATTAACCAAATGGCAGAAGAATATCGTGGTGATAATCGCCATGGTAGTTGTGGTATTGGTATTAATGAAACCATTAGACGTTCTGATTTTTATCCAATAACCATGGGTCAAATCAATGATTTCAATTTTGAATTTCTTTTGAAGAATATCCAAACCGCTTGGGTTCCAAGACGGTTAGCGCAACTTAATATTCCTGTTTCTGAAGAATGGAAGGTTCGTTTGAACAATCCAAATGTTTTGGATGATTATATCCAAAAAGCCAAACAAATGGAGCAATTGACCAACAAATGTTCCGAAACTTTTATGCTTCAATTATATGATGAAGGACATATTATTTTTGAGGGAGCACAAGGTTTGCTTCTTGACCAACATCATGAATTCTTTCCTCATGTTACACCATCAAATACTGGTATTGAAAATGCAATTGTTTTGTTGAATAAAGCAAACATTACCACACCAGTTGAAATGGTTTATATGTCTCGTGCTTATGCAACAAGACATGGCGCTGGACCATTTCCGCGTGAGGCTGATTTTTCATATGAGGATAAAACGAACGTTCCAAATATGTGGCAAAAATCTTTAAGGTTTGGATATTTGGATTTGGATTTGATGGGCAAGACCATTAAAGCAGATTTAGAAAAAGCCAATGGTTATAATATTAAACCAGTGATTGGGATAACTTGTTTAGACCAAGTTGGAGATATTTTCAGCTATTATTGGAATGATATAAAAACAACTTCCAATGCAGAATCATTTTTTGCATTGGTTGAAGAATCAACTGGTTTAAAAGTAAAATACGCAAGCTATGGTCCGACCCGCAATGATGTAAAGAGTGCCATCAATGTATGAAATTGCATTTCCATCTTTTTGAACAGCAGCTAATTGTTTATATAATTCATTATCAGGGAATTTTTTTGATAGTTTATTATAATCAATATTTTGTATTTCTTCTTTTGGTATATTTGCT